TGAGACAGCTAATTTATTACCAGAAGATAATCTAGCTTATTCAGATCAAATCAAAGAGTACGCAAACAGAATGGGTAAGACCCCAGAGTTTGCTAAAAGACTGTTGGATAAAGAACAAGAGATGGAAGATATCCTTACAGGTAAAACTGTGGAGAGAGACTACATCGATATGATTGTTGCTTCAGACCCTAAGACATTTGGTATTCTATCGGATCCTATGTTCAAGAGTGTAGAAGGTAGTGTATTAGATGCCATCACAGTTGCTGATATTGATAGGTTTAATTCTCAACAAAAAGACCACGCTGCATATCTAGTTAAGAAACAAGAGTACGAGTCAATGGTTGACTCTCTTAAAACATCGGATGATATTACTAATTTAGCTACCATAGTTGATGAAAGTGGTAATCCTTTCTATATTTCCCCAGAAAAGCGTGAAGTACTAAAATCTACAGTTCGCTCTATAGTATCGGAAGGTAACGTTGTTGACGGTAAACAGGTTGGTGGCTATTCAGATGCTGACGTACGAGGTCTATTTGATCTTGTAGAACAAGAATATGCAGTAACTGCAAACCTAGAGAGTTCTACGGAAGCGTTATTGGACCAGTCAATACAAGACGAATTGGAAGCTATAGCTAGTACAGAAGAGAATACTGTTGAAAGAGCTGAACTAGTTGATGGGTTTGTAGAAAAACATGCTAAGGATCTATACCAATATGGTAGATCTTCTGTACTAAAGAGTTACCTAAGTCGTGATGGAAAGACAGGGGCCTATGACATTTTAACGTCTCAGGTTAGTGACCTAGATACATTCAAAACAGCTCTTAAAACTCACTGGTCCAATCTATATGTAGAAGGGCATGTTGATTATGGGGATAAACTACCTGCTGAAATAATGCTGGAGGAAGCACCAATGGTGTATAACGACAGTACTATAGGTAGTAAGACTGAGTTAATCCCAATGTCCAACTCTCTGAAATCAGAGTCTATTAAGTACTTTGAGACAGTGTCTCTTCTAGACGCAAGTGCTAGTGAATCATCTGTAGATAAGCCTGGTGAATTTGCTGACATGTTCTTGAAAACCTTCTCTGCTGCCGGTGATGGTGTGGAAACAAATAATAACAGTGTGTTGGATGAGTTCAAGAAACTCCATTCTAGAAAATCTGCTGATGGGTTATTTGACGCAACCGAAGAAGCCGCTGCGTTACAGAAGGTTGTACAAGCAAGAAAGGCACAGTTAGAACTTCTATTCAGATTGGGAGATCCTATGAATCAATTACCGGTTCAAACAGATCCTAAAACTGGGAAGGCTAATTACGCTCTTAAAGCAATGACTATAGGTAGTGTACTATCTACTCTTAGAAAATACAATGCTAAAACACTTAGCCCTGAAGAGTTCAATGCCAGTATCAAAGATACCAAATACTCTAAGTATTCTAAATTCGTATCTGGTTGGTTGTTAGACCCAGTCAAGTTTACTGAGATACTATCCAAACAAACACCATCTACAGAAGAGTTAAATCAGCGTAAAGCAATGGAGAAAGTTTTAGCTTCTCTAAATGTTAACCTGATCGAATTAGATGATATAGACGCAGGTCTAGATGAGTTGATAAAACTAGGTGATGAGAGTCAGAATGAATTGCAGGTTGCAGCTAAGTTTAAAGGTTCAATCAAAACTTACATTGGTAAGGGTGACTCATCTCTAGCAGCTAGACTCACTCTACTTACTAAAGACATTGACGATAACGACCTTCAGAAGAAGGTTATGTCTCTTACTACTAAAGCCGCATCAGCAGATAGTACGGATGACAAAGCAGTAGCAGATTTGTATAATGACTTCATTGAAGTAGCACGTACACTGTATGCATTAAGCGACGACGCTAAAGCAGACATTCTGGGAAGACTTACCTCAAAAGATAAGTTAGCTAGGGATATGGATATAGTAGCATTCATGAACTCTAATATAGATGAGTTTCATACCAACTTTAAACAAGTAATTGCTGATGTAAAAGCATCTGGTAAAGAGCTGATTATGCCAACTATGGAGCAAGAGATTGTTGCATTTGAAGCATTCTCATTTGCTACTGTTCCTAACAGTAAGAATCTTCTGAAACAGAAGATAGCCTCTTATCCTAGCTATAGAGTTGGTGAAAATAATATGCTATTTGTTCCGGGTGCATATGGAACTGGTAAGACTCAAGTAGTTATGGGGTATGCTGCTAAAGCATCTCAGTTATACATGCAGTCTAAGTTCCCAGTAGAACGTGGTAATTCAGCCATGGTGTGTGCTAATAACACAGATCAGATCAACAAGCTACATGAAGCAGCCAATACCTTTGGTATTAATACTTTAGGGAACGGAGAGAGCTATGGGTTTACAAAAGAGGATTTATTCTTAATGTTTAAAGACCCAACTGTAGCTATGAAGAAACTTGAGAAAGTATCTTTAATAGTATTTGATGAGGCTACTTTGATAGAGCGCTATGAGTCTGGAACTGAAAAGTCTTTGTTCACACTTCTAGCTGAAGGAATGAACTACATTAACACAGAGCGTGCTAAGGATCCTAAACTTCCTATGCTATCTTTCATTGGTTTGGGTGATGGTAGCCAGGGCGGCTTTAGAGCCGGTGATACTTCATTAAGTGGAACTGTTATTGGGTCTAAAGACGAAGCCGGAACTGTACTGAATATATCAGATCCGATGTCTGTGATTCTTAAGACTAAACCTCTTACTACTAACTTTAGAGCATTTGTAACAGTGATTGATTCATTCGCAAAAGCTGCTAAAGAAGTTGACCAATATGGAATCTCTAAGAGTTTACGCTCACAGAAATCAAAAATAAGAACCCACTATGGACCAATAGTAGATGACTCTACCGGCAAAATGGGTGGTGTTCAGGTAGTTAATACCAGAGGAGAGTTGTACAACGGACTGGCAGCTGAGTTAACTAAACAGCTAGAGGATGATCCTAAATTCACTGTACTTATAGTTGATGAATCGATTGGGTCTGCTCAGGATCTTCCTGCTGATCTACAAGCGCTGGTTGAAAAATACCCAGGCGCATTCAAGATCGAGAACTTCAAAGAAGAGAGTAATGTGAAAGTCAGATCAATTCTCGGTGCTCAAGGAATGGAGTCCAGTTATGTAATAGTAAACCTTCCTGAGAATGGGTGGTTACCACAAATAAATGATCCGGATTCAAGACAATCATTCAAGTATAACCTACTGTCAATGCTTGTAGGACGCGCTAGATACTATGCTAAAGTCAGAGTTGATTCGAACATCGACATCGCTTCTGCCGAAGCACAGACACCAATATTCTCCATCAAACATTCGACTACCCAGTTTATGGGAGCATGGACAGACTTTAGAGTTAACTTGCTTGGTGGCATTGGTAAGAGTACTGTTGTAAGTCCTGCTACTGAAAAGGTATCAAATACAGATATTCAATACGAAGAAGGTGAGATAGTGTCTAAGATGGCATCTGATGGCACATTTGAAGGACAGTTTAAGGTTGAAGCTATTAGTGATACAGGAGATATCATAGTATCAGAAGTCGGTGATGCTGAGGCAACTCCATTTGATATTGGTTTAAATGTTCATACTACACCTAATCTTGGAACCATTCTAAGAAGAGGTGAATCAGAGAACCCAGGTAATCCTGCTAATACACTACTAACTCCTCCTGAAGTACCATCTGAAGTAGAAGATGAGTACGTAGCTGCATATAGAAAAGTGTCTCTACGTAAGGGTAGTAAAGTTACCTTCAATGGTAAGAAAGCTACTATGTTGAGTCCTACTACATTATCAACAGAAGACGACCCAGAAACTATTGTAACGATAGACAGAGACTCGGATCTTGGTAAGACAGTAAAGGTAGATAGAATAGAAGATACTAGAGTTGGTGCAACAGCCAAGGCTCTTAAACAAGAGTCAAAGAAACAGGCCAAGAAAGCCCCTGCTGCTAAACCATTACAGGACCCTAGTCTAACTCCAGAGGATAATCTGGATGCAGAGATTCTGTTGTCAGAGGTAAAGGATATTCTTAAACTGGATTCGTTCGATTATGACCAGATACAGGACTATAAAAAGAGAATTACTGATGCAATAAACAGTAAGGCATATAAGACTAAAGAGTCTCTAAAAAAGGCTGTAAATGCCCTAAATAATTTAGACAACTTATTGATGCAAGATGAAGACGATATGGACCTAACAGAGGATCAGATCGACATAGTCACAAACATTGCTGATGAGACTTTCACTATGGAAGGCGACAAGACCGGCAAGGTTGAAGCAATGAAAGAACTCGAGTCTAAGGGTATTGTGGTAGGTTATACTGAGATTGCTAAAGAGTTTGGATCCGAAACGTACAATCACTCGCTTCAGTCTAAATTATGGAATAGTCAGGATAACTTCTGGAACGGATTGTCCAGTACTAAAATAAGTGATACTGCTGAATTAGAAGAACTTACAAGACGTGCATCCGGAATGACTAAACAGTCAGATATGGGTAAATTCTCGTATTCGTTTGTAAGCCATCAGTATATGCAGAATAAGTCTGTACGTGATGGACATTCTATAGTAGCTACTGAATTAAGTTCTGGTAAGAGATTTGTGTTATCACATTTCCCAACATCTACTCTAGAAGATGGTAAATTCAAAACTTTTGTGGAAGAACGTACTAGAGTACTAACAGAAGTTGCTGATAAATACATGGCTGATACCAAGACTACTAATCCAGAATCATATGAGTTTACTCAGATTCCAGGGTCAGTTCTACGACAGGCCTCAGCTATTCTATTAAAGAGAGATAAGTCTAATTCAATACGTGGGTACAACGCTAACAAACAGATACAACTGCCAATAGTAATGGAAACTGCTATTACTAAAGCGTTCTTATCTGGAAATAAGATTCTACTTGGATCTACTCCTGGTACTCTTATGCGTAGTTCGGATGCTATAATGAACGTTATGTCAGAGATGACTGACTCTAGCTGGAGCAACGATCATTTACGCGAACTAAGAGATGCTAAGAAAGCGCTTAGTGTAAATACTTTAGTAGATAAGTTTACTGATCTAACTAAGGGCCTGAAGATAGACGATACCAACACAAATGCTGTAAAAGCTACCAAGGTGTTCACACAGTTTGGTGGAAAGCATCTAGTTGCTAAATTTGGAGATCTCAATATCGTACTGGTTAAAGTAACTCCTGGTATATCAATACCATATCTTACTACAGATGGTAGAGTGTTTAAACCATTCTTTGGATTAACTGCAGAAGGTACACCTATATTCGATGAGGTTAACGGTAGTGATGAGGAAATATACTCTGAAGTCAATGCTATCAGGAAATCTCTTGAGTCAATGACTTTGGATATAAAGATGGGATCTGCTAAGACATTCGATAATGAGTCTATCAACATACTCAGAAGTAATATCGCATCTGTACTTGGTTACTCCTTACCTGATATTGATAACACATATTCTAGACTGGAGACCATCAGGAATGCAACCAGAGGTATAAAGAATATTACCACTAAATCATTTGAGAACGTCTCAATAACACTTAATGAACTTAAGGCGCTTACAAAGCATGAGACTGATATAGATGATGAAAAGGGGTATACTAGAAACAACAACAGAAAAGATCTGACGTTCTCAGCACCACTTGTATTTAGGCAAGATGTTCCCGGTAAAAAGGGAGCTAAGACTGCGGGTAAGATATTCGTATTGTACTCATCTAATGGTAAGTATGATCTATCGGATCCATCAGTAGTAATGGGACTTGAGAATAAGATAAAGGAGTTTGCTACTAAATCCAAAGATAATTCTATTGAAGGTGCAGTCGCATCTCTAAGAGATGGTATTGGAGTATTGATGCTGGATTACCCACATTCTACATTCTCTGAATTAGCTAACATCTATCAGAATACTCCTAAAGAGGAGTTCAATAGATATGCAATACCATCAAACTCTGCGGTCAATAAAAGACTCATAGCTTTCTTCACTGATATTGCAACAGCTATCAAAGATGTTAACCGTATGGATGCTAACAATCCATCTATGGGCCGAGATAGAACTCAATTCGAAAGAATCAAGGAACTTCGCAAGGCTAATACGGACGAAAAAGGTAATGTTATAAGGGTACTAGACGACAGTAAAATGGAAGGTTTTGTTAAAGATTTGGTATCAAAATATGATGCTAATGACCCTGTAATTACACATTTTTTATCTATAATCGATACGATGACAAAGGATGCCAACATGGGAAACTACAAGGCAGATTTGTTAACATCAGCAATAACTGAAGAGACTCCGGATGTTGATATGACTAGGTATCATGCGTACCCCGCATCTAACTTAGAACCAGGAACATTCAAACTAGTAACTTCAGAATTATCTGGGAAACCGGTTATTCTAAATATCAACAAAAGACCGTTAATATTCATACCAAGCTCGGTAGCAAAAGCTGCAGGACATTCATCAGAATTCCAACCAATGAAGCTGAATATGGAATCGTTCTTCAACTTGTTATTAAAGAATGCTACACCAGAAGTTGCTCAGGAAACATTGAGATTATTTGACACTTTAATGTTAGATCACTCAATTAAAGGTACTCTTAACTTAGGAATCAAGGTTCCTCCTTCTATGACCAAAATGGGTAAAACCTCAAGTTGGGGTACATTATCAGGAGGTATAGACCTAGAGTCTAGACTAACAACTCCGGTTAAGGATATCAGAAGTTCTGCACTAGCATTCAATCTAGACAACTTAATACAGTCAGTTGAAGATGCTAAGAAAGAGCAAGTAGTTACAAAAGCTGTAGCAGATACTAAAGAAGTAGATACCATATTAACTCAGATGGATACTATTGTGGACAATCTTGAAAAGGATATAGCTGCAAACGAAACTCCTACTGAGGCTTGGTTGAAACAGAAAGGTACACAGGCAGTTAATGCTGTTAATACACTTAAAGCTTCTGGATCAAAGAATAAAAGTACTAAGGTACTGAAGACTATTGAGACCAGATACAATGAAGTTTTGGATAAGATAAAAGGTATTATAAACAGATTCAGTACTCCTAAGGTAGTGTCATTTGAAGATATCAGGAATGGTAATTTCCCAAGACCTAACTCAGAGATAGTAGCAAAGATCAAGGAAGATAACCCAATACTCGATTTATCAATATTCGATGAGGTTGCTTCAATATCAGACCAGAGATATCTGAAAGATACAATCAATGCTCTTAGAGAACTTGCTTCTAAAGTTAAACCAAAGAAACTTCTTGATAAGTATATTGATCCTATAGTTGCAGCCTATACCAAGAATGCCGGTGTAGTAGGAACTACAGATGATATCAGAAATATAGTGCAGGCACATAAAGAAGGTAAGATCACAATACCTGCTCCTAAGTTATCTACAGAACAAACTATAGAGTCTTTGCATAAGTTTACTAGCCCAGAGGTTATTAATCCTTACAACAAGACAGAATTACTTAGAGCATATGTTATTGGTACTGACGAACAGAAATCGGAATTAGAGCCTTATCTGTTTGGAAAGAAAGACAACCTAAATAGAGCTGAAGTTATTGCTTACGCGATGTATGACGCTTTGGTTAGTTACCCAATACCTCTTGAGAGTGCACCTATGTTAGAATTAAAAGCAGCTAATCCTGACCTATACAATAACTTAATGGAGAATGAGAATGTTAAGAATGCAATCGCTAACCTTACTTTCTCTACTCAGACCGCCCAGGAATGGGTTGAGGAATTCTCTAGAGATATTGACTTTATAGTGAGTCAAGAACTTGATACCACTACTAAGACTCAGGCCTTAAATGCTCTACAAATAACGCTATCCGGATGGCAATCAGTATTCCCGGGAAATATGTACAATGAAATGGAACAGAAGTTTAAAGAAGCCAGAAAGGCAATCGACACTGTAGATACTACAGGCAAAGGAGCTAACCTATCATCAGCAATTCTTGCATCAACAGGATTTGCTAATCTCTCCGAAGATGTGAAAGCAGAATACACTAAGATTCTTACAAAGGTTCAAGGTGAAGTAGGAGATAGATTGGAAGCAGTTACCCAGGTTCTCCGTGGAGAAAAGAAGTATGCCGAAGTTAGTGATAAATTCTCAGACGAAAGTGCTCTTATAGCTAGTTCAGCTTTTGTTCATGCCGGAAGTAATTTCGAAGGTTTCATGGACGTAGTAGACGCTTTATTTACATCAATGTGTTAATAAAACAATAATATATGGAATGTATTTCTTTATGGGCGGGCGTAGATTTATTCTGTGCTCGCCTTAATTTAACCTACAAGACAATAGACCCACAGCAGTCTCAACAGATAGTTGCAGAGATGCATAAGAAGTTGTTGACTAGATTTGTTACTCTTGCATACCCAGAAAATGGTGAAGAAGTAGTACGTGAGTACCTAGAAAATCCTGAGTCAGAACAGAGTATTCAGTTCGATAAGGATTGGTCTAGAGCGGTAGCTATGCTCAACATTGCTAGAAGCAAGATGGCTATAGTTGCTGATGAACGTCTAAAAAAGAAAGATGCTACGGTAACAAGGTTTATCACAGTAAATGATGACATCCTTAATTCTGTATTGCAATCTTACGTTGAAGATAATACATCCGATGGTCAAGCTTCTGCAGTTACTGTGGAAATACCGGAAGTGCCTACATCTGAATCAGCTGAAGAAGGTGGTGTAATAGAAGACCAAGAGAGTTCAGAGGGTCCAGGTGCAAGCCAGGACACTCCTATTAATACTACTAAATATGCAGACTTCGATCTAAGTAGTGTTAAAGATTCTGATACTCGTAGTATATCCTCGGTTATCCAGGATATGATGGGAGAATCACGTATGCACCTATTTGGAGAATTCATTAACTTCTTACACGATCAAGTAGCTAAAGGGTGGATTGATCAAGAAGTAGACGCTGACGGTAATATTATTGGGTTCTCATCAGTTGAGCATTCATCGAGAGCTATTCTCGGTAACATCAACGATATCATGGTAAAGTACTATGAGAACAGAGCCCAGGGTACCATCAATGCTAGTAATAGAAAAGATGGAACATCAAGTAAGTTCCTTTACTTCCAGGAAGGTGCATTACCACAGAATGTAAGCATTGACTCAGAAGGGGAGGATGAAGATGGTAATGTACTTTATACAGTGTATAAGCACAATCTCATAACAGATGGTAGAATGCAGGCTAGTGGTAACCAACAGGAGTTATTCATAATCTCTGCTCCATCATTCGACGAAGCCGTAGAGGCCATACGTTCTGACATGCAGGGATTGTCTGTAGACTATTTCAATGATAACTCAATAAATGAGGACGGAACTGCAAAAGAACTGCCAACAGATGAAGACCAGATAGATAATAGGTTCAGTACCTTGTCAGTAGCTGACAAGCATTTCGATGAGAATATGAAAGAAGTATTGTTCTCATACATGCTGTCTAACAACTATGTACAGATTTTAAAGCACTTCTATCCACAGTTAGCTAAAGGGTATAAATCTAAATATCGCGTAGGTTACGTAGCTAATGATACTACAGTAGCTGCGGCCGATCAGGATTCAGCAACTATCTTTGTCCATAAGAGGACTACTCCGCGATTAAACGTAGTTGTGGAAGGTGGGAAAGTTACGTCTATCACAAAGAACGCTGATAGTCCATATCTGAAAGCTGTTGACTTTGAGTTAATTGCCGACGTTATAACAGAAAAAGGCTTTAGACGAGACGCACTGGGTCTTGCTGAAGATATTAAGAATGAGTTTCTTAGCCACCCAAATGAGGCTACGTCTCCTATCCTGGCATCTATATACTACAGATTCTTCTCTCCAGAAGACTACTCTGTTTCAATGTTAGAAAAGGGTAAAGAGGTAACCAGAACCTATAGATCATATAAAGGTATAGTGGATAAGAATTCTAAAGAAGCAGTAGACTTAGATGACTACATGGCATGGGCTGAAAAGCATGATGAGGGAAAAGCTGCTCCATTCGATACCAGTAACAAAAATCTTACTAAATCATTGTCGGGTATTATTACGTCTTTAAACAGTACTGTTAAACATGAAAGCTTCATGTCATCTAACGGTGTTGGTAGAGCTACTAATACCAAGTCATACAATATCATCTCTAAGTATAAAGCTGAAATGGCTTCATACCCAAGAGCTATTGAGCAAGCCGGTGCTGTATTTACCAACCCGGATGCATTAAAAGACCTAAGGGTAATAGCACTTACTTCAGGATCTAATGAAAGATTGTTCCAGATAAGTGTTGAAGGTACCAATGTTAAGTATAAAGTACGCTTAAACCCTATTATAAATGGTAAATTCAAAGGTGGATTTCCATTCACTGTTCTAGAGTTTCCAGAAAGTCAGCTATCATTTTCTGAATTAAGATCAATTTACAGCAGATTCCCGGTCAGTCCAGCAGTACTAAACGATAGCTTTATGGTTGAGTTTTCCAGTTCATCTAGAATGTTGGAACAGCCAGAACAACAAGAGCGCGCATTGGAGCAGTTCTTACTATCTACAGTGTTAATGTCGGAGATGAATAAAGCTACTAGTGATATCCTATCTCTTATAACATCAGACACTATATCTACCTACGGTAATCCATTTAAGTATGATCCAGTAGATACCATGTATGGCTACAAACGTGCTCTAGAAGCTAGTTTGCGTGGAATGTATGGTGAAGATGGAAAGGTGTATGCTCAAGACCATAGTGGTAATAAGATGGCTATCGTAACTCCAAAGAATAAAATCTCTGAGAGTGCTACTCTAGCTAAACGTATGGGAGAGCCTTCATCTATTCATCGTGGTGGGTTCTTAACAGGATCAGCACCGGAAGTAAAGATAGACGGATTCTATACTAAGACTGGTATTAAGGTTGGAGAGACTGTAAAGAAGAATCAGGATATGACTATTCACGAACAGGCCCAGCTACAAATCGAACAGGCTTTCTTACAGACTCTTGCAAACAGTAACTTTACTGAGACAATGCTTCAGTTTGGGGTATTCTCAGATAAAACCAATATTCCATTGGTAAAGATGCAGTCGGATGAGAAATTCTTCTTCCCGGTTACCTCTAATGGGACAGGTCTGGATACTACAATTCTACGAAATCGTATGATTGCTGGTCAACAGACTTACTGGAATAACTTAGCTGAAGAGATTAAACAAGGGTGGTTAGTAGCCGTTAGGTCACTACCTTTCCCAGTTGATATCTCATCTACTGATACACTGTTCGACATTGATGCTAAACTTCGTGCAGCACAAATTCCTTACGGAGAGTTTACATGGACTAACCCAACAACTGGAGAAGTTACAACTCATAGAGGGTTATCCGCTAGTTCTGGTTTGGTTAAGAATGCTATGATAGCAATTGGACCAGAAGGTATTTCGGTTATCCCACAGCATGTTCTGAACAATGTTGCGTTATTTAACGATGCAGCTCTTGCTACAGAATTTGTAAATACCAATCTGAAGATGTTTAAACGTGCATTAACAGATGAAGGATATACTAAGATCTCTGAACAATCGTTGAAGGTATTAACGGAAAAGCTTCCTAATGCAGGACTGAATGCCGAGAGTGGTAAAGAGGTCTTGTTGGATGCGTTCTTCTTCAATAGTAATACTCTAGGCGGAGAACTACTTCGTATTCATACCGGGGGGTTTGCACAATTCAAACTACCGAAAGCATCCAATATCACTGTGGTTACCAATGGTAAAATTGATGCCAAAGCTACGTTAAATAACGTTAAGGCATTGACTATTACTACAGTGAATGGTGAGGTTAAACCTTTATCATCAGCAACTGTTCAAGAAGTAATTGATGCGGTAGGTTCAAGCAAAGATAAATCAAAGATTTTATACTCAGCTATTCTACATAATAAATCTCTGTCACCAGATGTCAAAGCTAAGGCACTGATATTCGATGACATGGCTGTAACAAGTAGTACACAGTTCATTGATCAGGTTAAACGTAATGCTGGTATGAGTAGTACCGGACAACATCCACGTCTTGCCGGAGCACACGAGCCTGGAGTACTATTAGGTAGGTCTAGCAAAAACGTAACTATAGAAGACCCTAGTTTTGACCTTACAGTACTTGGTAAATCAGGTAAAGATGGTCAGGATATCTATGACGCTGTTCAGATAGGTCACCCATTATATTTCATTAAACTAGCCAATTCTCTAGGTGGAGAGGAATCTAACTATAGTCCTACTGGTGCTCCTGTAAAGGACATTACCAACGAAGTAGATGCTAAGGGATTCTACAGATTCCAGAAGAAAGCCACTTTTGATATGTTCTCAACAGAACTTACCAAGAAAGGTACTCCTGAACTATACAACATGCTTGTCAAAATGAACTCAGCAGTTAGATTCAACACCCCATTTATGATGGTTCCTAAAGTCGACCCGGCTACAGGACGCCCAGTAAGAGGAGATTTCTCAACTATGATAACAGAAGAGATGTGGTTGAATGGAGGTTACGGATTGGAAATGGTTCTAGACACCGCTACAGGTACTGTGGTTACTATGGAATCATTATTACGTCCATTACGTGAGGGAACTGAATTTGAAAAACAACAAGCGGGAATTGCTTTAAAAACAAGACTTGCTAACGGAGAATTGAAAACAGACAAGGTTCAGAAGCAGTTCCAAGATCTACAACATTTGTGGGAATACTTCGGATCTATCGATAATAAGAATGCCTGGAATATGGTAGCTAATGTGATCGGAAATCATTCTGTATCACCTAATGACATGTCATTGGATACTGCTACATTCCCAGTACGGGATTCATATGTGGAAAAGGTAGGGTTTAAATCACAGGAAAAGACAGGTAGTAAGCAGTTACTATCAGATACTAGTATCAATGATCCTGGATATGTATACGGTGATGAGAACTTTAATGGTTGGTCTGAAGTTGATAACACATACCATTGTGTTATTCTACAAGCCGACCACAACCCGGACACTAGTCACGGATCTAAAGCAACAGCTAATCATAACGAAGACCCAGAAGATCCAAACCACATTCCAATGATCACCCAGATTCTGTCTGCTATTGTTGGTGAGGGTAATACTATGGCAGAGGTAATTGCTGTGTACAAAGCAGTAGGTATCTCAAGTCAGATCTTTACCAAAGAAGTGGATGCAAAGATAGCAGCAATAGCTGATAAGATTGCAACAGATTCTAAAATAACTAAAGGTACTGCAGCCTATAATGACTTGGTAACTAGAGCTACTTTTGAATATTTAACAGGAGTACTGAAAAAATCTTTAGCTACCAGGGAAGCCCCGGGTATTGCTGGAGATCTAGTCTCTGATACATACAAAGACCAGTTATCATTTGATATCAAACAGATATTGCCGGTAGCTACATCAAGTGTGAATTCAGACTTCAATAGAAACACTGTAAGAATGACATTCCCTGGAGGACAATACATCGTAGCACCATCACATGACTTCATCAAGACGTTCACTGTAGCTGGTAAAGATGGTTTCACTAGAGATGACATCAATAAAATATCTATTAACCCAACACACCCATTATATAGTGCAGTGATAGGCGATCCACAATTTGCGCTTAAACCTCCCGTAATGGCTGATCTGGTACCAAGTGACATACTGACAATATCCATCGTTAATCCAGCTTATGAAGCTATGATGTTAGGAATGAATCTTAAACTTGGAGACAAGATACAGTATTCAAAACTAAGACGATTGATAGCCAGTACTAATCCAGAAGATGTGGATAGTTTAGTAGAAGGATTTGTACAAGATAACACCGAGTACAGATTAGGAAACTCAAGAGGGTCTTCTAACAGACTACAGTGGACTCAGTATAGAAAGCACAATGCTGATGGTACTATAACTAACATCAAAGATACTGAAGAGTATAAAGCTTTCCAAGCAGTCAAGTTTCTTAAACCAGGTGATGAAATACCTAGAAACCTACGCAGATACTATTACTTTAATGGTAACAATGAGGAAGGCGCTCCAATCAGAGAAGTATTTACGAATACTGAATTAGCACAAGCAGATGCTGCACTAGCTAACAACCCAGATACTACTGCTGATATCGAATTTATTATCAAGTCTAGGACAACAGATCCTGGATTTATTAAAAGGTTCGAGAAACCATTATACAACCTGTTACAGGAAGAGGGATGGACAAGTGAACCGGCAGAGTTCTATATGCCAAGTATGCATAAGAAGACATTCTTACTTCGTGATACCGACTCACTTTATGATATTATTGGAGCTACTGATCCGGACTACAATAAACTAATTTCACTTGGTGTTATTAAACCTGGAACATATTCTAAGGGTGGTAAGGAGATCTCTCTAATTGATAATGAAGATATTTATAGACAACTGAATACTAATTTCAGTACCATAAACACTATAATAGGTCTTCCATCTTCACCTTATTTCCAACAGATGACACCTGAACAACAGGCTGCATGGACGGAATTCAAGGCTGCTAAAGGGGCTCAGAATAAGTCAATGATTAAGTTCTTCAAACAGAGGGTATCTAAATTGTATGAGTCCAACTTCAATGCTTTCCGTACAGCACCATCAGTTGCAATAGCAATAGATCGTATGGAAAAGCAAGTAAAGAACTCTCCTAGTGGGTCCGAGTATTCAAAAGCTCTAAACCTATTGCTAACCGAACTTAAAGAGTCTACAGTAACAGTGGAAACCACAGATGCTGATATTCTTAATAGAGTGTTCAAACAAGGAGAGTTTCCTAATGGGCCTATTACTCAGCTGATAAATAAGAAAGCAGCTAAACTGGCTTCTGGATTCACTACATCACTAGAGTTTATTACAGCTCGTATTCCTGCTCAAGGTAAACAGTCTGGTACCATTGGTAAGATTAAGAACTTTGTGTTCTCTAGTCGTAACTCATGTTACGGTCCACTTGAGATGTTGAAGATGACCGGTGCTGACTACGATATTGATAAGCAGAATATGATGACTTGGGCCTTTGACGAGGACGGAGTTCTTATAGACTGGAAACCATTCTTAGATGCCAACGGACAGATAAGTATGGATAAATTCAATACATGGAGCGAAGGTATGACATCAAAAGAGGCTAATGCTTACTTTAAATCAGCAATACAAAACTTCATTGTACACAATATCACAGCAGTATTTAAGTCTCCAAAGAATGCTATTGAGGCCAATACTCCTGTATCTATGGATAAAACTAAACAGGCTAAAACCGAACCAGATCTTTCTCAAGCAGTTAAATCTAAATCCGTTGAGGATATTCTTAAACTAAGAGAGCATGCATCTCCATTTAACCCGGCCGATATGTTCAAGTATGAAAAGCTTAACATGGATGGTAAGAGTGGTATCGGTATATTTGCTTCCGACTTAAAAGGTTATTTTGCAACATACTTCGCGACCATTACTAGCGACCCTTCATCTGAAGGAGAGTACATCAAATTCAAGAGTAATAGTGGATTAAACATTACTCAATCAGAGAAGCTTGGTATTAGACAAGATGCAGTTCAGTTCTTTGACTTAAAGACTGGAGAGCTTACATCCGAAAGTTCTACTATTGCTAACTCAGGTAAGTATGTAGGAGAAGGTAAAGGTATTAGTATTAAAGCAAAAGAGGGGCTAGACAAGCTTAAGAATGCTGAGACAGAAGAAGAGCAGATAGCTATCCTATCAGAGTATGTTGACGCAATCCATGCATCTAATAATGCTAACGTTGACGAACAGGCTTGGGAAGATTTATCAGAGCTTCTATCAGCTGCTACCGATAATGCTAAAGAACTTATCTTAGGTCAGATCAATGCTACAACAGCAACCAGTTCCATCATCTCTACGATGGTTAGAATGGGTATTGACTTGAAATATGCTCTACAACTTGTTGGGCATACCGACCCTAAGGCTAGACCTCGTACTGTTAAAATCGGAACCAAAACCTATAATGACATCAGAGATATTCGTGGACTCATCAGAAAGATTGATGAAGTTGGTGATACTCAAAAAGATGGTGGTGGGTTTGCTAGATTGCTTCCTATATTGGAAACCATGCAACCCGATGTACCTCTAGGTGCTGGTGAAAAGGAACTAAGAGAATATGTTAGTGACCCATTCAGACAGCTATTTACCTTCGCTAAAATGACAGAAGAGTTTGGATTGTTATCCAGCTTATTGTCAATCAACCAAGGTCTTAAGAATAGCGCATTCGAAGGTTGGAAGTTCATTAGTGGAATTGAGGCCAGACTTAACGATATCACTGGAGGCAAACCTGCATTTGATTTCGAGAGGTTTATTAAAAGTGCAAGTAGAGCAGTTAAAGATGGTGGTGATGGTGGAATGTACATGCATGATATTATCAAATCATTCGATACCCAGAGAACTGGTATTAACGTACCATTTGTTCTATCTAAAAACTCACACTACTTCGGTTACTATGAGGCTATGTTCAAGGCCAAAGAGTTAGTTAATGTAGTATCAAAAGTAGACTCTACTGTAGAAACGATCATTGACAACATGACTGCTAAGGCACCTAGACTTAAACGTAAGGTAACTGATAAAGACTACAAAGGAATACAGAACCTAATCTATGGTATTGGGGTAGAAGGTTACTTGAAAGATGTAACGAAGCTGTTTGTGATCGACGGTAAAACATTCGACCTATCAATAGCTACTTCACCGATGACATCAGATACTAGTATTGGCGGTAGATACGAATTCATTCAGTACTTACCAGAAGCAGTAAATCAGGCAGCAAACTTTGGTGCAGATAACCACTTCTTGTCGTCTATACCGGCACAGGATTCTACAGTCGATTACATTACTCAGGTTAGAGTACCTATTCTTAAAGGGCCTAATTTGCACAATGTAACAGCAGATCGTTTTGCAGAACTTAAAGTTGGATTATCCGCTTTGAAGAAAAGTAACCGTGAGCTATACGATGCTCTGTTTCTATATAGTTTAATTACCAATAAAGGTAGTTATGCGAGTGGATCATTTATTGCATTGTATGACCCTGAAAAATATGTGGACTTCTCTGGATACATAAAGAATAATGCAGACGCCATATCAGCTATTGCGTTAAACTCTAATAATAAGGATATTGTTAAATATAATAACCCAATATTCATAGAGGCATTATCTACCAGTAAGGATAACATAGGTACATATGAACAAGCAGTAAACAATGAAGAGCAAATAACTGAGGACTTCTTTGACTATGGCAGTGAGGTAGGAGATGATTTCTTTGACAACGACGGTGAATTTGAAGAGGTTCACAGACGTCGTACATACCTGGATGCAAACGAAAAACTGTTTCATACAGAAGGTATTACTAAAGGTAAGATGTCAAAGAATGGTATAAAGGACGACATTATCAGGAGTAAAGAAACTGGACTTATTTATAAATGGGATAAATTCATTAAGTTGTGGATCCCAATGGTACAGAGAATACCTAGTCTAGTAATTCCATTCTCTGGTGTAAATCAAACAGGTATGATCACTGATACTGGATTCGATGAAGGATGGGAAACCACACTTCCAGAAGTAACTCCGTCAGGAGAGCCAGTTAAAGCAAAGATCATATCCTATGTTGATAAGTACTTTATAGATAGATTTAAAAAGGACCTATCCAAATCTCTACATATTGCTTCTAATACAAACTTTGAAGGTGAACAGTATCTGATTAAACGCGACAATGGTGCGTATGAAATAGTGTCAAAACAATTCCTATTAGCCGGTAGTACCGATGGACTAGAACTTAGTCAGCATAGGATTGGAAAACGCTATTCAACAATCAAAGATAAGTTGAAGTCAGACGTAAGCCATGGATTCTTTACTTTAAATGGAGTTCTCTATGATAGAAAAGTAGAGGGATCTGTTCCAACTAACAACGTTACCATAAGTCCATCAAGGATTGGTAAAGCTAGGAACATGTATGGTGGACTTAATGTTGCTAATATCAAACCTGTTATAGACGGTCTAGATGCTGCTAAACAGTTCAATATGTCAGAAACTGCATTGAATAATCAGTTCGAAGCATTAAAGCAACAGTACCTGTCTAATGCAGTGTTCGAACAATTCGAGACATTTGACTTGGATAAACTTAACCATTTATACACTGGTAGAGAGCGTAGAGCTGCAGCAGCTATTATTAAAGAGACAAACGACATATTTGATACTCAGAGTAGTATCGTATCGAAATTGATTACTCTGTACAAGGGTAAGAATATTATCGAAGATAGGTTCAAATCTCTTGAGGGCGCTAAACTTACACCAGAGACTACCAAGGATTTGGTTGCCGGCAAGGCCCCATCTATAGCTATCGAAGCATTTAAAGATCAGACACTTTTAGATAACACATCATGGGGACAGGCACAACAGCTTATGCGATTGATGGGAGTTACCAACGACTCATTCGAGAAATTGGTCAAGGATACGTTATTGAAGAAGGGTGGTAGTCTGGATGTGTATATTGGTGGAGAAGAAACTAAAGGTCGCCCAGATGGTTCTACAGAACTGGTTAGTAGAGTAATCACTAACAAAGAGGTTAAGCCTAAAGGATACTCCCCTTTCAGTATGGAACATGAAGTACCTAACGATCTTAGAAATAAGTTCAGTAGAGAAGCTTCTCCTGATGTTCTAAACAGTCTGATAAATGTTCTGAATGATAGGTTCCCGGGAAGTAACTTCTCTCGTATGAGTACTGCTCAAATAGAGGAGACATTCGGAGCACATTATAGCAGGCCAGGAGTTAAAGCATTTGTAATGAATGGTGAAGTAATCTTCAACCAGGAGCGAATGACTCTCGATACTCCAATACATGAGTACATGCATATTTATATGCAACACCTTAAACTAGAGGATCCGGAACTGTATCACCAGTTGATAGAGCATTCGTTAGAACATCCACTAGCTGAATCTATGGCTAAGACCTACAAGGATATTACCAGGTTCGAATTAGGTGAAGAAGTATTTGTATCGCTGGTATCTGCACATATGATGGGAACAGCATCAGAGAATGAACATCTGACTGCATTACTTGATCTAACATCTAAAGGGTCCACAGTATTTGGAAAGATACTGGATTTCTTTAAGGGTATATTTAACAAGGCATTTGGGGTTAGTGAAGATAAACTAGACCTAACACTTACTGACTCTCTTGGGTCAATAATAGACAAACTCGGCAGCGAGCTAGCCTATGGTAAGGGCTCAATGCTAAAAGACTTCTCTAATGAAACTAAGCAGTTAATCGCACAATCTCGTAAGGGAGCAATGATTGACTATAAACAGGTGCTAGATCTGTTAACTGAGAAAGGGTTTATTAAGCGAGTCTGTGTATAATCAACTAAGAGCCCGGGAATTATCTCGGGCTTTTTTACTATAATAAAAAGAAACAATATATACTATGGCTATTTGTAACACCGTTTACTACGATATTGATGGTAATCCTTCACCTGTATATTACGAGACACTGAAGAAAGAAGGGCATGAAGCTGCTCTTAAAGCCTATATAGAATACATGCTTAGCACTAATGCTAAGTTCAGCACCGACAGTATGGGCAATGTCCTATCTGTTGATGAGCTGATTACAAAGTCAGCAAAACTACGATTGAACGCTGACGAATCCCAGTATCTTAATGAGACATCTGGGAATTTACATAATCGTATTACCAACCTGGTTAAGAATCTAAAGACTGAGCCAGACGTAGAAACAGGATATCGAGTTCAAAAAAGTGAATTCGACACAGATGGTATTGCCTTAGATCAAGCTAGAAGATATATTGAGAAAGAAGCACTACGTATTAAAGGGTATGAGTCCGAAGACTCAAGACCAGAACAATTAGTAGTCGACAAAATCTACGATGAGTTCATGTCTACCCAAGAAGAGGACTACCTAGAGCAAGTAGCACAGACACAATTCAAAGATAAATGGGCTGCTTCCGCTAAATGGGGGGAGTATTTCCACGCGGTTATGCAGCAGTTTATAGTTGAGTACAACAAACAGGTACTAGATGTTGAAGCTAAAACCGGTAAAGAAACGTATGTCAGTAATTCAGTTCTGTTAAGAGCAGCTAGAGAAACACTATCTAAGGATAAGAAGTTCAAGGGTATGGTTGCTATCCAAGCTGATAACATGAACGAGATTGCACAAAAGGTTCTTAATCAGATTCATAAGATAGTAAATCAAGAGAAATTGAGATATGGAGAAGCTCCTGCATTTCAGTTACTACCCGAGTTAAAGTTGTCAAGTGACAATGTTCCTGGGAAACCGGCCGGAACCGCCGACTTAGTTATGATTACCAATCATGGTAATGCGTACGTATTCGACTTCAAGACTAAGTCTGCAGAATCTGCACTTAATATGAATAAGGTTGGAACAGGTAAGTTTGGTGGAGAGTTTGAAAGTGAGAATCTATTTGATACTCCAGCTAACAGTGCGCGAGTTCAAATGTCTTACTATGCCGCTATTCTAGAAGAGAATGGATATAAGGTACCACAGACATATGTTATCATGCTTCCTGGAGATATGGCTAGAATCACTAACACTCAGTCAAAAGAACGTGAGTGGATCTATACTGGTATGAATGCCAACAAGATGGAGATTATAGCTAACCCTACATTGCATCATTTACTACAACAGGATACTGAGGCTACTAAAGCTATGATCGAACAGGCCCGGGCAAACGGTACACACAAGTTTATTATGGACCTTGCATCTAAGGATGATATGATCAACCTTCTGTATACAAGAGATAATTCTACTGGATATGTACAACGTAAAAAGGCTCAGATAAATACCGACGATAGAGGGAAGAAGTTCTTTAACAGAGATAATCCTGATTTAGGTAGAGATCAAAGACGGTACTACACCGATGATAAAACTGATTCAGAAATAGAGACTGTACTGTTAAACGACTACAGACAGATCAAAGAAGAACAGAAACACTTAGCTAACAATATTATACAATTCTTCAATGTTGAAGGAAAGCATAAACAGCATAATCTTGGTGGTAGAGAAACTATCGTAGCTAATCTACTTGGGTCTATCAATAGAGAAACCCATACACTAGTTCGCGCAGATAGATATCACCCATCGCTAGCTGATGTAGGTGCAGACGTACTGGTTGCAGAAAATAAACTGACCGGTGCTATCTCTTTGTTATCAGTTATGCCGGTCCTCAACTCAAGTATAAAGTTCTCTACCGATAAGACAGATAAGAGAACTACTGTATTTGGTAAGTACGCGAACGATAAAGCGGTAAGAGACACACGCTCGGGATCTGAGGTAATCGAACAGAACTACATGCATGACTTCGCATCAATGAAACTTGGATTAGCTGCATTGAAGCTTAAGTCATTGACTAGCAAACCAGTACTGATAGAAGAGATGAAGGTGGCATCAATAGTGTCCAGTGACTCTGCATCTATCACTACCACATACATGCCTAAGGAGATAGCCAAACTACAGCTAATACGAAAGTTTGCTCCTAAAGAAGACATCCCACAGTTTGTAGCAGACCTACTAGACAAACCGTCTAACGTTGCGCCGGCTGCGTTCGGGTTCTCTTACATCGATCACCTAAAGAAACTGATTGCTCAGAGACAAGGAGAGTTCAAGAATAAAGGGGTTATCGAGATTGGTAGAATCTTAGAGGAAAGACTACAGAGAATAAAGAATGGGGATCTTGTTTCATACGAAACTCTGGTTGCTACTAGTAAATACAGAAACGAAGTGATCTCATTGCTTATGGGATTACACCCTGGAACCAATGTCAAGAAGATGCCTGAGGTTCTAGCAATAGATAGGGCAATCGTACAAATGAACCAGTATAATATAAACTCTAAACAGTTGATTAGACAGCGATTAAGTCGTCAGTTTGGTAGAACTGCGATGGGTACTGGAGACGTTCTTATTGAAAGGTCTCAGGTTCTTATGAATACTGCGTCAGAGAATGTACGAAAAGACTTTAAAAAGTTCTATGATAAGCATGATGAATTACTAAGGGAATTCATATTGGAGAACGGTGGTAACGAGAAGAAAGCATTTGCATTAGCTATGATGGATCCGGATTTTAAGTCTGGAAACGAAAAGAGCTGGATGAAACTAAAAGATGCAAATGACCCATCGTTAAGAAACAGCCCAGCAACCAGAGCTTATATCGAATACTTCAACAGTACAATAGAGCAGTACTATACCAAGCTATTACCATCTAATAAGGTGGAGGGCTTCAAGAATGGTGACCTATGGTCTAAAGGTTTGGTACCGGTTATTAGAGCCTCTAAGAGTATGTTTGATTCTAAATCATACGAATCTATATCTAACTGGACTGATGCTCTTAAACAGAACGTAAAGAGTATGCAGAAGGCTAATTACGACCCACAGCTGGCCAATGACTTTGAGTTCACTGGGGCTGATAAGTTCACGTCTCAGGTTGGTAATGAAGGAGTACAACATTCACGTTCTCGTGAAGATGCTTTAGGTATCTCCAACAATACACAGAATGTAATTCCTAAGAGAGATGTGGAAACAAACCTTGCAGCTATACTTGTTAACCTTGCTGTAACTGCTAGTGAAGCAGAGCATATGGGTAATATCCTAGTAATTCACGATGCATTGTATAATGTGATTGAGGATAGACAAGAATCAAACAAGGATATTAAAGCAGAATCTACTGTTGAATACCTTAAAGAATGGACCAATATGGTTGTAAAGAACAAGTATGGTAAAGAGGAAAGTGAGCCTATCACAAGGTATGCTGACCAGGTCAGTAAGATGACTTCTACCATATACTTTAGTGCATCCATTAAACAAGCTATGACTGAGGCATTTACTGGTACATTCCAGATAACATCTGCTATGCTAGCCAACTCATTAACCGGCCTGGTGTCTAAAGGTAAAACAGTCCACTTCTATCCGTCGGATGTTGCTTGGGCTGCTAAGAACTTGGATGCTGCAGTTGATGTTAATATGCAGTCTAAAGGGTTCCAGATCATGTACGATTTGGGTATGACCTATGCAGATAGCGCCCAGTTAAAACAGAAAGAATGGTATGATGTTGGTAAGGCTAAAGTATTCAAGACCAGACCAATGTTCTACTTAAACCAGTTATTCTTCACCAGTTCTATAACACTAGCAGCCTTAGCCGAAGTACATCACTTGGGAATTGATAAGGCCTACATTAATACTGGTACTGATGCAAAACCAAACTGGAAGTACGACGAAACACTAGATGATAGATTCTATGTGTATGATCCGGAGAACAAATCACTGAGTGATGGTAAACAGACACAACCTCCGACTACAGAAGCAGAAAAGAAAAAGTATGCGTTGTGGAAAACTATACGCGAAGAGTTGGACAAGGAAGGAATGATAGGGGACGATGGAGCCATGTTACTGCCTCTTACAGCTAATGAATTAACTTCGATGAAGTTCTATTCTACTAAATTGTATGGGTCCTTTAATAAGGATAAAACCACCATGGCAGAGAAGTCTGTTATTGGTAGGTCTATGTTGAGGTACAAGGGATGGTTCCAGCAGAAAGCTGCTAACTATTGGACTCCGACTGATATGAGTATTGCTCGTGGAAAAATGGAGTGGATAGATGACACAGAGTTAGAAGATGGTGGATACTGGAAGTGGACAGGAATACCTCATGAAGGTATATTGGAGTCGGTAGGTGGGCTTATGCGAGAGATTGCTAAGTTTAAGGGAATTCCCAATCCAACCGATATTCAGTTAGAGAACCTGGGTAAATTATTTGCGGATCTATTCTTATTCGTAGCTATGTTAGCACCTCTGCTAGCATTTATGAAATCAGAAAATCCGGAATTCTTTGGGTCAACTGTAGGTAAAGCTTTAGAAGGAGCTTACTCTAATGCTAGTAGTGATATGGCAATCTGGAAAGCCACCAGCACAATGGGAGACACAGTGTTCCCAGGTATTGATATGGCTCTCACAACAGCAGGAAGCGCCATTGCAGCAGCTACTTCTCTGATCACAGGAGATGAGAAAGCCGCTATGAAATCCTTCTTAAAAGTTCCTCAAACCGTCGGTGCCTATAACACATTCACATCAGCGTCAGAACTTATAAATTCTGTCAAATCTTAATTCCTATTACTATGATTTTCAAACAACCAGATGGCACTGCACCTATACCAGCATCAGTACCACAACCAAAAGTTACACCAGTAGCTTCTGCTCCTCAGAATAAACAGGAGAATTTCTTGATTCTAGATGAACCTAAGAAAGCATGCACAAAAACATGTGATCTATTTGCAAGACAGATAGCTCATGAGTTATCAAACGAGAGACTGTATATGGTATTCGCCGGGTGGTGTAATGCCCATGGCTTCCCGGAAACCAGTAGATTCTTTATGGATCGTAGTGGTGAAGAACATAAGCACGCACTGGCCTTTATTGACCACGTACAAAAGACTGGGAAAGGTGCACCAATCCCACATACCACGGATGATAAATGTCCTCCACTAACAGATATGGAATGCCTATTAGTAGGTGCTATTGAAAGGGAGTTGGAGACTTCGGGTATGATAGGTGAGATGTTCGACCAGGCCCAGGCTGATAAAGATTACACAGCACTTCCGATGATCCTCAAGTATCTTGATGAGCAAGTAGAGGAAGAACAATGGTCTAGATCATTACTACGACTGTGGAGACTATGCAAAGCCTCTGGTAGTATAGTAGACTTCGAAAATGAGATCGGTCAGGTAAATGACGGTAAGCATAAAATTGGTGATATGTAACCAAAAAAAAAATAGCCCCCTAGCTTAATTGCTAGAGGGCTTTGTTTTTATAAGAAGTCTGGTCTTGTCATTGATGAGTGTTCGTCGGCGGTAAGTGGTTCTGGTAAGATTAGTTTGTCGATCCTTTCGGTATCCGGTTCTAACTGTCCGTACTCATTGAGTTTTAGATAGAAGTTGTACATGAACTCATCGTTCACTACTGTATCCCTTAAAGCTCCGTGCCATGCATTTAGCGGTGTAAGAGAGATAAAGTTCAGGTAGGCGCAAATCTCCTGGGCCTGGGACTTAACATACTCATGTGTGAAGTGCTGTCTATCGAAATCCGATAGGTACTCGAATTTAGCTCTTGCTTTATCTTGCTGTCTTTTCAAATCCTGTGCTGCTTTGTTTTGTACTGTGTTGTCTGTTTTCATATCCCATTACATATTAGTGATTAACATCTATATACATTATAGGATAAATTTCAAAAAAAAAGCCCCTACACCTATAAATAGATGCAGAGGCTAACCCTTAATAACGAAAAAAATCACTTGTTGCATAACATACTTTCAGGTTGATATTATCAACGATTCTGATAGGTATATTGCGATATGTCTTTATAGTACTTGTAGCTATACTATCCTCTCTGGATATAAGCCCAAACACTTCATCCGATAATTTATCCGCAATCTTCTGCGGCATCGAGATGTATTCAATAGTCAACAGAAGATCTTCTGATAACTTTATATGTGCGTCAATAACTTCTATTACTGTCATTCCTGTTCTATTAACTTTTTGATAATATCTCCATGACATCTAACCTCTTTGTTCGGTAATTTGCAGTAGCATACCAACTTAAGACTCTCTGTCTTAGAGCGTTTCCTTAGCTTATTAATAGCTATTGAATAATCATTTTCAAACTCCATAAGAGCATTAGCATAGTCTGCATACAGATCAATAGCTTCATCTCTGGTTGCCACCTTCTCTAAGTCTTTATACTGAGACTCCAAATGGGTGTATGGATTACCTAATACCGAACCACGTCCAATGTATACATCAGATTTGGTTTCCATATGATGATACTTGTTAACAACTTCTACCATACTGTCTGTGTTCTTCTAACCACGATTCTATTGAAGGGTCTCCTTTTCCTGGGTAACCCGCTCTACAGGTATTTCCGTCAAGATTTACTTTAAGTACTCTACCTTTTATTCGAACGAAGTATCCTCTACTAGACTGTGGCCTGTTTAAAATTATGTAATAAACTGCTTTAGGTGTTACAGTATCAACAATCCCCATTATAGCTCCCATCTTATCAATATGAATGATGAGGTCCCCTTTATTTATTGGTTGGTCTAACAAATCTAGAAACATAGTTCTTTCTTTATCACTTCGTAGACTTCTCCCCAAGTTGATTGTACTTGTGTACTTACAGCACCTGAAGTCTTATTGGCATGAGTGTGTATGTCGCACTTAGTACCAAGAACCTGGTCTAGTAATGGGTTGATAATAGTGTACAATGATGAGGACAGTTTCTTACTTGTATTGTCCGTTATAAACATCTGAGTATCAGTCCTCACTTTATTTGTATAATCATCTCTCCAGTAGTAGGATTTAAGATTAGCAAATGCTATACTTGTTGGAGTTGTTTTGGTAACAATTCCGTAATACATTCCTGTTTGGCTGTAGTCAGTACATACAATAAAGTCTCCGACTCTTGCTGTTTGACCTAATGAATCTTGCATATTAAATATGATTAAAAAGCCCGAAGATTACTCCCCGGGCTAATGATTAAATTTCTGGTTCTGGAGTCGTTGCCGGCTCTTCTTTAACTTTTGGTTTACCTTTACCTTTTTGTACAGGTATAACAGGTTCTGTCTTAACCTCCTCTACAGGTGGTGTAACTGGAGGATTGATAGGATCTGGGTTTGCAATAGCAGATAACTCAGCTTCAAGCTGTGCTATAATACCACGCAATTCTAAATTCTCTACCTTTAAATCGGCGATTGTAGCATCTTTTGATAATGACTCTTGGGCCATAGCTACTTGTACTCTTTTTTCTGGACTAAATTTCATTTCGTACTGTGATTAGTTTATCTGGAGTTACCTTCTTTAATTTTACAGTTAGTATTCCATTTGCAAGAGTAGCATCTACTTCATCAGTAACTCTGATATCAGCAATATCAAAATCATGATCTGAAATCAAATCCTCAAATGGATTGTATACTGAATCTTCCTCAGTATTTACATGAACACATAATATCGTATCCCTAATATAGACGTCAATATCTTCCAATGCAACACCTGGCATTGCGACAAGAAAATCGTAAGTATCTTTGGACTCGGATCTCTTAGCAAGAATTGGGCCCGATATGATTGACGCGGTAGAATATGATACTACTGGAGGTATACCTATGATAGGCCACTGTGGTCCAGCGGGTACTGAGAATGGTTCTCCAACATAGTAAGGATTTGGAACATAGGTTCCTGTACCATCATTACTTCCACTCATAGTTAGTCCTCCAGTACTTTAGCAACATCCTCATTACTGATCTCAACTCCAGAAAGTATTAACTTTGCTAGTGCTGCGATATCTTTTCTTTTCTCTGGTTTAGTTTCCAGTAGAGATTTGAAAGGCTCTAACCCTTTAACCTTCTCGATGAGTTGAAACTCAAAGAATAAGTCGTTTAATTCTGCAATAACAAACCCGATTTGTCCGTCTGGTGATACCGTAAACAGTGCTGTCCGCATTTCATTAGCATCGTCACCTTCATACTTAACTGCCCGGGCCATGTCCCAGAATATAGTCTGATAATCCTCACATACAAGAAATGCTTCGAGGATTGGTCTAATAGCATCTGCTATTCTTTCACTCTTTTCCATATTGTTTATATTAAATTTTAACTCGTATTTATGATTATAGTAAAATTTAACTAAACTTGTACCAAGGCAGCAACTGTTTCAAAATAAGTTGTATAGCATATCATCGTCATCTTCTTCAACACTAATAATGTTCGGTGGACCAAATGACAGTCCGTTCTCCTTGATATCGTACAATGCCTGGTCTAGAGCAAACTCCTTATCTTCAGCATATAGTAACATTGTCTTAACACCACTTTTTTCGCTGTCTGTATACTTAACACTGAATGCTATCATAGTCTGTGAATATTAGGTCTATTGCGCGAACTTCTGGTTTGTGAGGTATACTAGGATTAAGATTTGCATATTTGTATAATGCTTCATCGGCTGCCCCAGCTTCATCTTCGGCTTCAACTTCTAGCCATGTCTTTGTAACACTAAAGCAGTTCAGTTGTGTTATCATACGCATATCACGAGGGTCCATGTTGTGTAGTTCTACCCTATACCAGTTCATAGCTCTGTAAAACTAATTGCACGTGGAATCATCTTAACTCCTGTATTAACACTAGTCCATGCCGGGCCCATCATCTTATATATCTCAGACATACATTCATCCTTAGCATCCTCTTCATCAATGGCAGTAACTGTTACGCATTGTAGATTGGTATGTCCAGGCATTTCAAATACCATTCGAAATATTCTAGCCGTGGAATCTAGCTCTACACATGACTTAATAGTTGGAATATTGAAAGAGCCAATATGACCGGCATCTTGTCTCCACAAGAAAAATGCTGCATCATGCGCCTCTTCCAAATCTCTACCACTAACAACATAAGTTCTTTCGATGTAAAACTGGTGGGTTAGTATTATTTTATATGACGCCATTTTTAACTCTGTGTATTTCACTTACTATGTACTGTAACATATACGCCTGTGCTTCGTAGTCGTGTATTCTAATACGGTCGAATAGAAACTGGACAGCATGCAAAGCTTCATGAGCAACAATACCATTATCAAATGATCTGAATACTATTACTGTCTGCCCAGTACTAAACATCATAGTTCTAGCTGCATAGGTTCCTCGCAAGTCTTTGATCTCGGAATGAGCTTTCTTTGGTAACGTCTTACGTAGTTTCTTTCGAATCTTTTTATAAGGTGTATCAAAGAAGACTCTCAATCCAAATGGGTAGACGTTGTAGTAAATTCGTTTATTTTTCACGTTTGAATTCCCACACTAAGTTATCAATGAGGTCGTTAGGTACTGATGAAGGTAATGAACAAGAATCAAAAGCTGAGTCCATTCGTTCAATGAGCTCTTCAGCAGTATCGACCAAATATTCATACTCGAGTTCTCCTCTACGTATTTGCAGAAGAAAATCCCTATCTTTCCTGACTACGTTGAGTTTACCAGTTTCAGCTAACTCAATACCCATATTCAGAAGTCTGAAGCAGTGCATTAGGTTCTTAGAGTCATACCCTTTACCATGTTCAGTATTGGTAGCAAATCTAACCGGGTTACGGTTCTCTACCCATCCTTGGTATTGAGCATACTCTTTACAGTGCATAGTATAGCCTTCTTGATTGTAGTGAACTATTCCCATGAACCCAAATCTTGCAACGGATTCTGGTATAGAAGTCAGTCGTAATTCGTTAGATGTTTCGCTATCGTTTAAGATTCCACGTGGAACCCAATCGTTAACTATCTGTTGTTCATCTGGTAAGAAGCATCTATGTTGTGCAAATCTTTTGCTATAAAAAGCAAATGTAGTTGGGAAGTTATTAACTTTAGCTAGTCCAACAAGAGTAGGATTTATACCACAGATAGTCATGAACTCTCCAAGTGGGAGAACACGTTCAGTACCTAAGTGTATGTAGCAGAAATCAATAGGAGTCTTTCTAACTGTACAGGGGTTTACTATAAGCTTCTTCTGTCCACGCGCTTTACGTATCTGAGCAACCGCATACCCACCAAGACTTGCTTTACAAGCTTTGGTAAGAAATTGATTACGCTCGTTCAATAATGCGTCGATAGAAGGGTGCTTAAGTAGGATCTTATCTTTTGGAGCAAATAATATCTCCAGGATATTCGGATTGGCTTGAGCAGCTAAATCCAGAAATCTTTTGATCTCATAATGAACTTCATCATTAGTATCATCAGCAATCTGTTTAGGTGCACCAGTCTTTAAGAATTCCTTCATTGGTAGGTTAAAGATGCCCCGGACATCTTCATCAGACTCCGGGACATTCAAACCATATAAATGCGAGCCGGCAAGTACAGATAGAATCTGATAGTTGCTAGCCTTCAATTGTACTAAATTCATTAAAGTTCTTTATATACTAGTAATGTGTCTGAGGTCTCTTCGAATGCAATACGATAGAATGTTCCGTACTCATCTTTTTTATATCCGAGCCATAGAGTATTGTTGCCGGGGACCCTTTCTAATTGTGTATAGATAATGACTACCATATCCCTTTTCCACCCCTTACTAATTCTAAAAGATACTCCTTTATCCTTAGTTTCTCTCCAAATAGAAAGATCGTAGTTAGGTATTGCGTTTCCTGCTAAATGAGGAACCAATTGTTTTCCGTCTGCAGATACAGCCATTCCAGCGTTTCTAGGAGGAACTACTACACCATGGAAAAATAATAGACTTTTATCATCCTTTTCAATAAGGTCTGCTATCCTCTTTGACTCCACAAAAGCGTTATACGGAGTTATCGATTTAAGATTAAACGCTGGAGCATTCTCAGACTGTTGATACGCTGTAACCACTCTTCTCAGTTTATCTCGTTCCTCAGAGACTGTTGCTATCTCAAGACTTAGTTGTTCAACCTCCTCTTTGTTAGTAGAATCTGCAAGTTGTTTACCAAGATCACAAATGGTACTTGTAAGAGCGAGAATCTTCTTATCTTTAGAAGATACTCTACGACGTAGTAAGGCTTTATGAGCTATCTCTGTCGTGTTCTTCATGTCGGTATACTGGCCAATGGTAATGAAGTTTTTCATCAATGATATGTCCAGACTTTTTAGAACCTTTCCATACACCAATTCTTTACTACCGTAATCAGTAGCACTCATCACAGTTCTAAGGAAATCGTCAAACGATACCCCATCCTCAATAGTATACTTGATACCGTCGATTATGAAAGGCATGATATGCAGATTACGTTTCTTCTTCAGCTTACCAACAGCTCCTCGAAGAGTTGGATTATAGGCCATAGACTTAGTGATCTCATCAGTTACTTCCTGATTCAATCCAGTGTAACCTTTAGTGAATAATTCTTCCACCTTCATATCACACCAGATGTCAAAGTCCTCGCTTATCCATCGAGTGAAAACCATTCGCAACTTAGGATGAATCCAAGTTCCTCCTCCATGTTGACCAGATCTGGTAATTATTAGGTCATCTACTGTTATAGGTGTGTTAACATCAACCATTGCATTTTGCGATGGTTGGATTGCGCCCATTTCAATCAACTTTTGCGCTCTTGGAATTAGTGTTCTATTCTTAAAGCTGACAAAAGTTGTTTGTGGTTTCCCAGCAGCTACATAGATCTCGGTTGCATTAATAAAGAAGTCGTTATCAAACGATACCATTGCGGAGAAGTCATCTCCTGTGTACTGAAGTTTTTGTATTTCTAAACCCATTGTATTGGCATTTTACCCATACCCATTAATGCACTATCGCATTCAGAGAAACACCCACAACCACTAAACGGATTGCTCCTATTAAGCGGAGAGGGATGACCTGATTTGATAACCATATGAGTTGGATTGATTATAGAATCTGCGTATGCATGAGCATTGCTGCCCCATAACATCCACACTATATTGTCTTTTGAATTTATAGCAGTAATAACGCTAGAAGTGAACTTGCTCCACAGTGGTATGTGACTACCAGCAGTACCTTTAACTACAGTGTGGGCAGTATTAATAAGTAGAACGCCTTGATGGGCCCACTCATACAGTGATGAATGTGGTAGTTCTCCATATGAACTCTTAACTTCTGCTAGTACATTCCGCAATGATGGGGATATACCAGTGGTCTTTGATGGGTCTTTAGGATCGCCATTACCAAATGCTAGGCCATTATAAGAGCCATCATGGTACGGCATTTTGTTATCATAGGAGCTCTTTATCTCCTACCTCTATAGCTTCTTTATTTACTATAGCTCAGACTATGTCATCATCCTAAAACCTAGGATGTTGGGCGCTCGTGTTCGAATTATATTCTACCTTGGTAGTTTCATCGATTAGTCGTTGAACCTTTACTGAACATTTAGATCAGTAGTTGGCTGCAAGTTGGCATCACAGCGTTCTTGTAATTCACCCAATTTATACAGGACCCGATTTCTAGGGTTAATTTTATAAAGCATACTAGAGTGTATGTATGGACTAACAATTGATACAAACAACTCAGCAGATTCTGCTGATACCATTATTGTATTGGTACTTTCATGGTAAGTTGTTACAATACCATACTTTCTCAGAAGACAATATCTTAGTCTCATATTCTCAATAGAAGAAAACGACTGGGTATTGAATTCAAATGAGTAGTTAGTGCTGTTACCGTCATCCATATACCATATTGCTAAAGCAAATGGCGATAGAAACTCTAACAAAAATTCTTCAGATGGTATAGCCTTAGATTTGTCTGGATAATAGAACAAATACATCTCTTTCATTTTATCGCTAGAAAGACTTCTAAACCTACATCCATCTACAAATCCATTACTGTACCTGTCATCAGTAACTCTAAATGTACTAAATTTTCCAGCTAACTCGTATGCTTGAATAAACTCATGTTTACTCTTAGCGTACTCTAACTGAGAGATGCCATGTCCAATAGATAGTCTATTATCTGATAATATACTTCCATCTCCTAAAATAGACCCAAGGATAAACTCCTGAAACTTATGATCTAAGCAGTTTCCGGGAGACTTCTTATTTGCTTTTAACCCTTCAGAATTTATAGCCCATCTAACAGTGGATAATGGATATCCAGTAATCTTTGATATCTCCAGTACAGTCATACCTTCAGTATGCTTCAATAAAATTTTATCTTTCTTTCCCATAATAGTTTGTTTATATATCTATTATAGTAAATTTTCAATCGTAATAGTTAATCCTGTCCAAGAATTATAACTTTCAAACTTGCGAATGGAGTCTCTCTAAACGCCTTAAATAGCAATGGACTACCCTGCTCGGGTAACACATTAAACTTCTTACGTTCTTCAGCAAGAGTGGTATTAATGCCGGCTAAATTAGTCAGTATCGACTGTTCTCCAATTGCATCAATCCAATCTTGAGAAAAATAATTTGTTAACATGGTAATAAGTTATTAAGGATTTTATTTATATCATCAATACTCCTCTGAACTCTACCAGACCCGTCAAGCTGACGTTTCTTAAGTGCTCGGGATGCAGTATTAATGTCTCTTAACATCTTTTTAAGTATCAATTCCTCATGCTCTATCTTCACAGACTTCAGAAATTCCTGGGCATCTGACTTATTAGTGAACCATCTTCCATATGGGTCATTCCAGGATCCCTCTGCATGTTCCTCGATAACTTCGAATGAACCATGTAGACTCCAGGCATTGTAACCATTAGGACTAAGTATGTAATGTACTAAGTAATAGTCACCTACAGGAAGATTTTTAGAGTGTGGAACATTATCTAAGTATCGTTCACTATACCTGTCCATCCCCTGATGATAGCGCTCGTACAACGGCGGAAAATAATGCATCTTTCTTCTGTTCGAACTCCGGTAATTCGTGATATGGTAATAGACAAGGATGAGTTTTCTTAACTGGATCCTTAATATCTCCATATGTCCAACCGGCTTCAATCTTTTCGGCTAGCCAGGATTCGTGTGTAGCACTATCCGGAGCATCCGGACTTGCAATGTGAAACTCTACCTGAGCCAATGCTGACTCGCGCTGCCACAGTGGAGCCAAGATCCATGGTGCCTGTGTTTGGTCACCATTCTGCGCACACCAAAGTCTATTGACTTCATGGCACATCTCTGCTATCTGAGATAGATTATTCATAAATGATAGTTGTTACCGATTTAGGAAACACTTCCTTAAAGATAGGAGCTTCTGGAACATTGATCTCAGACCAATCCCGGGTATCATTATCAACGTCTATGTCTTGAAAGAAGCTGCTAGCAAAATATTTGCCGGTAGCTTTTTCTTTAACTACTGCTCTAACCTCAACTATATTGAAGTGGCTATTTACTATTGTACTATCAATGGATTCAAATCCAGCATGAGAGTCTGATACAATACGCATTCTTTCAGCGTAATCAAGATTATTCATCTCGTATAAGTTTAATATTTTTATACACTTATCCATCCACCCTTTTTGGAGAACATGAATACCTGGAACAAATGAGTTTCTAAGTGAGTTAATCACCATAAAATCATCATCCAGATGCCATTCAAATTTCTCCGCTTCGATGAACGGTCTCTTGTCTTCATAATTACAGAATATGATTCTGTCTCGTGGTATGCCCAATCTATCGGTAACTAGGAACAGGTCCTCATTACCCCAATTGTCTACCAGCTTATTCTCATTGGAATGTCTAGCAGTACACACCCAAACCTCAATACCTAATTGAATCAGGTTATAAGCAAGGTGTTGTACTTCTAGTTTATCCAGAGTATGATCGAAATCAAAACTTACTTTTCGTGTAGTGTCAATTTCCACTCTTACAGCAGAGACACCATTTCCACGATACATAACTACTCCGTTTCCCATCCCTCTAATCTCCTAGTAGATATGATCTGACCAAACTCTTTAAAGGAAAGCGGAGTAAAGTTATTACCATCCATACCAACATCATGTTGAAACACGCTTTGATATGGAATCCTACGCTTGCTATGACAGTGACCAAAGGCCTGCCATGCACCCTTATGACTGTTATTCCATACTAATGATGGGAAGTGGTGCATCTCTATATCGATGTAATCCGTAACATCTTCATGCCCGGTAAACACGCGAATATCTAACCTATCATAGACAGCTTCGAATATCTTTTCTCGTGTGTTTACATCAATAATGAAGTCATCGTGGTTTCCTCGAATAAGAATGATTCTACCATTCAGTCGTTTGCGAATCTCTAGAATACTCTTTACAGAGCACCCCATACAGAAATCACCAACTACGAATACTATACCGGTTGCTGGCACTTTAGCATTCCAGTTTGCTATGATAGCCTCATTCATCTCATCCACATTAGCAAAAGGACGATTACAATACTTTATGATGTTCTTGTGCCCAAAGTGTGGATCTGAAGTAAAGAACAACTCATGTGTTCCTAATTTATACTTTATCATCAAATGAATGTTTAAATTCATGATACTGAGTAGACCCACGTAAAGATGGGGACCTACTTAAAACTTTCTCTGCAGTAAACAGGAGCTCTTTCGATTTCCTAGTTAAAGCAGCTAGATGGGCCTTTAATCCGCTGTTGTACACGTCATTAGCTTCTGCTTCGGTATGGTATAGTGTATCATATTGCTTAGATACTAACTTACCTTTAGCAGTGACAATGCGACCTGCTTCATTGATAAACACCTTCATTGGTACTATCAACTCAGAACAACTAAGACCATTACCTGAATGACGATACTTACCCATCCAAAATGCATCTCCTGGAAACACTTTAATATGCTTCCCACTTACATTCCTATTAAACCCCGGATGTGGTGTTGTTGCTGACGTCATTTCTGATGTATTTGTTATAAAAAGTTGTGATGACTTTGGCGCCCACAGGATTGGGGCGAAGTAAGTCCCGTCGTATGGCTTCATCTAATTCCACTTCGATTAATTTGAATTCTATATCCACATTCAACTCTCTTGCAATATTGGTAAGAGTAGCAATTGTAGATAGGTTAAGATTAGTTGAATCAGATATCACGTTATACCCAAGACTTAGAGCCGTACGAATAGCGTCAAACTCCCAGGCACTGATTAACTTCTCCTGTGAAGGTAGCCAGTAGACGCCACGCATATTACGTAAATCATCTCGGTTAACCCTAACATAGGAGTAATCTTCTTCAACTAATTTCCGTGCATAAGTGGTTTTACCAGATGCTGGATTACGGTATCCCCTGTAGCACTAACAACTTAGGCTTAGGGGATACTATTTCTTTGTTTAAATCGTTTATCATATCAACTTTGTGATTCAATGTCAATCTTATTAGCGTCAAGTTCGCGCGTCTCTTTGTCCAAGAACCGAAAACTCTTCTGCTTAAATGCCTCAGCAAGAAGTCCTTCAATCTTCAATACCGCACCTTCTTCAGGTACTCTATGATAGCACAGATAGCAGTCTTTCTCATTATAGAGTTCTTTAACCCTAGCTAAGAAAGCTTCTCTCCATTCGTCAAGATTGTTTTCGAGCATTACTTCTTTACCAAGAAAATGTCCTGCATATCCATAGTATAACTGAATTACTGGTGTTAGCCCGTTAAGCTTACACCAATCCTGTACCTGTTTGGCACTGAATTCGAACACCTGACCAGAATCATTAGTGAATGTAATTCTGTATACATAGATTTTATGTTCTCCAGGTTTACACCCATAGTCCCATGACCCCTGTATTGCACCACCACCTGGTAAATACCCTACGATTTCGTAATACAGTGTCATACCATCAAGCAGATACGGTTTAAGTTCTTCACCGGCAATACCCCAGATATCTTCTGAATAGAATCCACTAGGGTTAGCATTGAGGTCGTCATTCTTAATAACCGTACGAGACGCATTGATATAATCGTACTCAAATTCCGATATCTTAGCAAGGCCAGTTTTCTTTAGTAATTTCTCAATCCATGTTAACTTGCGTTTACATAGTATCTTAGAACTAATACCACTGGTTCCATGTACTTTATAGCTCAATGAGATCAAGCTGTCTGGGTTAACCTTGTGCATGTTTCTACCAAGCTGGGCCGTATCGTAATGAAATCTGAATTGGTTTTCAAGTAACTTAGACTCGCGAGCTTTGCGCCCTTTGCTTTTATTAGCTGAGCCGGGAGTTCCTGGGGTCCTTGTAGTTTTAGGAATATATTTCCTACAGATCTCTTTCCCATCCATAACATCGAATTCATCACCAACACTTAGGTTGGTTTTGGATGCTAGATAAGATAGACAGTCGAGAGGCATGAATAACCCATTGGACTGATGCCCTCTGAATTTAATACACCTGATACGACCATTCTCATCGAAGTAACCTTTCTTAGTTTCGTCGGCATTGAGCGTACTATCGCGGTATAGATTGTTCGCTTTCAAGAACTCTGCGGATAGTTGGGTTTCAACTGGAAGATACAAACCTACAGTTCCTACCTCAGTGTCCTTACCTACAATCACATGACACCCGCATAGCATGGTGCCTACTACATTGTCACATGTAGCAAGTTCGATTTTATTTTTTATCACCACTACCGTAGCACAGTAGTTAATGTTTTTTGGTGCTGTTAACTTCATGATTATTTTTTAAAGGGACGTGTTCCCTAGTATTTAAAACTGCCTTTATAGAGTCCCAGTAGGCTACCTCGGCTTCATACTCTTGCTTCTTTCCAGGCATATCCTCATTGTTCCAGATAAACTCTCCACAACAACCACATATGTACTTAGACTGAAACGAATGAGCATACTTTTTGTAGTATGCTAGTAGTCTAGCAGTATTTAAAGTTGATGCTTGTTCAATTGTTAGTTTTGTCATTTCTTAAACACCTTGTTAAAGATACCAAACTGACCTTCAATCTTATCATACTGTCTTTGCATGACTTCTTCGATTGGAACTCCCCACTTATTCATTATCTGAACAAGATAGAAAAGAGTATCACCAGCCTCATCAACAAATTGATCATGGTATGTGCGAGTTTTACCTTCTGCTATTTCACGATCTATACGCTCTGAGTAATGTGGAAAGTCAAGGTAGAACTTAAACTTCTTAACCACGTTTGCTAACTCACCTAACTCTCCGGCCAGGGCATTCATTGTGAAGAAATCATCTCTATTATCAAGAGTATGATCTTCAACGTATTTTACGAAGTCTTCTGTCTTCATTGAATATTATTTTCTTTGTTATACCACTCTATAAACTTAACTACTCCGGTCCATATAGCGTCGATTTTCTTGGCTTTACTAACTCCAACAATACTTCCTTGGTTGATAGAGTATTTTCCTATCATACAAATAGAGAATATGAATTGGTTAGAGTAAATTTTAGGAGACTCAAGCTCAGTAGCTTCATCAGCTTTTAAGGCATCCCAGTAAGGGTGATCACAGGAGTAATCCACTGCCTCTGTTTGCATGTTACCAATCTGAGTACTGTACCAAATACCGTCTCTTTCTAGAGTAGCTAGCGATTCGATTTTATCTACAACCGGCATCAGCCATTCTATAGAATTGTGGTAAGCTTGAAATCGCTCATTATAGTCAATAGTGGTGGGTACGATCTGGCTGTCTGTAGAAAAGAATACCACATTATCGTAAAAATCTTTTCCAACATACTTCCCAATACAGATTCCACCCTGATTGGTATATGGAGCTCCCTCATTATTAATCTTGGACTCCAAAAGTTCAGGTAAGGTCATAAACTCTACCTTACTTAATAGGTTGACATTATCCATTACACCTCCACCTCTAGATAAAGGTCCGGTGTACTCATGAGTAAATCCCATGAACTTAGCAATCAAACGATTACCATCGATTATATCTGTTGGCTCCATTAGATAGGTTTGTGAAGTTCAATCATCAAGTCTTGATACTCTTGAGTCGATCTTAACTGTGGTGTCTTCTTTAGTAATCCGGATGCTGCAGTCTTATACTTTTTGATCTGGGTCATCAACATATTCAAATGATCTGTAATTGATTCAAATTCAACTTCTTCACAGTCAGATCTATTGGTATAGAAATCGTATGGATGTCTTTCTGATTTTAACCCTTTGTCATTAAGAATTGTGGTTAGCCCGTTAGCATCAGTATTGATAGTGTACTGTTGTGTCTTAATATGACAGGTACAACGTACTCTACCATAAGAATAATCATGGCCCCAAGCAACTATGTTGTTAGGCCTGTCTATTGATATATCGTCTAATCGTATATGCATAGTTTATAATTTAAATTTCCACAAGAAACCGTTAGATGACGCTGTTTTTCCGTTTACACAACTTGATATTCCCTTGCCAACAGAATTTTCTGCTTCTGATATAGAACTCCACTCTCGAATCTCTTGCCCGTCAAGTGAGTACTGGATAACTTTACGACTACGATGATTGTCAACTGACTTACCCTTATTCCAGGCCTCAAGTTTTACTTTGTCTCTTAGACTAAGTATATGACTAGAATCAAATACCCACCTATACCCAAAAGCAGAGAATCTTTTATTCCTACAGCAATTAGTGATAGAAGAGCAGAAAGTGGAATTTTTACCTAGAAATCTACAAGCCTCGGATGCAGATTCGAATTCTTGTAAGATATCCAATGATTCGTAGTCAAGCATTATTACCTTTTTCATTTTATTTCTCCATGTACTTTCGGGAGGAACTATTTTGTTCTGTAGAGCATATTCACTCCTCTTTTTTCGTACCTCATCTGACTGTTTAGTGTGTAATACACTTCCAGCTATTCTGCATATATTATATACAGGAGCCAGAGTGTCAATAAAATACTGCTCTCTAATTAGTAACTCATCAATAGAACATTCCTCTACTACCTGAAACTTTAACATAGATTCAGAATACTTATCAAATGCTCTTTGTAGAATAATAGAGTGATGATTACCATTTCTAAGATCCTTAAAATGTCGTGTCCTACGTTCTTTGATATTCTTACTACTTCCAATATAAATGTCTCCAGTATTCAAGTTTTCTATTTTATAAATTCCTATCATAATATTAGATCAGTGTTCTATTATTATAGTTAATAGGTTTGTAAAATACCATCCTCCTCAAGAAATTTTCTGTATTGTTTCCATCCCCTAAAGTTACCATACATATTAGAGTCGTCACAAGCCATTGCGCAATGCTCCGTAGGAGATGCATGCCCCGAAGATACCAAAGTATCATGCAGTTTAACATCTCCAATCAAATCAAGCTTAGGATCATCTCCTAGTGTCTGATACGATAGCCTAGCACAACGTGCAGATGCAATCTTTATCGACATGTTAAGTAGATGTTCACTTATAGTAGAGTTAGGTGCTGTGTATGGAAATGCTTCAATAAGATCACTTAATGCAATCTCTCCATAAGGCATATGCCATTCACCGGGGGCTAACATTGTAGGTGTACTTTGATTGTACTCATCCCACATAGCTTCAGCTAATGCTTGCATATGAATCTCGGCACCGGACTTGTTGATATTTCTCCATCCGTCGCCACTGCATGGATAGTGAAATCCTTCTTCCTTATTATCCTTAGCTGCCCGGAAGTCTTTACGACTCTTAAACACTTCACCTTTATCAGATGTATATTTAGGGCAACGTAGATTGAAGAAATTGTCAAACTCAGTTGCTGTCAATAATACCTTATGATACATGAAAGGTTCTAACAACCTATTGGTAAGTTGTTTAGTAAGATGAATTCCATTCAATGCCTTAGAGTGACTAACGGCACTGTCCATAGCAGATCCCCAAGCAGCCTCAAGTATTCGAATTGTATCCGGATCAGTATGGTACTCAATACCCTGCATTCCGGAATGTTCCTTTTGCCATGCAAGAGGATAGAATGGATTAGTTTCCACCATATTGATCATCTTCTTAGCCGGTATGGCGCGAGAACTAGCAGAGTTCTTAGAGAATACTCTGTGAGTGTTAAGCTCCGCGAGTATCATGCGAGGAAATACTAACTCGAAAGTGGTAATCCTATGCCCCTGCGTAGTAGCAGAGTCTTTGATTATTTTTGCTGTAATCATGGTAATCTGTATATGTAAAGGGTGTCAGTTACACCGTTTTTGATTGTAACTTCCAGGGCCGGACTAATAACATGATGTGATTTAATAACTTCATCAAGCCACATCCAGTCAATAAATGACCATACACCCCATACAAGTAATCCAATAACTATTCCTAATACAAAGAATATTTTGAATAATCCAGTAATTGCATCTTCTATTATTTCAATCATCACTTTTTCTTGTTAAATAATGGATCATTTACTATCCTCTCATAATCTTCCATAAGTTCATGTGGAATACAATTCACTGGAACTAGTACAACTGGTTTGTAAGGAGAAACGATATATGTACAAGCTCTGAAAGTACCAGGCCATATAGCTTGAGTATGTTTGGTTGCACACCACTTACCCATCATATTACCATTTGCTGTTCTGTAACATAGAATCGTGAATACTGGCCGGTTATAATCATTCATAATGACTACATCACCTACCTTGACATCTCGTCCAAGTATATCTTTCATAGTAGTAGTATTTCCGTCCGGCTATTACACCGAACGGAATTTTATACTAGGCCTGACCACCCTTTGCCATAGGAGTTTCCTCACTTGTGGTAGTAACTGGCTCGTTACCTTGTCGTTCGAGTTGTTCAATCGATACATTCATAGCAAATCCTATAAAGGCAGCTACAATATCTTCTTTTGTATACTTGTCAAACGCAGGAGCACCATCTCTCATTACATCAGACATAGATGCTTTTGCAATCTGTGAGGAAACTAATCCACCAATAACCACATCCCTCATATCCGTTAGGATAGCATTAAGGACTACTTCTTTTTCTTTTTTCATTTCAGAGTTTTAATAAATCCACTACTTCAACTAAAGAGTGGAACAAGTTAAATAAATCACCGTCATTCTCTACAACGGCGTCAAATCCTTGATAGTTATCAAGAGCTGTTTCGGACTCATGTGTATCTGTAGATATCACTTCAGGCCTATTAATACGAATAACAACCCCACCATGGGCTTTAATCGCTTCTACTTCTCCAGGAAACCTTACATCAGAGATGAACCAGTTTGGGTAGATTGGTTTAGTGTTTTTACCAACCTCTGACTCTTCAACTAATTTTTTAGCCATATCACCAATATTCCAAAAGGTGTACGACATAGGTTTATAATCAGCCATGGTGGCATCTACCCAAGTATTCTTGTTGAACTGATTCCTAAATAGATCAGTACCAATCTCTTGGAGTGCATCCCGATATGTTCTACGTTCTTGAATACAATACTTACGGTCTCTGTACTTCATTCCATCGAAACTATCAAGCCAACCATTATCATGGTTATGCTTAGCATCGTTGTATAATTTCACTTCCAACCTATCTGGGTTATCATACTCTATACCATGATACTTAGGATTATACTTACGATAGAAAGCATCGTCTTGCATAAACTGACCACCACAAGAAGCATAGGTTCCATGCACTCTTCTATTCCACTGAACCGGCATATAAGAGTTCTTGAAAGCATCATCCTCTAACTGGGCCCTGGTACATCCAGTTAGCATACAGATAATGTCTTTTAACTTATCTGCAAACTTAATAGTCTTCCAGTCAGACTCCAGCCTTACACCACCATTAACGTAGTCGTATAGCATAGGATAGTCGCCATCTAGCCCCATACGTTTACTGGTGAAAATCCAGTTTAGTACTTTAGCTGTAACGTCTTTCCCATGCTGTTTCTTACCACTTATACCAACAATCATTAATTGGGGGATGGTTTATCACCTGTAAGCTGTACTCCCGGGATGTTACGTAACATCTCATCGGTGTCATGCAGGTCTTTATGATGTTTGAGTTCTTTCGAAAGAGACTCAACACCACCACTTAAATCAACTGCTCTTTTGGTACATAGCAATGTACAGTCAAACTCCAAATTTCTGATGTTATCATCACTTGGGTTAAGCTGGCATTGTTTTACACTCTCAGCAATTTTTTTCAATAAGGTCTTCTCTTGAGAAAGCATCCGCCATTAGCGGAATAAGTTTGGTCATATCCATTTTAATGTAATTTTATTTGTTTCCAGAACTACCAAATCCACCCTCACCACGTTCTGTTTCTGATAGGGTTTCTACTTCTTCGAAATCGATAGGAATAATCTCCTCGATGTACATCTGTGCTACACGTTCTCCTATAGCATAGGGAAATGGTGGGTATTGAATACTAGCAGGCCTCGAAAAGGACCCTCCTCCGATAACACCATTATTAAATGCCGGTGTAAATCCAATTGGAAAAGCTCTAAATCTGACTTGGTATTCACCCCGATAGTCTGGGTCACCAAGTCCAGGAGAGTTTTGAATTACCCACTGTGTGCCGGTAAGACTACTTCTTGGTACTATTGTAACCTTATGATTAACTGGTGGTTGCAGAGCAAATCCCAGTTTACATACTACGAACCCAGGTTCTTTCTCTATAATCTCAGTAACTGTAACATCCCATCCACCAGCTAACTCGCTACCCCTCTTAGGTAGTTGCGCATCCGGATGTAGTTTTTGAATCTGTACTTTCATGCGTTAATGTAAAGTGTTCCTATTAATCTCATCTTCTTTGCTAAGAACCATTCACCACCCTGGTTATTAGGGCGCGTCATACTGTCGTAGTCTTCTATCTCCACAATGCCCCAGATTCTACCCTTCTTAGATAGGTGTGGTGCAAATGGACCCGAAGTACAGTGCCAATATGGTCTTACTGCAAAGCCTTTAGTTGGGTGACACTCGGCATCCATCCATACATTGTATGGTATGCGCTGTGTCTTATTTATAAATAGTGGAGTAAGGTCTCCATTTTTAAGTTGCCTAAGCAGTTTATATGCTATCATTCTCTAGCTTTAAATTCTTCCGGATAGAGTAATGGAGCTGGATCACTTTGCCAATACTCTTCGGTATCAACATTCATGATTGTAAGTACTCCGTACCATCCGGCACCTGTATCCAAATTCCAGCAATTACACCGCTTCTCCGGCTTTACTTGTCCTAGTGATGTATGACCTATAAATACCTTGTTGTATATTTTGGTTCGGTTAGCTGAATGTCCGAAATGATGTGCTACACCAATTGCAGTCCACATTGCACGATCCCATAGGTAAACAGAAAGTCTGTCTTTACCAAGACCATCTTTTCCGCCCCATCCTCCGTGCACATAAGCATTGTTATTCTCATCAATGTAATAGTAATGAGCTCTACCAAAATACTCTCTAGAATGAGAGACCATAAATGTAGGATGCTTCCTGTAGGAATCTAAGGTAGCTTGTCCACCCTGAACTTCCCACTGTTTATTGATGATTCCGAATTTCAAATAGTCCCAAGACCATTCATCATGGTTACCCATAATTGCAATCATATTAGGAATATCTAAAAGAGTCTCAATACACTCAACAACATCAGGCCATCCGTCACATACATCACCTAATACAAACAAACGGTCCACCTCTTTATCAAAGGCAGACCGCTCAAGTACTTGTTTCAAAGCTTTGTAATTACCGTGGATATCACCTATTGCAAACGTTCTCATGATCTACCAAACATGCCAATCATCGGCAAATAAATCTTCAAAAGTTGGTAGCCATCCATTTACAATAGAACCATCGAATAGTCTCATACATAAACTATCAATAAGCTGGATTTCTTCTAACCCTTGATTTTCAGGTAAATTGGTGTCTTTATCATTACATAAAATCCACTTTTTAACCTTTTCTGGGAGACATTCTGTGGTTAAAACATTATTCATCTTAACAACAGTGCCTTTTCCAATAAATATAAATTCACCGTATGGCCAATCTTCCCTAGCAATTATCTCACCATTTTTTAACTCTTCAAGTGCTTCTTCAAATGGTATGTTATCCACATGCGCCATAACCACATTCCTTACATTGTTTACATCCACCTTCCATGTGCATCTCTGCGCCACAGTTAGGGCATGTTGAAACACCACCATCAACTTCTGGTATGTATTTCTTTAATTGTCTTGCAATAACCTTACTGATATGTACCACAGAACCTTCAGACTTGTTCAACTGTTCTACAACGAATTGTATAGCAGCACCATGTCTTAGAGCAGTAGAGATCAACCTCATAACGAAAGCCCATTCAGGAGTTTCGAACTTAGAGGTAATATCCTCAATCAATAAAGTACCTGCGGAATCTAATAAGTTGTAGACTCCACTCTTTTGTTTGCGTAGGATACCAGTTTCCAGTTTAGCCGGTAAATGAATATCCCCACGTTTAAGGGCCATAGTCTCGAACGGTTTCCCGTCAAATAGTCCAACTAGAACAATATACTTCTCTCCATTGATAGTAGGTTGAAATATATCACACTTAAGATCTTTGAGTCTCTTAGGTGCATCACGTTGTTCAAACTTAGAATTCGACCCTCCAATAGAGTTAAGAACCCCAGTACGGCTACCATCTCGGTAAATAGTAATACCTTTACATCCAGATTTCCAGGCCCTTAGATAAAGATCAGACACCATCTTTTCAGTAGTGTCGGCAGGTAGGTTAGTAGTATTACTAATAGAGTGGTCGATCCATTTCTGAACTGCGCCAATTAACTCAATCTTAGCAATTGGATCAATCTCACCTGCAGAAGCACCAGCATACGGAGACATTGCAACCAGTGTTGCAACCTCTTGGTCCGTCATCTCATCAAGCACCTTGTATGGATGATTGATTAGCGCCCACATCTTAAAGTATGGATGAAACACATGGAACTCTTCCCATGAGTCTCCTACTTCATCAACAAAGTCGACCTTTGCCGAGCTATCTCCAGGATTAACTTTCCTACTACGTTTGTAGACCGGCATAAATACCGATTCGATACCACTGGTCTGGTTGTTCATCACAATAGACATGGTTCCAACAGGTGGAATAGTTAATAAAGCAATATGACGTCTTGGGATGCCAGCTACACCAAGTCTAAGTAGGAATGGGTTACCCATCTCTAGTTTAGCATTGAACGCCGGGAATGCTCCACGAACCTTTGCAAGTCCGATTGACGCTGTATATACCTCAGTAGCAAATACTTTATGTATCTCCACCAATTTAGCAGTGGATTCTTTCGAACCGTACTTCATACCTAACATAGCAAGCATGTCTCCATGGCCTATGATAGAAATACCAGAACGTCGTCCGTCAATAGTGTTGGATTTAATTTTCCTCCACATATCAAGCTCAGTCCACTTAGTATCAATATCCTCTTTATCAGCTTTGATCTTGTTCTCTATCTGCTGAATCTTCTCAATCTCGAGGTCAATGATGTTATCCATCATGTGTACCACCATATGAGATAGTCTGACAAACAGGTCATTATCAAATGCAGCACCAATTGTAAATGGGTTTCTGATACACTTCACCAAATTCACAGAGATCAATCTACAACTGTCATACGGACTGAGAGGAATCTCGCCACATGGGTTTGTTGATTTAGTCTTGAACTTAGGGTAGCAATCCGGAACCGATTCTTTGATGATGGTATCCCAGAATAATGCGCCTGGCTCTGCTGATTTCCAGTTAGCACTTATAATAAGGTTCCAGATAGATCTGGCCTTAACTTTGCGAACATAAACCGGCTCGTCGTTGAACATGAGTTTCTTAAGCTTATTAGGCTCAAGTCCATCCATGTCTATACCTAACTGGTTGATATCCAATTCACAGGGAAACTGTTGAAGGTAGTATCCATCTCCTTCTACTGCGTGCATGAACTTGTCAGTAAGTCTAACTGAGACGTTGGCCCCAGTAACTTTACTTGTATCAAGCTTCATGTTAATGAACTCAGCAATATCTGGGTGGTTAACATGTAAAGAAAGCATGAGTGCACCCCGGCGGCCATCCTGAGCAACCTCTCTAGAACTATTACTATGACGTTCACAGAACGACACAACTCCAGAACTAGTTCCAGCACTATTACTTACAAAGGCTTCTTTAGGTCGTAAATGACTCATGTCAGTACCAACTCCACCTCTACGCTTAGCGATCTGGACAATCTCCTGGTCAACCTTCATGATTGAACCGTAACTATCTTCTTCATTACCATCGATAACAAAACAGTTTCCCAACGATGTTATCGAATAAGGGTTAGCAATTCCATACAATCCGGAACCTCCGGGGCATATTTGCTGGTCCACTAACACAGTATAATAATCTTCTTCCGTGTATGTCAGGTCTCCCCGCTTAACATCTATTCTATGGATCTCTGCAGCGATTGCTTTAAATCTATCACGAGGAGATAGTTCTACGAACTGATCTTCTTTGTTTTTCAAGCAATATTTGTTCATCCACACTTTGGTAGCTAATTCATCACCACGGAAGAACTCTAAGCAACTTTTCGTTACTTCTTCTTTTGTAAACACAGTCATTTTCAACTAATTAAAGACTTTTGTACTAATACTTTTTCATTATTTATCTTAGTTAAAAATTTAGTATAAAGTGGGAGTTTATCAGACATCCCACAATAATTAATTGAATAAATCTTTAGCCGGAAACAACTTTAATAAAAACTGTTTCTCTGGGCTATTCAGCGATGGAGTTACACAATAGCGATAGTTAAAAATCTGTTCGACCTCTTTGTTATCGTTATCCATTGAAACATCCATCTGCACAGTACCTTTAGTAAGGAAAAATTCCTCTAGAATACCTTCAATGAAGTTCAGCACTTCAACGTCTTCAGGCAGTGTGATTTTGATATCACGTTTATCTGTCGAGTAATCAACGTCTCTTATGCTATCATCAGACTCTAGTATGTCTATCAGAATGTTCGCTAACTTAATGTCAGTGTCTTCTGCTATTTTTATGCGGGCAAATATCATGTGTGTATTGTCAAGATTATGTGTATTTAAATACAATCTTAACTTTATGCAGAAGTAGTATCTTCTTTCTTTGTAACTGACTTTAGTAGTTCTAACAACTCTACGGCCTCTTTGAGAGAATAGACAATGAACCCAGTGTATGCCTTTAACTTGAACAGTTTCCACCTAAGCTTAAACAGTTCGTCGGCATACCCCTTAACCTCAATATAGCAATCATACGCCGGCAAGTAGAAGTCTGGTTTGTACCCAATCTTCCTCTGTGTAACCGTCTTAATCTCACCATCTTCAAATTCAGTAGTAGAAAACTTATCAAACAATTCTATGTTCGGTTGGTACTCAAACTCTAATCCACTGTCTTTTATGTACTTCCACACCTGATACTCGGGCATACTATCAAAAGTCATCTTACCCGGGTTTTTGGATTTCCAATCAGTGATGGATCCACTTATCTGCTTACCATCCTCACCAACCTTCTTTACTATTACTCTACCTTGATACCTAGCCATTAGTCTATATCTGGAATTATTATTACCTTAGATTTAAGTAATGTTTTAGTTACAGAAGCGGCATTCAGGATTGCGTTGATCGGTACCAAAGCTGGATCAATAATTCCAAGCTCAAACGCATCACCAATCACTAACTCGTTAATGTCGAGAACGTTATTCTCACTTTTCATTAGCTCCTCGTTAGCACAGTACATGGCCCAGTCGATGCCGGCGTTTGCACATAAGGTATTGATTGGGGCCGAACATGCATGAATTATCACATTAATAGCTTTAGCCTCATCCTGATTCATATCGGGACGTAGTTTACTACTTATTAGAAACTGACCAGCATTGTACAAAGCCATACCACCGCCAGGTAATACTCCACCGTTTACAGCTGCAGATACAGCACAAACTGCATCATCGACCCGGTCTTTCTTTTCCTTAACTTCACCTTCTGTAACACCACCAACCCTTATAGTTGCTACTGTTGCATACTTTGAAAGTCTACGTTTGATATGACTTGCTCGTGCACTATTTGGATCGAGTTTAACCTCGTTATAGGTCACTTTTAGCTCTTCTGTTAGCCTATCTACTTCCTCAGTATACTTGTCTTCGAAAGGAAACAGTATTAGCTCATGCTTGTTGAAAATAACCTTTTCGACTACTCCAATATTATCAGCATTGAAACCCTTCAGAGAATGTGAAGTACTTCCGTCGGTACTAATGATGTCAGCTCCTGTAAGGAACCCAAGATCTTTTAGTATCTCCATTCGGAATGTAGAGAACCCCTCAGCTTCAGCAAGTACAATCTGTAACTTACCTCTACCGTTATTTACGTTTACCACTTTCACCACACTATCAGAAAACTCTTTAGCAATGATTACTATTGGGGTAGCTGTTCTTGCAGCATATTGTAGTATCGGCTCAATTTCGAACACCTCTTTTATAGAGCCCTCGATGAGTACAACATTAGTGGTAGCATATTCACCTGTAGCACTGGTAAGAACTCGGGTATCTAGAGAAGCCCCCTTTGTAGTAATTACTTCAGAGACTATCTCGTCAGTAGCTTCTACATTGATGATTCCATCGGCGCCGGCATGTTTAACAGCTTCGGTTACTAACTTAGTTACTTCCGCATCACTGTTACTCGATATACTAATCACCGATTTAAGGAGATCGGAGTCTTTATCAATCATAAGTTTGATATCTTCCAAATACTCTTTAACATCATCTAAGGTATTCTCCAAAGCATCCATGAACACTTTACGAGAGCTCACTTGTTTCAGAGCAGCCATACCCTGAATTACCAGGGCCTTAACCAGTAGAGTAGAGGTGGTTGTTCCATCCCCAACAGTACTAGCAGTTTTACGAGCAGACTCTTTTACCAATGAGATGATAGCTTCTTTAGCTGGGTCAGTATAGTGAATACTTTCACTTACCGTAACACCATCTTTGGTTACGTGAGGAACGACCTCACCTGTAGAGATAATAACATTTTTACCACCTGGCCCTAATGTACTGCATACTGCATTACAAAATTCAGAGATAGTTTCAATTATTATTTGCTCCGCGTTATTAATTATTTTTGTCATATTAATCAGGTCTGTTAATATCAATTACTTTAGGGAATCTTAGCTTACCAACATCAGTAAACCCAAAGTAACGAACAGTTGCTTTAAGTCCTATGTAGTCTTCCATATTTTCAAGAAGAGTTGTACAATAAGCAACGGTCCCCCTAATTCCACAACCAACCACATGACCATTAACGTCAACATCGATACAAGCAGCAACACCGGCGCGATTACCTTTTCCCGACTTGATATCAAGGATCGTAAATTCAGCATCGTCAAAGATTTTGATTTTTATTAAGCTTCTACTACGTTTGTTAACATATATGCTATCAGGGATTCTAACAATACTTCCCTCATACCCATCAGCAAGATTCTCATCAAGCGCATTCTGGTAATCGGTTAGATTGGTAATCAGTTTCCATTTCACAATATGAACTTTCTTGATGGAGTTCAAGATCTGATTATCGTCAAGAAATTGCTTTCTTTCCAATGCTGTCATGTTCGGATTATCGCTGTCAAACATATCATAGATATGATATTCAGCAACTTCCTCCATCGCTTCTAACTCTTCTTTAGTGGGCTTTTCTTTCCTAAATAAAGACATAAGAGTCTGAAAGTCATCATGGTATGCATGATTGTATAGTTCACCATCTAAGGTGATTGTTGGGTTATCATCAAAGAACTGTTGTAAGTTATCATGAATCTTTCCGGCCGCTGCAATAGGTAGTCCTTTTCTTGAATGACTAGCATTCATCTGTTCCACCATTCGCATACCATCTAGTTTAGGATCCAGAATAACTGTCATCCCATCCTTCATAACAAACTTAACATCAATAGCCTTCTCAGCTAACATTGGAGCAAAATACTTATGTCTATTCTCTTGAGCATGCTCAATAGTAGTAGTATAATGTTCCTGAGCTAACTTCTTAGCATACTTAGCTTTGACTTCGGCATCTGCTTGAAACTCAATACTTGTTTCATTAGCCTTTCCAACATTTTTAGGAGTACACAGTGTCCATTCAGTGATAGTTTTCTTACCATCAATTAGACCTGTAATGGTTCGATAGGAACCCCCAGACGTTTCCATCTGAAAGGTTCGAATCTTACCTTTAGTATCCTGCTTAAAAATTACAGGGTACTCAGTGTTACCTATTCCTTGTTCCATAGTTAATTGGAGTGTCAATAACCATCGGTAGGCCCTCACGTTCAACGATCATCAACCAACCAGATAAGGAACCTAATCCAAGTCTGTCAGCGTAATCATCAGTCGGGGCAAATGCAGGACAATGCATCTTACGATAACCGGCGGTGTCATCATCCTTAGAAATTATTCTAGAATGAAAATGTCCTTCAAGGATCATATTGAATTTATCTTGACTACCATATTTCCATACGATCTTATCGGCAGACTTTTTGTCTAGCCCCTGATCGCCATGAAGGTTGATAAACACAATACTACCATGCTCGAGTACTGTTCTGTGATCGGTGTGCACAACATCAATGCTTGGCATTGCATATTTAAGCATGTAGAACAATAGTTTTGATCCCTCATTACTATCTTCAGCTTCTTTATCAGCCGTAGTTCTATCATGGTTACCAGATACCGACATTACAGTCTTCAAGTTTTTAATCTTCCACAAGAACCGTAGAATTATCTCAAATGGCCTGGTAATAGAGTTTGCACCCCATGCACCTTGCTCAATAGTTTTCCACATTCCGGCGTGATTCGACCCAGAGTACGTATGTATGCAGTCGCCTAAGAAGGTAACACAAACATTTTCCGCGTTCATAGCATTGATATCTGCAGCTATACTATCAAGTTTAGCTTCAGCAATCTCATAGTTATACACAGGAAGGTTTAACCCTAAGTGTAAATCTGCTAATATAGCGTTTAAGTACTCTCTATCGTGTCTGTAATTAACACCGATAGTAACTGGAGCTGTTTGTACTGGAATACTGAGAGTTTTAACATTCTCAGCAACCTCTTTTAAGAATGCATCATGCTTAAGATTCTTGTTAGAGAACTCCACATAAGCTTTCTTATAAGCTCTTATCAAAGACTCAAGTGCAGCCGAGTCAGTTTCCTTAACAGTGCCTAATAAGGAAGAAGCGTTTTCTACTGTGACAGTATAGATGTCCTCTCTCTCCATAAATTCATCTGTAAATGGTCCGAACGGCTCAGAATCTTTAGTAAGATTCGTACGTGTCATAAGAGCAGTTAGTTTATTCAGGTCTAGACCGGTACTAGCCATTATTTGGTTTTTAGTTAGATTCAGTCCTTTACGTGAGTAAGCACAGAACACTTTATCAACCAATTCTACATCGACCGTGTATTCCTTTTTACCAATAGAGAACTTATACTTTAGGTCTTCGACTTCAAATGAGTCAGCAACCATTATCTCAGTAGCTAGCAGAGAATAGATTGGGGATGCTATATCAAAACTCTGTTCTGGTGCATTTTCTTCCTCCTCATCCTCATCAACGAATTCGTCTTCATCCAGATCTTCATCTAGGGATGCTTCGAACTCCTTAACTGCTTGCATTGTTTGTGCGTATGGTGATGGTTCGTCAATTGCTTCTAAAGGTATAGGTTCTATTTCTTCACCGCCTCTAAGATCAAATGTCATATCAGTAAGGATTGGAGTTTCGTCCTCCATCTCATTACGTACATCTCCAATAAACCCACGTATAGTCCTGTGGGATTTTCCAGTGATAGCGTTATCTTCTAGAATCTTGTCTGCTAGTCCGGTATTACTTAACTCCGGGTAATCAGTAACATATTCTTCTACCACTTTGCGTATACTTTCTTTCATTATGCCGCTAATTTTTCCATAACTAACCTGATAATCTCAGGTCTATCGTTTTTAAATAACGATTCCTCTATCTCAGGGAACATTGTTTTCACTAAAGCTAACCCAGCTTCTACACCATGATTTTTGATATAGTCACTTATGTCCTTATCCAAGACTTTTAGCTTTCCGTTTATAAGTACTTGATCTTGACTTATCCAACGAACTGTGAATCCTTGAGCTTCCAAACGTTCCGCTGCCTCAATACCGGCTGGGTCATAATCCATCACAACAAATATGTTCTTGTATTTCTTCTTCAAGGAAGCTACAAGTTCATCTGGAAAATGCCAGGCCTCTCCCTGTGGTGCAATACAATCACAGGACATCAGAGAGTAGAAACACATAATATCTTTTAGACTCTTAGTAATAATAAGATTATCATGGTCTTCCAACTGCTGCTGTCCAAATAGGTAATGCCCGGGGCAGGTATTTCTCCACTTAAATTCATCTTCTTCCGGACAGTAGAGTTTGACTTTATCGTATACTACATACACGAAAGCTAACTCAGTACGTTTGAATTCATACTTGATAGAGTAGTCTTCTCCTAATAGATATTGGACACTTCTCACATTAAACTTCTTGAGAATGTCTTCATCAATACCAAACCTAGCCCACCATAACAGATCTCTCCGTGTAAATGGTCTAGACTTAAAGAGAATTTCTTTCTTTAATTTAGCTGCTTCATAGTCAATCACTCGTTTCTCATGAGTAACCTTCTCTGTACCGAACAACCCTAAACCAAGTTCAGAGTCGATAAATTTAATAATATCGTAACGTTTTTCTAACACTAAACCATGGTGAAATGCAGCGAATCTTTGTACAAAAGTGAATACGTTTCCGAATCCTCCTGCAAAATCTTTCCACCACACTTCATCAGGTCTAACATCTTCTATCTCAGTGGGTACATACAATGAAAATGAGGCCCTTAGATCATCATCCCGTAAAGGACTGCTGATCGGCTGCCCCAATTCCAAATCAATACCAAGTAACTCACAATAAATATCGAAGTCAGTAATTTCGTCAAGCAGTTTATCAGTTAAGGATTTCTTACTGGAAACATATTTACGAAATAAATTTGACATAGATTATGGTATTGGAACATTGTTTAGCGTTGCAATTAGCATGTCCGCTTGCTTGACCGATTGATAGACAAGCTCTTCTATTTGTACCCCCTCATAAGTAGCTGCACCAATCCTACCGGTAAGTAGGGTTACTGCAAAGAACTCCCTTTTGGTAAGGGGAGTCTTCACAGATGTATCCGGGTTGGTTGGGTAAGTTAGATTTAGGGTAATATCCCTAGTAACTCCTGTATTATCAACATAAGACCCTCCGACCTGTTCGGGTTGAGAGGAAAATGCTGGATCAGTTGCTATTGTAGACATTACAGACTAGCAAAAGTAGGAGCACTACCAACTACCTTTTCTCCACCACCATCAGGTGCGTCACCAACTGCGTCAGGTTCGGCCTGAGTTGGGCGCTCTTCAGATTGAGCTTTGGTATAAATAGCAAGTTCCTGTGCAGTAACTTCAGGTAAAGTTTCGTCGGAGTCCATAGGGATAATCCATCCGCTTTCTTTACCCATTTCCAAGAAGCCCTTTTTGTTGGATACCAACTTACACTGAAGAAGAGGGCAAGCATCTCCAGTTTTACCTTCTACAGCTGCTTTAAAGGCTGCCTGAAATCCGTCCTGAACTGCTTTACAGTTTTTCTTCGTAGACAGGAACTGTTTAGTGATAACCAAGTCTTCGAGACCGGCTGTATCAGCAAACACTGTCAAGAATTCTGCAACGTCTCCATCAATCGCTTCAACGATAGCAACCATAGTGGTTAACTGATCGCCATAGTTAGATAGAACGAAGTCGCTTGCTGGGTCCAAATTCCAGAAGCTGCTTTCAAACTTAGCTTTAACAGCCTTTGTAACCGGGTCAATCTGTTGGAACGTGATAAAGGTATTAGCTTTAATAGCTGATTCCTTACCTTTACGTTCGTCAAAATCGACGGCAGCAACAATAATGTTGGTATTATGACCGAATGCTAAAGAAGCTCTAACGGGTTTAGATTCTACGTATTGTCTGAATAAATTACTCATGTTATGTAGTTAAAAATTAAACATTAGCCAATGTAGGAGCACTCAACTTAGCACTTACGTTACCACTCTTAGAGTGATTTTTAAGTTCTGAATTAGAATACTTCAAAGTGGTTTCTCCATCTCCCATAGCTTCACATACGGCACCATACTTAGGTAATTCAACATTGGTACCTTTTGCATCTGTAGTCAGTTTAAGGTGCAGTAATTTACCGTCAACACCTAGAAATGGTGTGATAGCATTACTGAAAGCAGTTTTCAGATTGGTCATCAATGTGCCCACATCTTTAATCTTCCATTTATACTCCTTAATATCTTCCACAGTCTTTAATTCGAATTCATCGAAGACGTTATCGAAATGAGCATCAGCTTCATCGGCTGTCATGTAGCATTCCAGAATTCCCATCAACTGAGAACATACCTCAAGCATATTATCCTGAAAGTATTTATTCCCAACTGGGTCGAGTTTCCACCAACTTACTTCAATGTCTTTTTTCTTTTTACGCGTTGTAGGGTCCACCTCTGCGAAAGTAAGATATAAGAACTTTTTAGATGGAGTTCCGTTAGAACGTCTCTCCTCGGTGTCAACTGCTGTGAGCACAATATTGGAATGAATACCTTTGCCCATTTTTGAGACGTTAACTCGTGTGAGCAACGCCATTACATCTTGTCTTGCCATTTTATGTAAAATTTGTTATTAACCAATGGTTTTAGTTACAACAATTTAATTATCCTACTATTTGAACATCACCCTCATCGGATATACTGATTTCTCTTGATTCTCCACCAAGCTCTTCAGCAATATCGTTGATCTCTACGTCTGAATACATCCCTAAAAGAACTTCAGGAAACAATGCTCTTACTGCATAGCTTAAACATCTAGCACGCATCATTTCTTTAGGGTATTTTTTCCAGTTGGATTTCTCAGTATAACCAGCTAGGGCCATCTGATTCCAAGTAATTGAGAATGTAGTACTCATTACTCTTTCAGTAATAGAAGATTTCCAATAGAACTCGTAGGAAGTTTTCTTATCTTCTCCTTTACCTCCAGGACCTGGAACGGTAGTAAAGTCGTCGGTGATTGTCCATTCAACGTGGTGCTTTTTCAACATTGCACCTAACATAGATGAACTGATTACAGGCCGGCCGGCGATAACATGTATATTATTCAACGCGATATGCGGAGTTAATCCTAACTCTTTACCATGCTGAACGATAGTTATCACTTGTTCCGGTTCACTAATACTATCTGGAAGTAATCCAGAGTCGATAATAGTTTCGGCCCATTTCTTCATTTCATCGATGTTACTGAACCCAGTTAACTTAACCGGGGTATTGTCGATAGCATTTATGGTTGCTAATTCTTTTCCCATTTTGACTTATAAAGTTGTTAGACAAACATCTAATTTACTTTACTTTAACTAAGTCAAATTAAATACTACCTTAAAAAGGATCCATCAAACCACATACGTTGCACTTTCTCTGGTTCGGCTAGGTAAGCTGCTAGAGCAGTTACTAACTTGTCGGCAGATTCTATTGCAAACGACTGACACCCAACTCTTACTATATAACCAAAGTTAAGTGATTCAATTTGAATAGCGAATGGTACAGATCTACTTGGTTGTGTTGGCATAGGCTCACTACACTCACTTTCGCAAGCTGTAGGGTATGGGGTGCCGCCTAAAAGACCGTCGTTTTGAACAACGCGTTCTCGTAATCTATCAGTCATTATCACTGTCTTTATCCATACATTTATAGTACGGAGATTTGTTTGGTACCAGTATGAACATTTTAGTGTCATCAAAACTGGAGATGTCTTTTTCATCTTGTAGCTCAATCATAAAGCCATTCCCAGCTAGGAATAACACTATATTGGATATAAGATCGGAGCCTTCCGTATTTCTAATAATAGTCCATGTCCGTAGGGTATTCATTCCTGACTTACCTCCGACATACAAGGATTTACTATTGATATAAAGTGGGTCCCGTTCTGCGATAGGATTGTATATCTCTATACCCCTATGACAGTTACTATATTTACCAAGGTGCCCCTGTTGAGGCTCGGTATCCCTATTACCCCTTACGATTGGGATATATGGGGGTGCAACTATAGTAACAGTTGCACCTGTAGCGGCTATGATCTGCTGGATTACCTTATCCATCTTCTCATCAAGAGCCTTACCACTAACGCGTATAAAACCGTCGTCTTCCTCCAGCAAATGTTCTGCAGAGTCAATAACAACCATAAAGTAGCCTTTATCATCATGTTTTGAATGAAAATCAGCCCACTCAGCCATCACAAGGTTATGAATCTCGGTAGGTTTCTTAGGGCCGGAGACTATCTCAAGCTCTTTACCCATTACTAGGTCAAAGAATTCTCCAGCTTGATCCAAGGCTTCCAATGATGCTGCGCTTTGATCGATGTCAAACAAGCGACTAGGTTTACTATTAAGAGTTGGAATATCTAAATGAACTCCATGTACTAACTTAGAATAATGACATATCAGCTGTTGAAAGCATTTAAACTCATTGTTCGATAGATTAAAGTACAGGATCTTCAATGGTGGCTGTTCATCCTCTGGTGTGATATACCATTGGATAAGTGGTCCTAATACATAATTCTGGTTTAAGAACGATGAGGTTCCGGAACCATGGTTACCGATTAGTGCTGTATACAGCCCCTTATTGATATTTCCGACAATACGATTCAACTTAGGTATTAAAGGCATGCTAAACCCTGTATCCCTATGATTAAGATCATATTGCATTTTATTTATTACGTCTTCAAAAGAATACTTCATATTAAGAGAATTCTGGATTTAATTCAACTTCAGCAGTTAGATGCATTATCCTATCGGCTAGATCCATCATAGTGACAAAAGTAGGGTCGCTACTACCAGCAGCTGGAATAGCAAGTATTTCTACAGTGCTTGCTTCCCTTCTACACTCAGCTTTATACCTGTAATTATACACAGTAGATACCCCTTTTATAGGCATCCATTGTTTCTGAACCACATTATTAGTTCCACCGGAGTAGTCACCTTCCAACTCAAGTTCTCGTTCCCTAATACCAACCACCTTTAGTGGCTCTTTATGATAGTATACATCTCTATGATAAACGGTTTGTCCTATGTGAAATGATCTATTATCCATTATGATATTGTATCTAAAATATTATTGTCTTCAATTATCTGTTTACGCTTCAAAGCCTTCTTTTCAGCGGCCTTTAGTTTATCAGCTGCATACTCATACCATGAATCATACCTCATCATGAACTTATCAGAAGTAGTCATGAAACATGTCCCAGCATTGATATCTATACTATCCATTACTGCATAGTAAGCACCGGCTAGAAATATTCCAATATCTTTCTTACGATAGATGTCATGAAACTTCTTTGCATTACTAACGGTTGGGACCCATCTTTTTACACCATCAAACCCTACTTTGAAATGACGTGTCCAATTCTGCATACCTCCGCTGGTTCTATCTGGAAAGATAAACCTGAAGATTACAAAATACCTGGCCACTGTCTTATCTCCGCTAAAGTACTTGGTAGCATAGTAAGTGATTAACTCATCCTTATCGATGTCATCAGGAACCAATTCTTTCTCCAGTTTATGAGCTAACTCTAGATGAGAAACCTCACTCTTAGGGACAGATTCGAATTCAAGATTCATAACGGTCTGGATAGCAGCCTTATCTTTAAAGAGTAGGGCATCGTTTACACTATCATCAAGTAACAACAATCCTTTATTTAATAAAGGTGTTCTCTCAGTAATAGATAGTGTATGGGTCATGGAGCAATAGCTACGTAGTATAGCGATTATCTCGCGTTCAGTTAGACCATGACTGACCATCAAGTCGTCCATAGCCATCAATGTTTCTGTAAGTGCTTTCTTCTCCATTACTTAGCCCATTTCGTTAGTATTTTGGTGTCTACACCAAGAAGTCCTTTACCGAGGAATATCTCCCCAGCTTCTATCATACATTGCTCTTGTACCACTACCATGTAATCTGCTATATCTTTGTGACAGGAAGATAGTATCTCATCATGCACCGGTAGATGTATCCTAGCAGGAAGATTCTCATCTTTTATCCTTTTAGCTAGTTTAATCAAAGCAATCTTAAGCATGGTTGCATTGGTCTCTTGAATTCCAAAGTTCATACCTTCTCTACCTATCGCATCCTTCTCGCCGTTATTTTCAGGCTCATGAAAGAACCGAATCCTACGCGTAGGAGCAAGACTTACAACATAGTTATGAGTCATAGAGAACTGCTTAGAACCATCAAAGTAGACTCTTAGTGCCGGGAAGGCAGCGAAGAATTTCTCGATTAGCTCTTTAGCCTCTTCTTTGGTAATGTCAAGCCGTTCAGCTAATCCATGGTACGAAAGACCATAAGCTAATCCAAACGTGATAGATTTAGAGAACTTCCTAAGCTTTTGATGCTGAGGACAATCACATTGAGATCCATTGATCAAGTTAACACATCCAGGTTCTGCAATATCGACCCACTTATCTTTGAATACTAGTGAAGCAGACATAGAGTGTAAGTCTTTGCCTTCAACAATAGCATCTAGAAAGGCCTTTTCCTGTGCTGCGTACGACATGATAACTACTTCAGCACTAGAATAATCCGAGTCAACAAATACCCAATCGTCTTCTGGTGGTAAGAAGGCATTCCTGAACTTAGAGTCTGCTGGTATCTGCAGTAGAATGCCAAATGCTATCCTACCGGTATTCAGAATCTGCTTACAGTTCATTGGTGCTATCATTCCGTCGCGACGTACATTCTTCTCCATAAACCCCTCACCATAAGTACCTACACGTTTCTGAGCAGACACAAACTTCTTGAAGTGATTTATTAAAGCATTCTTAGTGATCCTATTGAGACTTTTCGCATTGGTATCGTTTAGATTTGGATAGTAATGGTTGAATATCATCAGTTTATGCTGATTGGAGTTCCAGTTGATAAGGATAGTTCCCTTCGGCACAAACATACCATTGTCTAGTAACCATTGCTTATGTTTGGATACCAAAATAATATTGATGTCATCATAATCCCTAACCATGAAGTGATTCAAACAATCTACCTCATCCTGTGTAAGGGCCTCGATGTTCTCTTTAAACCAAGTTTTCACTTGAGGTTTAGTTGTACAATCACTTGGTAGTGATGGGACTAACCGACTCAGTAATAACCTTCTTTGGGAAGAGGAATTCCAGTTCACCTTAAACTCATCTGCGGGTTGTATCAGGCATTCGCCCAATGCATTATCTTCACAGCTAAGTAGTTTAACCAGTTTCGCATCCGCAAGAACTTCTTTGTTTAGCTCAGCTAGTACCAGGTCACGTTCTATTTCCAGTTGCTTAGCCACAGTCATCCAGTGAGTAGAGTCGAACTTCATAGGAGTAATCTCCATATCAGCATAGACAACAACTACACGGCGCTCTACAGTATCATACAAATACCATAGGTCGAACTGTTTAAGCAAATCTTTAAGATGATCGAATAACTCTCCCAAGAACATAACATCCACAGCACCATAGACTAATTGAGTCTCAGTAAACGGGGCCTCAGTAAATGTGGTTTGGCTAGCCTTATCTAAAACGATATTAAGAAACCGTTCAAGACATCCAGCAAGACTATGATATCCCATAGGTAACTCAAGCCCAGTATTCAACACTTTACTCATAAGGAAAGTATCGTGAACATTGCTTAGAGATATTCCTAAGGTGTTCTTAACGACTATGTAGTCAAACTTGGCATTATGAATATAGTAAGTCATACTAGGGTCTGCTAAGCAAACCTTAAGTAGATCTATCCATTCAGCGTCCAATCCTACAAAATCGAATAGCCATTGATCTTCACCATCTAGACTGCCTAACTGAAGCATTAGCATCTTTCTATCCTGATGAACGTTAGGGCCGTCATCAAACATAGGGGTTTCACTATCGAGCTGCTGGTCTTTGTGATGATTATTCCAATGAACAAACTCATCATAGTTACCAGGGATTATATCCTTGTGTCGAAGTTCTCCCCAGCTATAGCAATTAGGTCTACTAGTTACGAGATGGATCATAGACTTCGTCTTCTTGAGACCCGTCTATTACCTGACTAAATTGAAAGTCTACCTTATTTGATAAAGCCAATTTAGCTTCCGGTGAATCAGCGGGAAATTTAACAGTTTCAAATTTAGGTGGCTTGCTGGATTGAATATAACCGGCAGTAATCGCTGCATTAAGAAATGCTTGTTTACTCTCGTTTAACTCTAGTTCATCCGGAACAATAACCATATCCTCTTTCACGAGGTACATTCCATACAATGGAAATTCATACTCACCAGAGTCCTTGTTAAAGGTAGCTGTGATGCCTCTGAAGTTAGCTTTGTGTTTTTTGTACAGCCCAGATTTAAGAAGGGTTATTTTATTTTTCGAAACGAATGGGAACGTAGGATAAGTATCATCGTTGTATTTACCATTCAGTTGTGTGAATTCTTTATTCATTTTAAGTTGTTGTTATTTAAGACTTTTCATGCGTAAACTCTAGTAGCGAGGCCATCTTTGCTTGGAAGTTTAGCAACTCTTCTGCTTTTACAAACTCCAACTCTTCTCTCGGTAGTTGCTCTAGATTTACACACATAAGTTTACCTGAGTTCTCATCGTAATCAAACGATGCTAAAATTAAGTCACCTTTCACCGGAAGATCGGTCTCGGTAACATGTTCTGAAAATATTGCTCCATACAAAAAGTATGACTTGACATCGTCAAATGGAACAACTGGACTAGCGTTTAGAAGATCAAGGATAGCTTGTAATCCATCTGGAGTAGTAACTCTCAGTGGAATCAAATACCTCGGATAATCGTCGTTTATTAGGCTCTTTTCCGTCACAGTATATCCTACTCTAACCATATAAACGCCAGGCTTAGTCACTAGTTGGTAGTTACGTAATAACTTACCGTGAAAAACTGCATTACTCATCGAATACTATTTGTAGATCGGCTACAGCACAATTTTTCCATGCAGCAATCTCTTTTATTGAGACAGGCACTTTAGATCTATTGCTATAGAGTTTAGTGGCAGCTTGAATACCACGCACATACCCATCAGCATAGTCTATATCAATTATTACTTTATCGTCGGATGGGTTAGAAAACGAAAACATAAAATCGTTGGTACTATGCCAGGATCTGGAAAAGAACAAACAGGAAGTCCGCTCCATACTAAGCTCTTCAAACGGAACAAAGTTATGTTCATACCTAAATCCTAATTTCTCCACATCACTTTTAAAAATCTTATATGTTTCAAATGAGGATGATCTAACTGCAAGTTCTGTCTTCATTTTTATGTTTTTTAGCCCATTCCTGAACAAACCATAACTGTCCGCATCCACCACCAATATCATCTTGTCCTGCCGGGTTGAATACTCGCGTCGAATATCCTACTGCACCCATACGTGATGCAAAGTCAACTACCATAGCAACCTTTTCTTCGATAGCATTCTTCATAGATTGGTCTTTCTCACAGATAACAGATAAAGTGAACTCGCATTCATTTGGATGAAACGCAGCAAGTAGATGTTGGATATCAACATCAGAAGAGTTACCTTCATGTACACAATAATTTAAGAATGCTTTACGTCCAGTAGCATACAGAAATGCTTTTGCTGCCTGAGATATCTGAAATATAGTTGCAGTGTTTGTAGGGATCAGCTTCGTACGAGCTTGGTCAGTAGATTCATGCAATGAAATTTGTAGACCAATCTTAGGAAATATTCTAGCAAGACTAACAAGCTTGTCTAAATTACTAGTATCCATATTACCTGCAGATATACCATGTTTAAACAGGGCATTGCTGGGTAAAGACGTACTTACTAGCAAGTCAGCATTTGGATACATCATACTCAGCATCTCAATAGCGTCAATAACAGCGTCGATATTCAATAACGGCTCTCCCATTGACATGAACATAATCTGGAACTTCTTCGAGAAGACCGGATCAATACCTGTGTGGTCTACTGCAGTCTTTATCTGCTGAACTATCTCATCTGCAGTTAAGTTACGTGTAAAGAACTTGCCTGTACCGCAAAATACACAGCCTACCGGACATCCACTTTGAGTCGAACAGCAAATAACTGTACGATCTTCATAGGTTGGATACTTGTATAGAACTGCTTCCGCTACGGCATCTGTGGTAGTGAACACGAATTTAACCACATTCTCATCTGTGCTTAGCACTGTTTTTATTTCGTTAAACATTTAATTTAGTTTTGATTTGGTATTTACTCACTGTCGTTAGAAACCTCTTCAGAGACTTCTTTTTCTTCTGCCTCATCGTAGAGAAATACTCCGTTCTCGTCAAAATGACTCAACACATACTCTCTGCGAGATACGCTTAACCCACAAGTCCTAGCCTGAATCTGTTCGTACACATCCTGTAGGGTATACTTACCATTCATATACCTTAGAACATCATTCTTCATATTCATGATCTTAATGTGCTCTGGGTATGGACGTGAACTCCACTCTTCTGGATTTTTAGGATTGACATACATACCCTCAACCTCTTGGGCATCAGACCCATCGGCCGATTTACCTGTATAAAATGGCATAATTATCCGTTTTTGTTGTAAATTGTTAGCTCTTTACGAGCGCGAGTCATAGCAACATATAAAGCTTGAAACCTTTGTCTCCACTCTATCGGCTTGACATCCATAATCTCCCCTTCACACACATACACCTTGTTTAAAGACATACCTTGTGCTTTATATAGAGAAGTTGCATAGGCATAGTCGAATTTAGCAAACGACTGTAGGAACATATTATACTGACCCCATTGACCGAACTCAGTTCCTAACTTATAGGATTGTGCTCTCTTATGTTCATAGATAGCCATCGCTTCTGGTGTATTCAATACAACCGGAATTCCCGTCGGGGGTGATGGTATACCATTCAACTTAAGATAGACACAAGGTACTTCGTAAGGTCCAAGTGCAACAACAGAGTCATCTACTGATAGTACCTGACCATTGTACAGTACTGGGATCTTTCCAGCAGAAAACCCTCCATTACAGATTACTATCTCTCCATACTCGAATTGCTTAGAATTATCGCCGTAGATGGCTATCCTAACTGAGTTGTTGAGTAGTTTTATAGTAGAGTTTTTATATGCTAGAATTCGAGCATGTTCTTTATCACCACGATGTTTTGAGATTTCTCCCGCAACACTGTCGACCATTTTATAGATATTGTTTTCAAATCGAAACCCGGTCCCATTGCGAATCACATTGGTTCGACCGTACTCATCGTCAAGTACATACTTATTAAAGGCCTCATCATGATTTATCTTTCTAATCTCTTCTCTAATTCTTACTGCTAGCTCACCAATAGGCCCCTCAAATCTCTGAGAGGTGGTAAGTTCTGCATGAATAGTATCAAAGAATTTAGACTGATGATCCTGACTTACAGGTGGTAACTGATAAGGATCCCCTACTACTATTAAGTGAATACCAAGGGCATTGACTTCATGCATAATAGTATCGTACTCCATATCATCTATCATTGATACCTCATCCAACAACAGAATCTTAGCATCTGTTATCTTCTTACGGCCACCACTAATAAATCTTACTTCTTCACTGTTACTGGTAGCAACCTTTCCAAGCAGCTGAGCTACAGTGAAACACTCTTCGATAGATTGTCCCAGTACTTCTTTTGCCGCATGTGATATGGTACCACCGTATATTTTTCTTGGTTCGCCCTTTAAAGCCTCTTTCAGCATGTATGTTTTACCGCTTCCAGGAGGGCCTGTTAGACAGAAGAAACTATCCGGAACTGCCGGCTTAGATAGGAAATCCTTGATCTTAACGGCGGCATCGGCTTGTTCATCTGTTAATGTTGAACTCATACTACTACAAATTTACCATCTGTATTAAAAGATAAGTCAGCTAACTTACGATTGAACCGATTTGAAACAATGAATAGCTTAGGATCCCCAGATATTGGACCAGTTACTAATTCACCATCGGTAATCAAGATTACTGTCTTGCCGTCATATTTCTTCATGAACTTTCCCATGGAACTCCATCCACTAGCACCAAGTTGTGGTGTAGGTTTATAGTTCACATAGTTTATCAGCTCTTCCTTTGTTGAAATAGTGAACTCTCTTGAAGGGGAATTAAAGAACTCCAGCACATCAATAGTGGTTTCATTATCTATGAAAGAGTCCAACAAGCTCAGGAACACCGCTTTAACCATAGAATTATAGGTTGAACTGAGAGTAGTAGACCATGATACGTCCACCATTACAATTACACTATTATTCTGCTTCATCTCAACCTCTTCAGTTTTGATAGATGGTTTCTTTAATGCGATATCAGCAAGAAATGATGGTAAAGCAAACCTATACCGGCGCACCTTATGTACATCACTGACTTTAGTCATCTTGTTCCTAGTAACAATAGTCGTAGGAAAAAGACTACCAGAAATCTGTTTGAGTCCATTGTAGAAATGAATTACTTCATAGACATCTGGATGCAAAACAAGTTCGTTAATAGGAATACCAGTAGTCTCTATTCCAAGAATATCAAAGTATTCTGGATTAACTTCTGAAAGGTCATCCGCATAGTTTACTTGCTTACTTTCCAAGTCGATAAGTACAGGTTGTTTAGTAGAAAGACTCTTCTCCAACTCTCTGAGGTTCACTTTACGAGACATTAGTTTCAGCACATTTACAGCAAATTCTAGGATGCTATTACTTTTGATGATAGTTTGATCAAACATTGAAAATAATTCGATCAAAGCAGTACTGTATGGTGTAGGCCACAAGTCTACTATCTTACCATCATTCATAATCTGGTTTCCACGAATAGCCATCATGTCTCTTACAACTTGGTAAGGAAGATAATTAACATATCCAAGGCGACTTGCCATAGCAGATATCTCATAGTCTTCTACGCTTCTAACATAACTAGGATGCTGTACCATTGAATATTGATTTTAGTTTTGTCTCAGTCTCAGAGTCTAAGTCTGCAACTATTCTGTATCGTAGAGCGTGATCAAACTCCTGGCACTCTTTAATGAATGTCATGACTTCGATAGCATTCTCATGGTGCTTAGCAGATAGTTCTGTTAATTTGGCTACCACATAGTTTATCTCAGATATAGCTCCTGTAAGTACCCTAACAGTAGTAAGTGGTTTGGATTGAAGAGAAGATAACCATGTTCTAGCCTGACTCAGGATAGCGTTAATCTTCACTCTCTCTTTGACCATGGAACAATAAGTAAGCATCTCGCTCAACTCTATCGAATCCAGCCCTTCTACCAACTTAAGTACAGTTACAGACTTGTGAATATCAATCAAATCTGATGCATCCTTAACCATTCTAGGAGAAACCAGAGTAGCAGTACGTGAAGCCATCTCGGCTAATACATCGTACATTAACGGTTGTTCTTTAGACTCCACAGGCTTTATCAGAGATAAGAAATCGGAGTAACTCTCGTGTGAGAAGTTGTTCCATATAACCTTTACTCTAATTGGAAACCTCTCCTTATAGAAAGCGCTAGTCGAATCATCGATACTGACGTCTTCCGGAGACTTGTTGGTGCAAATGATAACAGAACTGATAAGAGACTCAGTAAAATACCCTCCCTGTCGGAGACCTCCTTCCGTCAACACATCCTTCAAGGCTGCTGCGGTGGATGGTCGGGCGTCTAAAAACTCTTCAAGAATTAATATGCCCGGGACTCTAAATACACTTCTATCAAATGCTAATTCGTACACAGAATGTTTGGTAAGCTTCTCAATGTTAGGAACTCCCAACAAAGCCTCAACCTCCATATCCTCATAACCAACAATTGTCGGAGCACCAACCCCAACTATACTTAGAAACTCTTTGACTACCTGTGACTTACCAAATCCACCAGGACCATATAAGATGATGTTCTTACCGGCTGAAGTACCCATGTATAAAGCTTCAACAACTTTATCCATTCCGTAAAACTTCTCAGCTATACGGGCCTGAACTTCTGCAAGAGGAATACTTAGTATTCTATCTCTTATAGCTTGAATTGTTTCGGCTCTACTCATACTACAATCCTAGAAAATCGGTGTCTTCTGCAGGGTCCATGTCAGTATCAACTACTGCATGAGCAAACTCTACAGGTTCTGGAATTACAAATCCATCCGGGGCCTCATCAAGCATACGCAACAACTGATACTGCTGTTTGATATAAGCTCTCCACCCACCATTAGATTTTTCGGCTGCACGTTTCTTAGCTGCACCAGTAATGAACAACCGTTTCTGGCGTTCTAACTGTTTGTCGGTAAGTTTGTGTATAACACTCTTAGTGTCAGCTTTCATTTCATCGAGCCATGTGGTCCATTCAACCTCAATATCTGTCTCCACAGTCTTGGTAAGCTTGGTTTCCTTGGAATCAAAATGGTTTTTATACATCCTGATAGCCATCCACTTTAGATCAGCAGTGGTTTTACACCCGGCAACAAGAGCAGCAGCAGTCTTTGGTCCAATGCCCGGCAAGCCTTTGACATTATCACCAGTATCACCCTTCAGCAGTTGTTCAACAAAGAACTTATCTGCTTCAAGCTGAGTGATATCAGTAAACTTGTGTTTGCCCATATCGAAGTGAGTTATGCCGGCGAGTTGTTTAAGATCTTTATCTGCAGTGATTACTACAATCTCATCATACTCTTTCTCATACCTGCGCTTTGTAATGCTAACTGCATCGTCGGCTTCCATACCACTAACAGGTAGAAATCCCCATTTGTCAGACATCTCCTTGTGGATGGTAGGTCTCCATTTGGTAATAAATTCAGGTGTCTCAGGCCTGTTTGCTTTGTATTCAGGGTCTAATGCAAACCTAAAGTTAGGTGCAGTAGTTTTATCACTCGATCCATAGAATCCAACATAATGTGTTGCTCCAGAAGCTTTTAGCAATTCGTGTATAAACTGATTAAGACTAATCCTAACCATGTTTGCTACCTTCTTTGTCTTGAACTTCCACGCAATTATGTAGATCATTGAATCAGCGTCAATGATTGCTAGTTTGCTCATCTTTAATAATCAAATTTGAATCGTCCTTTGACAGGATAATTTCAAGTAACTGTATTTTGGTTTTCCCTATGGAAGTTTGTAGCACTATTCTACCATCATCGGTAATCATTGCTAACAGGTCTGATCCATTATGAATTTCTTTTCCATCTACCTTTATAGAGTCGACCACTATATTCTTCTTTTCTAATTTACTCATAATTGGACATAAAAAAAGAGGCCTACTAGATGCAGGCCTCTCTGATATTGTATTGATATGTTTCTGTTACACCGAAGCTTTACGGAAAGCTTTATATACCCGGTCAAGGGCCAGTGTTACTTTACGTGCGTCTTTACCGGCGCTTTTGTTTCCACCCAGGAATTTGTTGATTCTTACAGTCAACTCACCAGTTAACTCAGTAATCACTACAGCCAATTCAGCAGCTGTTTTACCTTCTAAGAGCAGTGTGCCGTCATTAATCTGACCGGCTGTTTCAACGAGTGCTTTACTCATGATTTCTTATTTTCGATTAACATTCGTAGACGGTAACAACAGGCTACCATCTCATTCTTTATAAACAGTAAAGTGGGCCAGGAATTGCTCCCCAGCCCAATATTTACTACAGCCCCATGTCGTTTACCGAATCAGCGATTTTGGCAACGAGTTTGTTACTGTTTTCCACAGCTTCTTTTTTGTAAGCTTCCCATTCGGTGTCCTTCATGGCAGCATATTTAGAAGAGTGATAAATACCTTTGTTACGGCCTTCTACAGCACCATAAACGAAGTATTCGCGAACACGGATAGCACCATCACTGTTACGATTCACATCGCAGATAGCACCAATCTCAGCTGGGTCAACGAAACATTCCAACAACTGACAGTTAAGTCCTTTGTAAGAAGAGACGTATCTCCATCCACCAACGTGAAGACCTTTTACACAAGTGGTATCGTCGTTGGTGTTAACCTGCGACCATTTTTCCAAAGTGTGTTTTTTACCAACAGCGATCAAGTGACCTTTGTTATCACCAGATAAGAACTCATCACCGCTAGTACCCTGTACTGGTGGTTCGAAGAACAATTCTTCGGCAAATTCAGGTAAAACAGCTTCACCTTTAGTGATTTTTCCACTATGGAAGTCGATGGTGTCCGGAGTCATTGGATACAGAGGAGCTTTTTTAGCTTTGTTGGTTTCTGCATCAATAACCCAACCTTCAGTAAGCAGTTTTGCATACTTTTTGGCTACAATAAGACCTTCCTGAGTGATAGCCACGTCGTTATAAATAGAACGAGCGGTTGCAACTTCAGCAGTGAATCCTTCTTCTTCAACCAATCTACGAGCTTCTTCGGTATCCACAATCACAGAAGTGATATAGTCTACAAAACGTTCAGCTTTGTTTGGGGTGAAGTTAGGGTTACGCAAGAAACGAATCCAGGCTTTTACAAGCGGAGTTGGATCGATTTCTTTTTCAACCGACTCAAGGATGATTGCTACTAGTTTCTCTGGAACCGGAGTTTTGGAAACTTTCTCAACACCATTATCAACTACTTTTACGAAGTAGAACCCGGTTTTTGGGTTTTTAATCAAGTCAGGACATGCCGTAACAATGATATCAACTTCTTTGTTTTCCAACAAAGCTTTCACTTCAATTGTCCAAGCATCGAACATCGCTACGTCTTCGATTGACGCTAACTCAGCTTCTTTAGCTTTTAAACCAGCAAAAAGTTCTGCACTAAAAGGAACGTTAAATTTAGCTCCGTTCAAAGATCCGTTGATGGTTTTTGTATCACCATGACTAACTACATTAACTGTTAACATAATACTTAAATTTTGATTTTGACTTATATACCATTTAAGTTATTATAGTTTAATTTATAGATATTTAGAGAGTATTTCCTTACTTTTTTTGCTCTTAAGTTTCACTAAACCAGAGGTTTTAAGCTTTCGTACCTGCTCCACAGACATCCCCAATGACTCGCCAATTAGCTTCATAGAAGACTTTAAATAGTCTCCAGAAAATCCATAAAAGGCCTTGATTACTTTGACTTCATTCTCGGTTAATTTAGAGAAAACTCTACCAAGATCTAGGTCCATATCAGAATCTTCCATGGGGGAACTTCCGTCAACTGACAATAACAATACATTCTCAAGAGGATCTAAATCATCTTCTTCTCCAACTGGTCGTGTATTCATGTTAAATTTCTGAAAAATCTTAGGGTTGGTAGCAAATTCTTGATCCCTATCTTCTATTGAATCTAGGATTTCAAACAATTCGCGACCTCTTAACGATTCAGCGTGCACTTTCTCCCTCACTTTCATCTGACTGTTGCGGATGTTTTTTGGTATTTTAACAGGCCTGTTAGTCTGATCCAAGGCTTCCCTCATCTGTCTGCTTATACTTACATTACTGTAGGTCACAAACTTAGTGGTTAAACTGGTATCAAACTGTTCTATCGCTGCCATCAATCCAAGGATACCTTCGCTAATAAGATCTGCTAAAGATAAACCCTGCTCCTGATAGTTTTTTGCGATGGATACCACATAGCGCCCAAACGACGTAATGATGGTATCCCTTGCTACTAAATCACCATTGTTCTTGTAAAGATCAATTAATCCACGTACAGTTTCATCAGAAGGGAATCTCTCCGGTGCCGTACGGTCCAGATCTGCTATGTAAAGCTTATCTGTCTTGTCGCGTAATACCGGAATTATCCTACTGTTATACGATTTCATCATTCTTCAAAGTGATGTATTCTTTGATCTGTGCACCAACAATAACCTTGGTTGTAGAACCATTGTTATAATATTTATCCACAAATAAAGAGATGAGGTCCTTGAATGGGGCTACTTTTATGAAGGTAGCTTGCCACTTTTTAATCAATGCAATATCCAGAATATCGACGTCTTTAACCTGATCCAGGGAATCGCATAAGCATTCCGGAACCATGGCGTTGAGCTCAACGATAAGGTTATCCACATCAATTGGTACAATACCCGAATTAGATAGTTGAATGGCTATAGCTTGACTATAGAAATCTGTGCGATTAATCGCCTGGGGTGCGTCATAACCATTCTCAAACCAACCACGGTATAAATGTACAAACTCCTTGTAATCCTCATCAAAGATAAACTCTGTCTTCTCATCTCGAAGAATACCCATTAAGCCATACTCCTTAACCATTGTCTCAATAACATTGGCAGTGGCTGCGGCTCTGATATCGTCGGAGAATACTAATTTACCTTTCGCCTTATCATAGGACTTAATCACAAATTCCGGAATAGTTTTATACTTGTCGGAACCGAGTACATACTTTACGTTCTCTTTAGCTATGATGATCATGTTGATCGGCTTAGCGTGGGGGTTGAAGCATGCATAATGAGGGATGTTGGTAACCTGGTCGATTTTACTAGAGGTATCTCTCCAGTTATCGAAGCATTTTATGTACCCGTGTGGAAAGAACGAGGCAATCTCCTTCATGTCATTTCTGTCCAAAGAGGTTCCATATACAGCTACTTCATCATTATCAAATAACGATAGCATGTCACTGGTATAGGTATCTTTAGAACTGAACACATATGAAGTGTAGTTCTTAGCAATAAAGTGAACCGGGATCATAGCATTAGCCTTACGAATAGCACTACGGTCAATAGCTACAGTGGTAGTAGTACCATCAGTTGACGTCTCCTCTTCTTCAATCTCTGCAGTCTTGTAGACTTCAAGGATATCATCAGGAACAATTACGTCATCGTACGACTGCAGTCTACCAGAAGATAGAACCAACTTAGCAAAGAAGTCAGATTTGTAATCCTCTTTACCGTTGATAAGAACAAACTCACCTTGGGTATCGAAAATGTACCTGTCTTTCATTGGATCAGCGGCACCGTCGGTAAAGTACACAATCTTAGATAATGCACCGGGACTCTCGATGGCCTTTCTTTCTATCTTTCTGCTATACCTGTCATAGCGTATTGTTCTAGCTGTCAGCTTAGTACCTAACATCTCATTAACTTTATGAGAGAACTCTACTTGAGAGTTCAGTGGATAAGTGACATTCGTGATAGAAGAAGCATCGATGATCGAAGCCAATCTACCAATCACACTAGAGTTACTACCATGCTTTAAGGCCGACATAGTCTGGTCGGCTTTCACCATCCAGTCAATATAGTCAGTCTCTGCGGCCAGACTCTGGTTTACAAATAATGCTGCAGTCTTAGTTACCTTGTTGTATTTTTCGAGTACGGCTTTTCGGGTCTTTGTGGACCACACAGGAGCTTCTCTCGACGGAGTAACCTCTATGTCATTAATGTCCATGATAAGTCCTACAGAGCCTCGTTTTGGTTCGATTTCCAGCTCGTTAAAAGCAATCAATCCATAGTTGATCAAAGCTTTGCCGGCACCAATAAGAATGTGCGGTCTGTCATATACTGTGGACTCGGAGATAATAATATCGTTGTCGCGGTATAATTCTTTTGCACGTATATCCATCATGGTATAAGTCATAGCACCCTGAGCTCTTGTGTACACCTTAATATCAGGCATATACATTAACTGAGACTGCATAGCTTCAAACAATAACTTCTTGTTATGCTTCTTGATATCGATCTGGATCTCAAGACCATTCATTTCGGTGGTCTCTTCGTAATACGCAGTACACGTATCAGTAAGATGAATGCTGCCATTCTCCTTACCATCACTAAACCTTGGTATGATTGGATCCACTTTATCCAAGTACACATCGAATTTAGTTCTCTTACCATTATAACGATTGATAACTCTAAAAGAGTCAACATTTAACGATAAAGCAACTTTACTTCCTAATCCCCACTTACCTAAAGCATCCTTATTAGCACGCTTACTCGAGTAGTTAAGTTGAAAGTATCCGACAAGTCTTTTCTGTCCTAACCCAACACCGTTGTCAACTATTCTCAGTACATCCTTAGCACTACCTTCCTCATAATAAATATGAACACAAGGGTCTTTAGATAACCAAGCTTCGTCAAAATATGATGGATCCCACCCGGATGAGTGATAGATACCATCTTGTTTGTTTACATCGAAGTGATCTTCAACAGAAGTTTCACCTTTTATGATAGCTAAAGCAACGTCACGTTCCTTAATAGCGTCATAGGAGTTTGATGCTAACTCCCTAATTGTAGATGGAATTGGAAATGCATAAAGCCCTCTCTGTAGGATGTCCAACGCTAAGGGCATACTGTCCTTGTCGATGTTCTTTCTAATCCCACCCTCGGTCTCGATGTATTTGTCTTCGATTACAGCCATGTTAACTAAAAAATATTAATGAATAATATCTTTAATTTAAGGCAATTTAAATAGATCAATATCGTGTATCTTACACAAAGCATTAATATAGTCTTCAGCTACTACCTTTCTCATACCGTGACTACCTGTAAGATGATTTATAGCTGAATCCGTGTTACCAGTAGAACGTATGAAATTAAGCATTTGATGGCATATCATATCATGTTCTAAGAACTCGTTAACTTTACCCTTCTCGAACTCGGAGAGGTGGGTATCATTGTAATCCTCTGGCTCATCGTTTGGAAGCAACGAAGCTAAGAAAGCATCATTACACCTATTATGTGTGGGCGCAGCTTCAAAATCTGGGTAAAAATGATGCATGGTGTGGGCTTCTCCTACAGGGATATTCCCACCACAATGCTCACAAGTCTTTGCACGTCTACCTTTGCCAATATTTCTACTTTCGTAGTAGTCTTCTTTCTTAAGGTAGTCGTGATAGTTTACTTGATCACTCATTTGAATTCTCCGCCCATTGACACTGGTTCGCCATTATCCATGTGCATGATAGTGGCCAGGTTTTGTGGATTAATACCAATAACATCGGCAACAACACGCAAAGCATCGATCACTTTGTCTTTAGCATCCACACCCTGTTTAAAGGTTAGTTCCTCTTGGTGTTTGTAGGATTTAATAGTGGTCTCGAATAGGTAACCACTAATCTTCGCTACACCATCAAAGGCCGCAAGAGTTTTTGACTCATCGATGATCTCGCGAACAAACGATGCCGGCATATCCTCAAGAAGTTCGATGCAGTTGGTATAGTTGTCAGTAGGGTCAAACATTGTACCCATATATCTCTCACAGAATTGTGGGATATCGGTACGAATCAACCCTCCAACATGAAGAATCTTAGAGATACGACCTGCACGCAACATATACGAAGATATTCTCTCGATATAGTTGGTTGTAAGTACGTTAATAAGTTTCATGTCCTTGTTGTAGCCGGCATCAATCTTGTTAAGAATGGTCTGTTGCATGTCTCCACGAACTTCACCATCAAACGCTTGATCAATATCTTCCACAATAGTGATAACTTTCCAACCACGTTCTTCAACAAGTACTTCGGCAATATCCAGAATCTTACTGTATTCTTTAGCGTTATCGCAGAATATTACAGTATACCCATTCTCAACAGCAATAGGAGCTACATAGTTGAACATCATAGATGTCTTACCAGTACCACCTTTACCATGTAATAGCAGTGAGTATTTGTTATTGATGCCAAGACCCTCGCTTGTACCAGTTAGTCTTGATACCAATGGAACAAGCCCACGTTCGATAGAAGAATACACAAATACATCCTGACCTTTGATTCGGTTAATAGGTATGATATGTACTTCCTGATTATCCTCAGATGTGTCCGGGCGTATGACTTTGTTCTGTAAGAATGATTTCTGAATTGCATTGGTACGAATACCATCTACAAGAAGTTCAGCTTCCTCAGCTCTATGCTTAGGAGTATTAACTTCAAACGACATAGTCATATCTTCAGCTTCATACCGGCATTTGATATTGATGTTGTTGTTTCCAGCATCATCGTCATCATCGCTATCATACCCACGACGGTGCCTTCTGGCTTTAGCTAATTGACCGGCCTCCGAAATACTTATCATACCAATAGGCATTCTAATATTTTTACCGGTGTCTGGGTCAACTATTGTTATAAACTCAGGGCTTCTATCCCCCGACATACCTTCCATTTTAGAGTATACATCGTCACCAAATAGGTCAACGACAGCAAGGTGCATTGCATAATACAACTCTTGTTTGAACCCTTTAATGGTGTAATTATGTACTTCTCTTAGATTTGGATCTTTTGACATTACGTGCAGTTTTAATTAATTGTTTGAAATCTTGTAGGGTATCGGCTAGACAATCAATTTTGATATAGCCATGTAGATGTTCAACGTGCTTAGCAGTTCCCAAATTACTACCCCCTTTGGATACCGAAATGGCGTCAGACAGTGAGAAGACTACTCCTTTACAAGAGGCCATCTCACTATCCACGTCATAATTTACCGGGAACCCATTAAAATAACCGATGATTTGCGTCATATTGCTGTCCCATCCAATAATAAAGTAATGGAATATGCCCTGGGGCTACGTTCTCCAACACCCAGTTGATGTCGTATAACTGTGGGATGGGAATAAATTTCAACCCATCCGCATCATCTCCTGCTTTCAGTAACTCCTCTTGTGGAGTACCAATTCGTGGGTGTACATACTCAGCAGTGAATAATGTAGTACGAAGTCGATGCTTCGAAGTATCCGGATTGTACCTACCATAGTCTTGGGTAAGAAATGATTGTACAGTGAATCCTTCATCTATACGAACAAACCGTGGGTCAACCCCCATCTCTTCATGGGCTTCTCTAAGCATTGCTGCTTTAAGAGAGAGGTCGGTTGTATCAACCATACCGCCACACAAGCGTAAATACTTGTCTTTGTATGATTTGGTAATAAATACCAAACACCCTCTACATGTGAGGATGAGATCAATACAAGAAAACGTTATTGGAAATGGAGTTTCCTCCATCTGTTGTTTTTGCTCTGGTGTCATAGCGTTTTTAAGTTAGGTAAGATTCGTGTGATTTCATCCCAATCAGTATCGGGGTCAAACCCTGCTTTATCATCCAATAAGATACCAAAATATGGTTTGTTCTTAAATGACTGTATAGAGTGTTGAGTATCTGAAGAATAATCGATATCGATTTCAATACCGTATTTACTCATCAGTTCTGCAAGTACTTGCTCAAGTTTTCTGCGCTTAGTACCACTGTAGATAAACATTGTGACTGAAGGATGCTGAGACAATAGTTTTAATGCCGTTACAGCACTTCTAAATATTGACGCCTGCACCTTCATTTCGATGTTACCCGGAGCTGCATTGAATACTTTGGAATCAACCATAGTACCATGCAGGTCAACTGCAATAACAACGTGGTCATACCCCTTTGAAGCAGCATCTGCCCAGGCTTTCTCGAGTAGTGTTTTAATCGAGTGCATGTTCTCTGATTTTAGTAGATGATGTTGTAGGAAACTTTGATGACAGAAATAACACATTATCCACATTCATTTCTCTGTGATAGACATAGAACTGAACATGGGGTAATTCGAACAAAGCTTCTTCCATCCTATGATACACATCGATACCTGCAAAGATACCAATCTGACCCTCAAACCGATAGATATTGCGTAGAACCATAATAAGATCCATAAACTTTGTGTTGTCCGAATCTATGATGCAGTTACGCTGAGTTGTTTTAGCTCTTCCAACAAGCTCGGTAGCACTGGCTTTCTTTCCTTCAACAGTTTCTCCTGTAAGCGATAATACTGGAACATATTGCTGACGGAAAGCTTCCTCCACCAATTGTTCATGACCTTCATGATATGGATTAAAGCTTCCTTTGATAATTCCAAGATGACCTAGATCTCTCAAGAATACTGTAGTACGCATCCACTCTCCACCATTGGTGATTACAAATGATCTGTGGTTAAGTGGTAATAGTTCAGGATAAAAGTCCCAATCCCTACCATGTTGTATGAAGGCGCCGTCGATCTGACCCATGTTGAAGTTTATCTTGAGTACATGTCTCTTGACAATAGCAATAAACAACCCAATCATTCTAGCACCGGCTTCAACTTTACTAATATTGTAACCAAAGGTAAAATGATATGCAACAGCACCTTCCACCATACCCTCGGAGTTAATGGCGATGAACCCATGACATTCTTTATCCTCACCAGCTTGTAAAGAATACACAATATCAAAGTCTGCATCGTAATTCTCCAAAGCTTTTAAAAGAAACCCAACTCGTTCAACACTAACGGATCTATGTAAGATGTTAGGTATCATGATCTCCTGAACTTCTTTGCTATAGGGGCAGTTAGCATACTTAAGTACCTTACTGGACCCAGATAGTCCCATGAATCCATGAGCTATCGGCATACCGCAGCCAAGTTCCGTTATACAAAACGTTTTCCCAGCTGCGGTAAGTAATTCCAATAGTTCTCTCATTAGATTGCTCTCTTTTTGATCAGATTGAAATCATGTGTACCCATAATATCCCCATTGAGGAAAATAGGTTCCATGGCATCAACATATTGATTAAACATGTTAGGAGCACAAGTAGTGGAACTGATAGTAGTGAATGTGTTACCGATCTGCGCAACCTTTAACAGTCCACGTTTCGATGCTTTTGTTTCATTACCAACATTTGCTGTTGCTGGGTCTTTGAAGATATCAAACCCAACACCATTGATTGAACCATGAGATGCCTTGATAGCAAATCTCAGTGTGTCACGATTCCATTTCTGCAACAACCCACCACCCGAACCAACAACTAAGTTGTCAGATGACCAGTGACCAATTGTTATAATGGCTTCAAACAGGGTATCAATGGTTTGGTAATCCATACCATCTCCCTGTAACACTCCTACATTATGGTTCAATACTTTGTAACCCAGTCCATTGACAGTGAATCCCAATACGTTACCAAGAATATCCAATACTCTCAGATTAACGGCTACCGGATCACCACTATCAGGACGGAATACTGTGCGACCAGAACGTGCTTTGATTTTAGCTAGTACTTCTGGATGACCAACAACATTCTGCGCAAAGTTGAACGTGTCATAGCTATCCATAACCATAGATACAATTGCATCATCTGGAGCTGCATTAAGCTGAGCAAGAACATAGTCTACTTCACCACGACCTGGACCATAAGAAGTTGCGACAGAATGTTCAGTAGCCCATACAGAGTTTCCAAAGATCTCTTTTGTACCATAATAATGACGAATACCGCGAACAGCATCAGACGTGTCAGTACCACGACATGTGATCAAGTGACCCATACCAGAGTATACTGCAGTCTGCCAGCTACTTACACCTCGGAATCCGAAGTCATGCAACTGCCATATGGTTAGTTCGGGTGTTCCGGTTAACTTAGCCCACTTATCCAGAATGTTCTTCTTGATATAGCGAGATACACTCGCGACCGTAGTTGAGCTCCAGACATGCATTAATAGAGTTTCGCTGTGATTTACAAGTGGTTGTGTAATAGCTCCACCTGTGTTGGTAATACAGAATAGTGGAGTTGATGGCGGTACCACAGTACCTTCGGGCAATGCCTTAATAGACAACGGTAATCTACCATTGTGTTTAGTGAGAATCTCTTCCCACATGGCCCGGTTAAAATATGCTGGATGACCACCCATACCGGTTACGATTTCATTGGCCTCTTCAATGTTATCACGTGTAATCACGTCACCTTCAAAGAAGTCCTTTAGTATTGGTAGAATACCATTCCACACAATATCATGAAATAGGGCACCTTCACGGGCCTCACAGTATGAGTTGATACTATCCATACCCTTAGGGTATTGACACCAGTGACCAAACTTATAGAAGTCAGTCGCTGTACAAAAATTTGGTTGAAACATAATCGATTTAAATATTGAAGGGGTGCATCATAAGACACACCCCTAAGATTTTAGATACTTGAAACAGTCATCCGGTATGCTTTACCTTGTGTAATATCGTTAGCAATTGCAGGTGCACTCACCTCTTTGCCTGCAGACACTACACTATAAACACACTGAACATCTGATATAGCCTTAAAGGCTTCTTCAACGGCTAACTGGGGATTCATACCCTGGTTTCTCAACGTCTTGGCACATACAACTCTCTGCTTCTCAAGCAGTAGCGTATCCTTCAAAATAAATATCGAGATGCGTATCATTACTTTTTAACTTTTACCGGGTTACCAACTACGGACATCAGTACAGCCATCTGCACTTCATCCAAAAACTTAATAGGGACGATGTAGGTTAATTGTCCTTTAGCATACTTGAATACTGCTTCTCCACGCCTCATGTAGGTGTTTTTAGCAGTAGCATTAGACACTAAATTACGAATTCTCCAATCACTACTGATGGTGATTTCACTGGCCTCATAGTAGGCACGGTTAAGAGCTTCTCCGAGCTCTCTTTCAACTTTATTGACGTTAGCCATAGAGTTTTTTGTTGTAATCTTTAAGTAGGAATAAATTTAACTAAACTCTAATTTAATTTACAGGGCCGGAACTATTTCTTTTCAGTCAGAGTACCGAGGCCGGAAGTTGTTGTTTTTGCAACCTGATGTAGGTCATTCACGAAGGATTTAACGTCCAAAGCAGCCGAACGAGCTACGTCCAGGTTGTTGATCATTGCGTCGATCTCTGCAGCAGCATTTGGTGCATGTTTCTCGATGTTACGCGAACTTTTTGTGTAAGCTTTAGAAGCTTTTTTCAAACGAGACAATGGATTTAATCCTAATAATGATAAAATACGGTTCATAGTAATGTGATTTAAAATGTGAAATTAATTTATTTGTTTATTGGTTGTAATCTCCAACTTCTAGAATGTAACCACCATCGAAGTGAATTGGTTGTCCCTTAGCTATGGAGGCTTTGTAGTTATAGTGTGATGCAGATACTTGTATAGCATCTAGTGCTGCTAATATACTTAAATATGGTACTCTTTTACCGGATAAGTAAGTCAGAACACAAGATTTGGTGTTTCTAGGTAAAGACCTTTTGGTAAGAATAGTTAAATTAAGTGAGTAGATAGTACCAGCCCCATCTCCAGTCCTAATACTAGCAACAATATTATTTGTTACTAAACTCTTAAGATTTCTTTGTATCTGTAAATTAGTGAAGGCTAGCTTACTATACAGATAGTAGATATCAACCGATTTACCAAGAGACTCAGCAACTTTTATCTCTTTAAGGATAGCTGCTGTAACTCCCTTTTTACTGCCGCCTGCCATCTCTACTTACTTACATTCCAACGAGGAACCTTGGTTGACACACGGTATGCTTCCCAGATAGCTTTGCGCTCATCTTTGGTTATCGCAGGCTTCCAATCTTCCGGAGAACCGACAAGAGAGATGCACTCACATGCTCTTTTCAAGCTAAGTTTACGTGCAGTTTCATAGCATTGTTTGTCATTCCACCCGCGAACTACGTCGGCCTGGGCAACCACCACATCATCGCGAAGAACACTACAAGTAGTGATATCTCTGGCGCGAGAAACAGTCTTTGTGACTGCATGACGGATACTAAGCTTTGTAGGCTTAGCCGTCTTTGTACTGAAATATGGGACAGTATCAGATGAGTACTGCCACACAACCTTTAAATTACCAGTTGTTAACATACGATTAAATTTTTGTTATGATTAAAGTAGTTTAAGGGGGTATCGAGCCCCCCATAAACATATGTGTTATCGCTTTACAACGATATTGTTCAGGTAGAATGGTATATCTGATTTCACAGGTACCTCAACATTTTTAGACCGAGCAACCCCAGAATAGGCATCTATAACAAAATCAGACACAGCCTTGTTAAGAGAATCATCGATCTGTTGATGCATAGCAATTCCATAATCAGAAGCTGCTTTACATTGAGTTGCATAATCAAGTTTAGCAGCCTTTACTGGGGTGTCAATAAGACCAAGATCCATTGCCTGTGCAGTTACCCTATCCCTGTATGCTTGAGCTCTAGTAGGTGCAGGAGTATCTTCACGAAGACTTACTAACTCTGGAGTAGTTCTGCGAAGAATCTTGAAGTGGTTGTTTTTAGAGGTCCATACCCAACTACCAGACCCCGCCATGTCAAATGTTATTTGAACGCCAGAAACCTGGTTATCAGTAACTGATTTAACAATAACTTCTTCGCCATCAAACCTATCCATATCTCTATGCCAGTTAGTAGATGACATTTGTATTCGAACTACATCACCAACACGAACCAGCTTAGGATCAATAAGTGGCTCTTCCGCTAAAGGTAGGTCGCACTCATCAACTTTGATAGTGGCTTTATCTAATGAGGAAGAGTTTTGTGTTTGGTGTACCTCTTTAGCTATACCATCTACAATCACTCTGTCATAGACTATAGAATTATACCAGTATTTATTTGATGCCTGTTTAGTGGGAGTAATCGATAGAATACGTTTGAAACTACCATCTACCTTTACCCAATCTCCTGCAGATAGTTCTATCAGAGGCGAGCCTGTAAAGGTCTTTCTAATCTCAGGCAGAACCTCTTCAATACCTTCAAGAAATGTCTGAGCAATAGTTCTACTAGGGAACCATCGTATGGCATTTGGAGATAGGCCGGACCATAGATGATAAGAGGAGCCGTCTAAGTATACCCTATCATCACCGGTAAGTTTGTGTAACTCGTATTTCTTGATGCCCATAATACTGGCAGGGTGGTCTTCCATGCTTACAATCCACGATCCTTCAGGAAGTGTTTCGGGCACCATTGGTGTAGCCCACCTCCCTCTATGGTACATAACCTTACTATATCCATGAACGTTTGATACAGATTTACCACCATACGTTTCAATAATAGAGTCTTCACTAATAGCAAAGTTTTCAGGGTCTCCGGCAACAGAATTGCCATCTACATCTGAATCAGAAAGATGCGCCGAATGGTATTCACTACCTTTTGGGTATCTACGTCGGGCTCTCTCTAAAGCTTTTTCCATATCCATACTATCTCCTCCATTTCAGTTTACTCCACCAACTAGTAATCTTATACCCAATAAACAATAACAAACCAACTACAATAAGAATACCTAAAAAGGTAAGTCCAACTGCGTCTCTGAATGTCATTACTACTACTGGTTTACAAGATACAAATGATAGGAGCATGAGACAAAATGCTGCTGTTAGTTTTAAACTATTTAGCATGTTTGATTTCCTTAATGGTATGACTGTCTGGATTCTTACGATACCGGTTCTTAACCTGCCCGGACTTTGTAGTATATTCTCCCACTAATATCTTAGCTGGAGCTGATAGCACTTGTTGTTTTCTCATGATAATATTTAAAAAGTTAAAATACTCGAGGACCTGCCCCGTACAAATAATGAGTGATGTATAGCGGCTGACCGATAATATCTACTCCAATACAATAGGTTACTTCTAACATTAGGATTCCCAACTTAATTTAACACCACAGTTACTGCAATAATTTGATTTCACCATAACAGAATCATACTCACATTTAGGACATTTAAACCATAGGGTATGATAGACTCCACGTTTATTAGACGTAGGATCCACTTTCATACCAATTAATAGCGCAGTGAGTTCTGTGCCCTTTAATGGATTATCGGGGCAACCATCGAGAAACTTAGGGTGCATACCACCACAGAAGGTGCAGTACTCACTGCGAGCTACATAGGTCATTATCCTAAGAATTCTGGTTTGACATTGAAGAACTCTTCATACAAAGTACTGGCATTCTCCAACTCTTTCTTCACAAGATCGCGTTCAAGCGCAGCTTTGCGAATAGGGGCCCATTCCTGGCTGGTCTTAGCTTTAGTGATAGCTGCTTCAAGAGCAGTATCAGCTTCGATTACTTTAGACTGCAATGATAACAGGTCTACTTCAGCTTTAGCCCTAAGGTTAGCTTGTGCACGGGTTTGTTTAATGGCATCCCAAGCCTCTTCGGTACGCTCCCATACAGTTTGGAGCAACGATTTTTTCTTTACTACTTCGGTCATAAAAATAACTTTAACAATTTCTTACTAATGCTTTCACTCTCTGACGACGGGAAATCGGCTAAACATGCGTGCATACCCATACTAGCTAATCCCATACTCATACCCATTCCAGGATGTATACCAAGTATCTGGTTAACGTCAAACATTTTAACGACCCTGTGACCGGTATTCATGTCCATTACACGAACCTCAATCATACTTCCGTTCACAGGTCTAATTTCAATCTCCGGGTCTTTATATCTACTAGATTCAAATGGAGACCTTGACTGACGCATTTCCCAATCATACCTAGACGATAATGATGACATAGGCATATAATCTCTTTAAATTTAACTTATACCGGTCTAACCGGATTGTTGTGATAGCGGGACTCGAACCCGCGACGCATGGATAGGTATAATTTACTCCACCGCTCTAACCAACTGAGCTATATCACATACCAATACTATTTCAAGTTAAGGAACGGAATACCGCCACCTGTAACTCCGGGAAGTTTACCATCCCAACGTTCAACTTTTAATTTCTCCACAAGAAGAGGTGTCATTGAAGCACTAATAAGCTTATTGGCAGCAGCTTCGGCTTTTGCATTTATAGTCAATGCTTCAGCAGTACCAGTGGCTTCAGCTACTTTCTTAGCAGCAGCAGCTTCTACTTCTCTGATCTCATTCTCACGTTGTTGCGCAAGTTGCGTAGCGTTAATTTTTGCATCGATAGCAGCTTTTACAACAGCAGGAACTTTAATACGACCTATCAAGTAAATCTTTTCTACAACGATTCCAATAGGAGCACATTGTTTAGAAACATCTTCTTGTACGGCAGCAATAAGGCCAGCTTTTCCGGATCCGTAAATATCGGCAACATCCATCTTAGAGGCTCTCATAACCAACGCATCACGTATCATATTACGTAAATACAGGTCAGTAATTTCAGATAATCCCATGTTGTATTTCTCGAGAATGTCGGCAGCTTTATTAATATCGACATGATAAGTAATTCCAAGATCAGCATTTAACTCAAGACCTTGAATGTCCTGGAAGTTTAATGACTCATCGGTAGGACTACCTTCAGTAGAATCTGCGGTCCACACATAGTTCTGAGTAAACGTTGGTAACATGAATAAAGATTCGTTGATACCAATAGTGTACCAACCCGGCCCCAGTGGGGTTTTGTCGATACCCTTTTCAGAGCCATACTTTTTGAACTTTACAGCGGCATAACCACGATCAACGGTCTTTACTTTACATGACGAAAACGAGATAGCCATGATTAACACACACAGGAGAATACTTAATTTACTTTTCATCTTAAATAATTTGTTTAACTAATTTGACAATATAACGAATAATAATAAACACAATAACTGGCATCACGAATAGCGATGCGAGCCCTAACAGCACTACAGTATCAGAATTTGCACTGATTACGAATGGAAAGAACACACCGAAGTATGCTAGTAGCAGTACCACCAATAGGCAGACTGCTACATAGATTTTCAGTTTCACTACTTACGCAGTTTTTCCAGATCTGCAATGCTCATAGATTCAAGACTTTCATCTTTCTTCTTAGCAATAAGATCGTCGATTTTACTGTTGTGGGCTTTAACAGCCTTAGCATCAGCAGAAGCCGCAGCTTCTTCTACTTTAGTAGTGAGGATGTCCAACACGATGTCGAACTTCAGTTTTGACACGGCATCCGCATCAGACTGTTTAGTAAGGAATGATTTCTTACCAGCAGCAGTTGCTTGCTCTTCGAGAGATACAGCTAGTGCATCTAACTCGGTCATAGGCAAAGACCACAATTGCTCAGTAGTGAGCAGACCTTTATCAGTCTGAAACCGCAGCTTCAGACGACTTGCTTTTTTGTACATTGATATGATTTTAGAATTTAACTTTTACAACTCTTTTGAATGAACCTGCTAATCTGAGTATTACCTCATCATGAACAGTAGCATTGAAACCAAGACCGGACAACTGCTTGTCGAGAGATGGCACCATGTGAACAGCACCCAGGCCTTCAAGAACCTTACGATGTTCGTGTAATTCTGCATTAAAGTTTTCACTGTGGAAGCTTCTTACTTCACCCGGGCATTTACACCCTTCTAACATGAAGAAATAGTGTTTGTTACCTACAGCATTATCACCCCAATGATTAGGAGAAAGACATACCAAGTTAACTTTGTAGAAGTTATTGGTTTCCAATCCATAAAGATCAATAGAGCTTGCAAGTTCTGGTAACTTATGCTCGATAGTAAACATACCATTACGTAATGTTACTTCTGCGATAGTGACCCACTCGTCCTGCCTAGTTGCTGGGTATTCGTACTGATACGACTCTCCACCAAACGCGATTTCAGCTTTACCCCTTCCGCCAGTGTACCTGAAACTCCAGTTATTAATCATACAAGTGTATTTACCTTCCGGCATTCTCGCAAGCTCTGGAAATGTTATATTCTCTACTGGTATATAACCTGCAGGAGCTGCTTGAGTATAATCCACATCCTGAGTACCTCCTGACATAGTATCGGTTCTGTGATTCCAACCAACACGTCTTCCGGATACACTTGGTCCGTGATGGGTACCTTTAGGTAACTCGCAGCCAGGCATGAACACATGTAAGTCCATTAAGGACTGATTAGGTTCCAGTTCATTCCATGAGTGACTGAATCTAAACACTCCATCCACACGTCCACCTCGGGCCACAACAGCTTCTTTTAGCTGAGATTTACCAGCTAAGTTACCGTTGAACGACCATGAGTAGTTGTTAGGCCACTTGAACATTGGTTTGCTATCCAGATTATTGGCTGTAGTCATAGTGACCATGTTACCAGATAGCCGGTTCTCAAGGAATGCCTCTACTGAGGTACATGTAGGAAGAATATCCGACATGAACTTCTCAATGGTAACTTCCTCAACAGTATCAAACTGACTCCTCTTATGCTGAGTCTTGACAGTCTTAACAGAGTCGAATATCGATACTGTCTTAACTTCATCATTACCCACATTCGAATGTAAGATCTCTGATATCATGATATCATCCATGGTAGCTACTCGACGATCAAATGACTCCACGTAACCGTTGTCCTCAACAAACTTCTTTGCGGCTTGTTTTTGTTTCTCGGTAATAGGAGCAGTTGCTTTCATGAAGTTAGCCGGGTCAACACGTTTGTTCCATGATAGACATGCTTTGTTTAACTCTTCACCTTCAGATATCTCAGAGCAAAGTACACCAATTAAGGTATTCTTGAACTTAGCGATACGCTCATGCATGTCATAGGTAGTCTTCCAGAACCAGTTATCCTTAACGGCACTAGTAGTATCCAACTTACTATACTCAATAGCATACTCAGTGAACTTCACTAAGGCAGGTAAATGAGCTTCACCATCAAGTAAACTGCCTTGTGCGATCAGATCTCTTACTAAGTGTAAGGTATCAACCGGTATCTCAAGCATAGCTCTCTTAAACACTGAATACTTGTCACGGTACTCACCCATAATTGACTCAATAGACTTCTTTGAGTTATCAATGAAAGCTGTTGGTACATCAAGGTGTAAGTGATTAAAGGTTATCGACTGGTTTGCAGTAACAACACCATACATAGCAGCCTCTTCGGCAGTGTAACGCTTTGTGTTTCTATCCATTCCAAGGCGGAATACCGGATTTAACATAGAGCATTTCTCATAGTTGAGAGAGTTGAGTTCATTGAATGTCTCAAAGAACACGTTCACGATGGTTGATTTGGTAATGGCATTAGACAAAGCTTGAGCTACCTTAGTAAACTCATCTTCGGCAGCAACATCAAATATGGACATTAGAGTACCATCAGCATTGATAGCAACAATGTTACCATAGCGACGAATGAAGTTCTTACACAGATTACAATTGTGGGTAGAACTTGCTGGATCCCGGAATATTGGATCTTGTTCTGGTTCGAATGATGCAAGATATAGATCCCACACCTCTTGACCGGACATCTTAACGCGGAATAGCTTACCAGTCAGACACATAGTATCGAACTGAGCTTGGATTAATTTACTAAATTTTAGCATAGATTAATTGTTTTGTTGTTATTAAACTGTGGGCACCGAAGGACTCGAACCTCCCATCTCCGGGGGTTTAGACCCGGTATGTTATCCAACTACACTACGCGCCCATGTAACTACACTTTGTAACCGTGACTAGTAATACCTTCTAAGACTGGCATCCATATACTATGAGTAGATGGGGTTCCAATCTCTTTGAGCTCGGCATCTTCACCCCCATATCCAATTGGTTTAGGGCCATACTTAGAATTATAAGTAGGAACATACTCTTCCTCATTATTATTAGTAACAGCAACCTCTACCTCTTTATAGAGGGTAGCAAACTTGTTAGGTAGATGAGTTCTCAACTCTTCCCAAGCGTCTTTATCAGAATTAAAATCATAGAGTTTGGTTGTCCACAATCCGGTGGATAATTTGTATACAGACATATTCTTTATTTATTAGTGGATGTGATGGGATTCCAACCCACTTCACTTACCAACAACAAGTCGGCACGCTTAGCCTAAAGCTCCACACCCAAGTATTAGTGGGGACAGATAGATTTGAACTACCGACAACCGGCCCCTTCTGACCGGTGCTCTGACCACTGAGCTACATCCCCGTGCTGCCCTTTTATTCTCTGACCAAACAGAGGGCATTAACTGTTCCCTACAATTACGATTAGGACGGCAAGTGTGCATATCCGAAGATAGAGGCCTCCGTTAGTTACGATCCCGTGTACTTAGGGCTAGCTTTTCTTGTCGACGAGGTGGCATCCCCATCACGTCTGATTGATACCTAAATACTCTTGCAGGAGTTTCTGGGCTAATTAACTCATCGACGTACATTGTGGGCAGGGATAGATTTGAACTACCATAGCACTGTGGCACGCCCTAACGTGGGCCTGATTTCACCCGCTGACCAGCCTACCCATTATTACTTCTCTACATCAATCTTCATGAATGAAGTTGTTAGGAACACTACTCCAACACAGAATGCAACTAACTTAATAGGCTCTGTAGATGGGTATAGATTAGGGTGTACGATGGAAAAAGCAATGAATGCTGCTCCAGTAAATATACCCCAGCAAACCTTTGTTGACTTTTTCATACCAGATTTGTTAAATTTAACTTTGCCACTATCTGAGTATACTCTACACTCTGGAGGTGGCGGATAGTCCGCACTACCCATTGTTAATAGATTTAAATCCATCCCTCAATTCTTTACAGTTGTCAGATATAGTTTTACCCCAAGGTTTGAGGATATCTGCGCTAGGAGAGTCGTGGGCCTCTAAGAACTCACCAATGTGTAATACAGGTGCTAATAGGGTATGGAACCAATGATGACTTCCAATAGGAGAATTAGTTGTGCTTATTACTACAGGAAGATACTGGATAGTAATCGACATATAACAATCATTAACTAGGCGAGTTTTGATTGAAATAACTTCAGAAATCGTATCTGCGTTACTAGCAAGCCATTCATCACAAGCCTCTGTTGCTTTCTCTCCAAGAGATGTAAATGGTAGCATTGAGCTACTATAAACAGTTATTATCTTACATTTCATAGCCATCTTGATCTTTGGTATAAAACTACTCTAACTACCTCTTCTTGTGTAGCCATACGATATTCTTCTTTGTCTGGATGATTTAGATGATCGCAGAAATCTTGCTTACCATTCCATTGAATAAATTTCCAATTGGAAGGATCTGTGGATCCATCTTTATCGAAATAGCCATTAGAGGTATAACCATCAGCCATTGAAATTTTCATTATGATGTTACCATCTTCTGGCCTATGAATAAATCCATTGCCATGAGAGTAACCAACCTTATACATAATGGTTGATAAATACCCCGGGTCACATAAGTGAGGAGTTTTACCATTCTTCATCTGTTCTCTTTGTTTAGCATCAACACGAACTATGTATTGACCACAACCAGAAAAGTCTTCAGGAGTAAATGTTCTCATTGTTATTAATTTAAAATTAGTCACGAGAGATGGATTTGAACCACCGACACGCGGAATATGGGTCCGCTGCTCTACCGGGCTGAGCTATCTCATGAATTTTGTAGCGAGGGCAGGATTCAAACCTACGACCTCTCCCTTTCGTCGGGAGTGCGCTAATCAATCTGCGCCACCTCGCAAAGCATACGCTTTTATGTACACTATTACGCATACTACTTACACCTTACGATGCAAATGTTGTTACCTATCCACTTCTAAGTAGTGGAGCACGCAAATATTGACACTGCCATCTGCAGCCGCCATGCCTTTATCAGAATGGTCATCTTAGAATGACTTAGTGGTGCGTCCTTCTTAGGCGCCGTATGAGCGTTAACTCGCCTATTTCACTAATTCTGCCTCAGTAGGTAATAAGTTATACCCAACCCGGAAAGACCCGGGATATGGGCGTATTTTGTCCTGTATAGTCCTTGTACCGTTCCCAGTCTTCTCCACAGTTAAACACTACAAAGATATGTGTTTTATCGAACTCATTCAAAGACTTGAACATACCGTTCTGTGGTACTGCTCCTTCATGAGGGGCAACATAGTGAATCTTATCTCCTGGTATCATACTATCGAATTATACCATTTAACGTTATTCACCAACACTTCGAAAGCGTTCATTATATCATAGCATGTAACAGAATCATCCTGTTCATCGCACATACACACATAATCAGCTATATGTTCTTCAGCGATCTGGTCATGAATACCATCAAACTTCTTGGCACCAGCTATTAACCAGTTCCAGTCAGTATGAAATTTCATACCATTACCATTAGGTGCATAGATATTCCTAAAGCCGTTTTTAGAAGGTTCAAAAGGGCAAGTCCATTCAAAGAGAAACCCTTGTTTCCATCCTAAGAACTTAGCAATCAGGATAGACCCATCTTTAATTTCTTGTTCTGTCATGCTGTTATCCAGTTTTTGTATAGCAATTTACGTTCTTTTATGGTCATTTGTGACCCATCAGGGTTCTTCCATTTAGGATTTAGCCCTGCATATAGATATGGCTCCTTATAAGGAAATATCATTTTGTATCGTTTCAACAATGGAAACCATACAAACATCCTAATCAACAGTTGTAGATTCATCTGTTTCAATGATAAAATAATGTGTCTTAAATAATTTAGATCTTAGTGCACCAACATGCTTCTTAAACCCGGTCATACAGATACGTAGAGGATCATTTACTTCAACACCTTCAATGTTTGAATAAACAACTTTCCAATCACCGCAATTGACATTACAAACACCAATACAAGGTTTACTTGATTTGAATGTGCTGTAAGTAATAATACCAGACTCTTGCTGCTTAGATACCAGTATACTTTTCAGTATATCGTCTACAGAATAAGACATAACTACCTCATCTCCATTAGTATCTAATACTCTTAGAGAGAAAAGATACCCAGGCCTATGTTTAAATGTTAATTTCATTGTTATAAATTTAAGTTATTGATTACCTCTCTGCCACATGATGACATGGCTTCTTCCATTTATATGAATCTAGGATCTCTTCTTTAAGCTTGTTAGCTTTTATAGTATCACCCTTAGACTTAAGTTCATTGTAAGCAGGCCAGCGCTCATCATCATTAACATTTACTTTCTTTTCTCTTTTCATGGCTCAATTTTTGTGTGGAGGGTCGGATTCGAACCGACGCAATTCACACCATAGCTGTGCGTGTCTACCACTGCACCACCTCCCCATGTACCCCATCCGATCAGTATCCTTCTTAGGACGGGGTCTCTGTGTAGTTTCATATTCAAGTGTACTTATGCTAAAGCTATTTTCTTTGGGTTGTTGCTCTATCACTAAGCTACACGGCCAGTTATTGCATTGTACTAATATTACGTTTGGTGGGGCCAAGTCAAACCCTCTTTGCTCGGATACCTTCCTTTATACTTTCTTTCAAGTAAGACTGTGATGTACTTTACTATAGGCAGAGCTATGTCTTAACCACCTATTAGCAAGCACAACTGCCCTAGTATGGAGAAATGTCTATGTAAACCTCAAACGTGATAATAATGGAGGCCGTGACGGGACTCAAACCCGCGACCGACAACTTCAAAAAAGTTACATTCTCTGTAATTTTTCGTTTGTTTTCCACCTGACTACTCCTACCAATAAAGTTCAAGCTAAATCTTTTGGTACAACTAAAAATCTAAAACGCGCTATGGGCTGGATTAAAGTTAAAGTTAAGATTAAAGCTTGAACCAATATTTTGTGTTACCCTTTGAAGATAAATCCAAAGATTCTATCCGCTGTCAACTCAGAGTTGATAACAGTACAGTCATTAGATTCTTTAAGGGCTTTTGTAACGGCAATAAGAAGATCACTTCTCCTTTTCAATGCTCCGGCACGCTCACGTTGAGACCACTCACCAGAGAAATCCTGGGTAGTATAGTCACCAATGGTGAATACAGTTGTGCGCGTAGCAAGCTTAGGCTGATAACTACCAGATGTAAGCTTAGAAAGGTTCGGATCTTCGAGAATGTACTCCTCTTTAGAAGATGTACGCGATTCACCAGAGGCAAGAGGAGCTTCATAGATTGCTCTATCGGCATATTCTTCCTTGGTTGTTGGGGCCCATATCTCAGCATCTGATCTTACCGGGATTCCAGCAATCATCTGCTCAAGGCTACCAAACTCTGCAGATTCGATCAAAGACTTCAAACGAAGCAGTTCCAATGATGTAAATACACCCCAAGATTCTCCATTCACAACAAGTTCTGCAGTTGCAATACCGGATGCATTGGTTTTCTCTTGTGACATAAGAGCATCAACAAACTCTTTCGACTCTTTGATAAAATACGCAATCTTTTCGTCAACAGTTGTGATAACTTTCACAAACTTACGCTTGCTTGGATCATCTAAACAACCTTCGCGGTTGACATATGTTGCTTTTGTACCCAGGAATGCTCCTTGGGCTTTCTGATAAAACTTCGTATGGTCGGCTACCATATTTTTAAACTTCACGCGTAGTGCGTCAGTTATCGCCAATAACACATTCAATTTTAAGCTCATGTGATTTTTACGTTAAATTATTTATTACTCCAAATTTTTAATAACTGCTTTGTTGTTTGGTACACAACCTTTTCTGGGTCAAACCATATTCTCTCACCATCACGCTTCGAATGGTATGATACAAAGTTGGTTCCACACCATACAGCAAACTCAAGCATTTCTTGTTCTGTATACATGGTACAAGTTATTAGTACGGGAAGAGGGATTCGAACCCCCGACCCTCAGCTTAGAAGGCTGATGCTCTATCCGACTGAGCTATTCCCGCATCCTTGTTAATTTTCGAAGGCTACACCCTCAATTTCATGACCAAGAGTATCGTTATAATCGAACACTTCGCGTATGAACAGTGAGTCAATGGGAAATATGATAGAATCACCATATGTATTGATCACTTGAGACCTGTACATAGAGGCGCCCAATTTGAACATCTCTCGTTGTAGCGTCTTCTGTCGATTGATCTCATTAGCCTTACTTAGACTAAACATCTCATTCAATAACAAATACCCGGTTAGTATCAGTAGGAACAATACTATTATTCCAGTTATAGCTTTCAGTTTCATTTAATTATAGTTTACGAATTCTCCAATCAGTATTCATCTGAGTTCCCTTTGGGTACCCAAACTTCTTAGGTGTTGCACAACTGGCTAACACCAAGCATAATAGCAAAAAGATTACTTTTCTCATGATATAGTATCAAAATGTTAAAAGTTTACTAATCTGTCGAATGACTCTTCAAACACAATATTCTCTGGAATGGGTCTCTGACGAAACATAGTTGCCATCAATGGATTTGAATAGTTGTTTAGATTGGTGCCGGTACCCGAGTATGCTACATAGAACTTTAACTCTGGATATAATCGAGCATAGCCATACAGGTCTCTTATCTCCTGTTTAATACACTCAATACTGACTGAGGGCGAATTATAGTCCTTAGTAAGATCCTTGGTTACTATAGCATAACACTGGCCTTGACGACCTCGTGCTTGACCATAGATAGCACCAAACTTCTGTCTAGCAATTAATGCTGCACCTTTACCATGGCGACCTTGAGTGTTACTACCAAATACGAATATCTCGTTTGGTTCGAGCTGAGTTATTTGCCCTTTGTAGACCATACCCTAAATGTTAATAATGCTCTAATAGCAAATTTTAGACTGGTAAGATAATCAAACTCTTCTTTACTAATCTCGCTATCAGAGATGTCATCGTCGAGCTGATCATCACATAGTATGTAGAACTTTCCATCTATTTCCTTTAGAAAAGTATGTCGAGGAACCGATCTATCATATTCTTTCTCCATCACAATCAATGGATCGACGGTCACGCGTACTCTTTGAGTACCACTTACTTCGATTTCTTTATGCTTTTGGCCCATGTTTCAATAGATAATTTACCCATCGTTCATCAATACCCCACCAGAAATCGAACTTCTCAGGTGTACTCATCCACACAAACGCATTAGCAGTAAGTAGATGTGGGCCTTGTATAATCATGTTCTCGCGAAGATTTAGATTAGCTTCGAAATTCTCGAACACCTTCTCCTTCTTCAAGAACTTTTCAAATAGCTCTAGGGCATCAGTACTACAATATTGTAACATTGCAGCTTTGTATTGTTCGAACTTGCTTACCATTCTTCCTCCTCTTCAGTGGTATCTTCAGGAAAGTTCTGTTCAACCCAATTTTCTTTCAACTTACTGATGAGGGTTAACTCACCTTTATGTTTGTTGATATCTGCAGGGTCTTGGCATCCATACGCGACATAGTAATAGTCATCCATACCAGTAAAGGTACGTTTGATCATCCCATTTCGGCATTCTTCGTTAGTGCACCCATCAAAGGGTACATAATGTACTTTATCACCGTTTTTCATTTTTAATTCGATTAAATTGAATACTGAACCACGGAATCATTATAAGAAAGCTTCCGTTACCATACCCAAAAGCAAGCACAGGGCAGTATTTATTATTATCCGGGGTCTTTCTCATTAGTTTTGAGAGTTTCGTCTTTACATTCATAGTTGTTACACTCTTTAGTCATCCATACTGGATCAAATAGTACTGGATAGTAGAACCATCCTTGTCTTATACCATGAGGGTATCCCGTCATGTCAGGGTCTGGATTAGCACATCTAATATGTGCATCTCCCGGAACTGTTCGTTTGTGCTTACAAGAGGAGCACTTTCCTGGAATTGTTAGTGGCATATTAGTGTAATTAAATTAGTGGACCCAGCGAGCTTCGAACTCGCGCATCTCCAGATTATGAGTCTGGTGCCGTTACCAACTTGGCTACAGGTCCATGAGAATATTACTCCTCAGTTTTTTCGGTAGACTCTTCTTTGCCACCAAGTGCATCGATAAGATCCGAAAGACCACCACCAAACATTTTGGCCATCATAACCTCAGAAATTGCATTTCTGAAGATACCCATAAGCTCATCGTGTTCAGTGAAAGCTTTTACCAAAGACTGGTGGATAAGACTTGATGGTCCATCAACAGTCACAGCCATAGCACATCTGATAGGCTCGTTGTCTTCTTCAGCTACAGTTTCTGGAGCAAGAGTACCTTCTGCTGCAACAACTTCAGGTGTTACCACTGCAACGTCTTCTTTACCATCAGCAAACTGAGTAAGAACAATACTTAACAATACTTTGTCGTTTTTCATGATTAATTTATTAATGAGTAAATCTGCTTTTTAATAACCACTTGAAATGTAGAGTATCACCAATTTTATACTTAAAATCAGTAAATTCTCTATAATTGGCACTATGAAGCACAGTTGTTTTTGTGCTATCATCTACCATCCGGATAGTAATGAAGGACTTAGGAGCATACCGACTAGCGTACATTCCAGAATCAATTACTATACATTTAATGTTGTCATACACCGGATACTGATCACGATACATTCCATGAAGGAACATGATGACTAGTAGGCAACCAAACAAAGATCCATAGATCAATGTTTGTAGTAGGGACACCAAGGAATGAAATAATTCTTTCATAACTATCAATTTAAGTAAACAAAAAGAGTGAACTAGGTTACCCTAATCCACTCGCCCCCAACCAGCACCCCTGCCGTTGAGAATAATCAAGCGTGACCTCAGAGAGACTCGAACTCTCACGCCTCGCGACACCAGATCCTAAGTCTAGCGCGTCTACCAATTCCGCCATGAGGCCATTTAAAAACACTTACCAGCCACGGAATACTCTACATACCAGGCCGTATAAACGGACCAAGCCTGATCCAATCACCATGCCGCTTACATAGTTTAGCGTGAGTACTGATCAATCTGGATACTGTTTTGGCATCAGTGCAAACATAAACCCGATGTTCTCAAGGGGCAACTCGCTTTCCAGTCTTTCTAAGTGTTTCGTTTTCACCCTTTCTTACGGGGTCTGTGTGGGCTCACTTTCTAAGGCGTCAATACCTAGACCACCGTTATCTTTAGAAGTTAACATCTCCTTGTAATATGTAATAATTCTGTCAAAGAAGTCAATGAGCTTTGAGGTATCACCAAACCTAGTCATTACGGTAAACCCTGTAGAGTCACCAGCAAACTTTGCATTATAGAACTTCAGCACCTTATATTCCTTAACAATGTACTCATCGGGTAATAGTGATAGGAAAGGTTCCCCAACCAGTCCAGTAGTTACAGTAATAGAGGCTCCATTAGGCAAGGTAACATCAAGGTCTTGGAGCAATCTTATGACCGGTACAAACTTAATGTTAGGTAAGTGTTTAAGAGCTTCATAGGTAATGGAAGACACAGTACCGGTAGCTATAATACCCTCAATAAGATCTCTGAAAGCTATTATCTGATCAATAGTAAATCTAATAGTTGAACTGTATCCAAAGGTGAGATGGTATTCAAACGACGGTTCGAACTTGAACGTACTGGTATCGAATCCTAGCTCTTTAGCTTTATTAACCTGATCAAAGTCCACAACTACTCCGTCTGGATTTGTACACTTGGTTAACTCATGTATAACACACTCAATATTGAATGGGCCACAATTAAATGATTTTACTTTCCTCATACTACGATAATAAGTGTGCGTGAATCTTTTGTAAAAATACAATCAGGTCAGCAAAGTTATATGTATGACATCCAACACCAATGATGGTATCTCTCGATGAGAACTTAACACTATAACCGTACACATTACGTAATCTAAACTGATTACCAAAGTATTCTTCAGGGACAAGAACAGCTACACGACTGTTATAGTCGATCATATCTGCAGTTATCTCAGCAATAGCACCATTATCAAACGTAATGTTGATAGGCTTCACAATAGTACGAGTTGTTGAAAAATCACAGTACTTACCTTTAAGTAAAGTAGCATCTGCCGAATTAACATCAGTGCTTTTATGAGTGCAGTTCAAGACATTAATTAATGCCTGTACCTGTTGTTCAGTCATGCCCTTCATACTACGACCGGATCCAATATTGATAGTAGCAAGGTTAACCTCAGTACTCACAATCGTGGATGTATCCAACCCAAGCTCAGTAATGGCAGCCAACTCTTTACTGGTCATTGTCTTACCAGTAGGAGATGTAAGAATAGTCTCTTTATAGAATTTGCATGAGAGACTAAGTTGATCGTTTTTTATTAATTTCGCATCCATTGTTATGTTTAAGTTAATTAACTAGTAGAGCCTACGAGAATCGAACTCGTGTTCCAGGCATGAAAAGCCCGTGTCCTAACCCCTAGACGAAAGCTCCATCTTATTCCTCACTCCTTATTGGAGAAGGTAAATCTTTGTATTGTTCTTCAAATATTTTTATGAAATTAGCATGAGTATACCCTGAATAGGTTCTCTTAGCTACCTCATTTACAGTACATGGTACTAACCTACATTGAGAAATAATGTGTTGTATCTGTTCTGGTGTTAATTCTGACATCTTCATTGTTAGACTGTTAGGTACGGAAGAGGGGCCCATCCCTTAGTGAATCACTGGACAGTGCATGTGTTTTCAGGCACAGTGCGGTCAACCCCTTCCAAATTCCTGTACCGATTAAATACTCTCATAAAACTAAATGTATTACTTCTGAGTAATGGTGCTATACGCCCTGTTAACTGAGGCAGCACACTGTCTTTCAACATTAATTGCGGAGACGGAGAGATTCGAACTCCCGGACCCTGTTAAGGGCCTCCGGTTTAGCATACCGGTGGTTTAAGCCACTCACCCACATCTCCAGTTCGATTTAACGAACATTAATATCCAAATTGGGCGTACCCAACCTAAGATCAATACTTGCTACAACTAAGCCACCAGCCTTTATAGGCGAAGCTTGTTGCGGAGTAGTCCGATACCCTTTTGCAGTAGGATTCCGACGCTCTTCGATAAGCTTGAATATCTCAATAATCATATTGCTCATCTCACTTGGAGAATTACCATGATCATTGTTCCTTTCAGGCCATCTGTCGCCTAGGCCAGTACTACTTTGGTCATACGAATCTACTGAGTAATGCTTTTGAGCGATGTTCAACATCTGCTCAGCCGATATACCAGCAGCATCCCGTATAGCCTTTACAGACTCCTTATCTGTCAACTTCTGATCAGTAGTCTTGGGTCTATAACTACGGAGTCTAAACTCAATAGATTTACCCCCTTCTACAGGAAAGACAAACTCATCATCAGTTTCCAACCATCTATGGAAGTCTATTATCTCCTGGGAAGATGTGAATCTAGCCATTAGATACCGTCAATGATATCGTTAGCAAGATCACTCAAAGCATATTGCAGCTTATAGTTAGCCTGAGCCACGAAACCATCGATCTGCAGTTGAGCTGCCTCTCCTAATTCCTCTTTTGCAAAAGAGATGGCGGAGCCGCCGAAAACAGGGTTCTTCAAGCTATTGGTGTTCTTAGCTTTAACCCATTCTTTCACTACAGCTACAATGTCAGACGCATCTGATACTGTTACAGCGTTAGTTACTTTTACTTTACCTTCGGCTTCTTCAACTTTTCCGAAGAAAAGGGTACCGTTAACGTTTACAAACGAAAGGCTTTTAACCTCATTACCATCAATTGTAGCGATTGCTTTAATCTTTGCCATAGTACTTGTTTAAAATAAGAAAGGGCAGCCTGCATGGCTACCCCGGATGATTATTAACGAAATATCTTTGTAATTGCCCATAGACCAACACCACCAATTATGACGAATGGAATAAATGGGACTTTCATAGCACCTAATACAATTATCATTGCTAAGAATACGAGGCCTCTAAGAGCTCTGCTCTCTTGCGATTTGGCGTCCATATTTAAGAGTTAAATACATTTCTTGTATAAATGGTAACTTAATATCATTTACAACCTTCTCGAGTATGCGAATTCTGACATAGGTATTCCATGAAGGAAACCATCCCAGTTGTGCAGGTCTTAGCGTATCTGGTTTGTATTTCATCAGCTCAGGATAATCCTCTATACTAGAAGAACACCCGTCAGTAGCCGTTGACTCTAACAGATCGCATATAAATAGTCTCTCTACGGTACCAATCTGGTTATATGCTTTAAGCAATATCAGATAGTACATCTTCTTGCGTTTGTAGGGTGTCATAGAATAAGGTATGATTACATGAATACTTGGTATTAACTTTCGTATTATAGGTAAATAATCCTTATGAATTGAGGGCTCGGCTGGATTTGAACCAGCGACCGACGGCTTAACAGGCCGTTGCTCTACCGCTGAGCTACAAGCCCCTACAACTACTTGTTGTATGGACGGATCTTAGTTACTTGCGTAGGCTTAAGACCGTCGAATTTGATTGTGTACTCGTACATGCCCGGGTTCTTATCCAGAACTTCTCTGGTTAATTCTTCTGCTTTAAAGCAGTTACCCCAGATCAACGATTCGTTCAAATGTTTCGCAATATCTGCGTCGTGAACTGGAGAATAGACTTTCTCCTCAACTAACTTAACTTCAGCTTCTTTGGCCATGGTTATTTAATTTGTTTGATGAAATTCATTATTGCATTCTGTTGTTGTACTGAGAACTTATTCATAGGAAAGATATTCTTACCAGCCCCGATACCACTAATGATAACAGGCTTAGCACTTTCGGCTTTTGTAACCCTAGAGTTCATCTTTTCTAACTTTTGTTTCAATTCCAGTATCCTTGCATCAGTAGTTTCTGTCTTCACTATGCTTTTGTGATTATCAATCATCAACCAATGGTCAACAAATGATTTAATCTCACCAAATCTTACAAAAGTAAAAACCTTTCCATACACCGATACCACATAGATAATGTTAGAATTACCACTAGTTAGGATATAAAGGTCTCCATCCACCTGTAAAACAGGCAGATGGTTACTTACTCTTATCTTTCGATTACCAAATACAAAGTATGACGAACCACTAAGGTTGTATTCAAAGTCTTTAGTCTTGGACTCCAAATACTTAGTCAGCTTACTCATAACCTATATCCCAGGTCAATGAACTTGGATGCCGGCGGAGACTGATGTTTAGCAATTCTAGCCCGGTTAGGAGTTCCAGCCGGAGTATGCGTTTGTGCGTGTACTTCAACCATTTGTCTAGGACTTACATGCCTATATGAGTCGAAATCTGGGTCTGTTCTAGTGGGTAAAATGAACCCACGTCTTTCTAGAGCTGTTTGCAGTGTGCAAGCAAAATCTGTATTACTATTCATTTAAGTAGGGTTTAAGTTATTAATCAATATCATCCAAATTAATAGTTGGATAGTCATCGTCAAGGTCTGCATCATCCTGAGATTCAGGTAATTCGGCAAAGGACTCCTCTAGACGCTTATCAAACTTTTGCTCTTTTATTCTATCCCTATAACTTAGATTTGCCATTCTTTCTGTGCTGAATGTGCGCGTGTAAGTAAATAAAGAATACCACCATGAAGCTAGAAAATATCGTCTTCAGAATAATAGACTGGTGGTAAGGATTGAGGTCCATCACAATTATAATACTACCCAAGACTAAGGATAGTAATGTTAAAACTGCTCGACCAATAGCTTTTTGACTGTGCCAACGAACGGCGCTAATCAAATCTTCTGCTGTAACTGTAATTAAAGCTACAAGCAAAATCGGTGCAATAATTAATAGTAACAGCATAGGATTTTATTTTGGTTGTTTAATACGTTTCAATACAAATATAGGTTCCTCAATTAGAATGATATTAAGATTCTCATCTAAATCCTCTACTATCTGAGTGCCTTTGGAAACAATAGTATACCTAGACTTCTCTTTGGGCATACCTTCTTTACGCTCTTTCTCTAGAGCTCTACGAACGTCCCATCGATCATGCATAGCATAATTAACTCTCATTCTTTCAGTAACTCCACTGACCTCTTCAACAGATAGAACTTTGACAGAGCACCTGTTCTTGTAGTCGTAGCCAATACGTGGGTACGTAACTACTCTTGGTTTATACTTAGCACACACAATCTTCTGAACTAGTCCAGTTTCTGCTTCAACATAGAAGTAGTCTTGGTAGTAATTGTTTCGTTTAAGATAATCAAGACTAGAAATGCTTCTGTAATACCCCTGACTATAATACCACTGAGCCGGAATTGTTTCTTCTCCAACAGGTATAAAATCGGAGATAGAATCTCTTCTTTTAACACCATTATAGATGAATGTGGTGACTCGCTCAATAACAGTCGCTATAACATATTCGGGCTGCCATATTGGCATACCTATATTATCCATGATGCTGTCACGAAATCTTGGCTCCATTACCTCACACAGATGTGAATAACAATCATCCCATGGCTTACCAACATATTTATTGATAATACCTTTAAGATGGTTACTATTGAACCAATCATAACCACCATAGTGATCACACATTTTTGCAAACTTGGAATAGCCCTTAGGTATATACTTTCTCTCGCGAGCAAATCCTTTACCTGTCTGGTTCTTATCCGAATGTCTTTTACTTTTTCTTCTTGCTATCTGTTTCATAAGCAATTGATTAAAGAAGGCCCGGAAATTACTATCGCCGGGCCTGTCAATTTGGGGTCAAGATCTTAACCTAATCTGATGAACTGTGGTATACATCGGTGCTTCATAGCCGGAGCTCAGCTTACTCGATTTTCCCACAATAAGTTGTACAGTTTTAAAGAGGTTTGTACTAATCTAACCTCACTCATTAAATCATCACTATTCTATCAATCTCACTAATCTCTCAACGAAAGTGCTATTTTCAAATGTTAGAGAAATGGGCCCGCCTCTATTTTAGCGCCTGCTATAGCAGAATTGGAACCCATTGTATTGTTACTGACGAAGTTCATCACGGATCTCCATAAGAGCTTTACCCAGAAGGTTTTGTCCCATGTTATCAGTAATTGATACTCCCCATATACGATCATTCCAGTTATTCCATTCTATGATGACTTCGTCACCAGTAGCTAGAAGCACTGCATTCCAGGCTGGGTGTAAGAATTTAGTCCTAAGACCAGTCTTCATTACTGAATATTTAACCTCTTCCCAATCAGGCCTAAGGATAAGCTTTCTACCAGCACGTTTTGACTGTGATGGAGTTAGATTAGCTATACAAAGGTGGTCTTCTTTATCCAACGATTTCTGTGCTTGAAAATAGTTCTCAGTGGACATGTATGTAATGCCATCTATAACAATAGGATGGATTATCATGTTACTGAACCAATTCTGTACATGACCATTTCGCATATCGAAGCTTTCAGGTCTGTGTTCTTTCCAATTTTTCATAGTTTGTTTATTAGAGCCGGGTGAAGGATTCAAACCTTCGCGGTGTGTCATCGGGCATTGCGCGTACCCTCGTGTACTCTTGATGGGCATTTCTCACTACATGGTCATTCTACGTAGCACCCCGACTTGTTATTTCCTTAAAGAATCCACATATTGTTTAGCCTCTTTAAGCCCAATTTCAGGATAACATTCTTTATAGAACTTTACAGCTCCAAGTAGATGTCCCTTCTCAATTAGGTCAATAACACCAAGTCTAGCACGGGTTTTCAATTCTTTAGCAGGATCTTCTTCATTGCAGTGCTCATAGTCTCCATCTCCTGGAACAATAATTCGCTCATACTTATCTTTGTAATAAGCATCAGCCTCCTTAGACATAGCACCAGCAATAAAAGCATCATACTTAGCACATCCACCAGTGTTAAAATACTGTTCGTCGTTATCAATTCGAGAGTCTTTGAGATTAGCATAAGCATGAGCAGCACATTCAATGTATGCTGGTATCTTAATACAGCGCTCTCTATCGCGACCATCAACATAGGTCATATGGTCCACAGGAAATCCTACTACTAAATCAAGTACCGGGTCTATGCTATCACAATAAAACTGAACAAGGCCACGTGTAGTCTCGCTCATGTAATAATCTCCAGGTTCTATCTTGTTCATAATACAACCTCCCATCCAAGAATATGTTGTGGTATAACTGCTAACGGCATTGGGTACAGTCTACGTTTACCTTTACCATCATTATATGGATCAGGCGATAGAAAGAAATCACCCATCATACTACCTACAACATACATTTGCTTTTCACCGCCACAATACTCCTGATACTGTTCTAAAACATCATCAGGTAACTCAACCTTGATATCTCTAAGGTTAGTGTCTTCAGGTAACTCACTTACTTTCATTTAACTAATGTTGTGCCCACGGTCAGACTCGAACTGACACGCCCATTACTGAGCAAGGGAGTTTAAGTCCCTCGTGTCTACCAATTCCACCACATGGACAAGTTATTTACTAGGTTCAACTGAGACTACTGAGCCACAGTTAGGACAGGTTATGCCCTCGTACACAGTGCTACAGCTAGCACATTGATGCTCTTTCATATCGAGTTCCAAAACTTAACATTGATATCTCCTATAGGAAATGTTCCTCCAACAGCAGGATCAAGATATGCAAAAATACCGGGTGAGTGAGTAGTTATCAGATACTCTACCAGATCACCAACTGAATCATCACTTAAAGCACCTTTAAATAGGTCTTCTCGTCTAGATACAGTTTTTAAATGAGTGATAAAGTCTTCAATAATAGCAAATGACTCATTGATTGCAATAATAAACTCTGCTTTCAGATCTGCATTATGCACTGCTACCACTAGATGATCAACATTAATAGGAGGAACTTCAACACTAGTAGCATACTTTCGCATGCAAAGTATTATTTCGTTAAATGTTAGATTCATAATTGAATGATTATTAAATGTTAGCACCCTTTTACTATCACATTTCGGCCGGCCCGTCTGCGATTTCACTAGGGTCACGGTGAATGACGGTATCGGCGGGACCGCCTGCCTCTTAAACACCTTGCTGAGACTCATTCGTACTGTGTAGATTACCAATTCATAGGTTTACCGTATTTGGTCTTCCGATCTACCTTCGTCAGGAATACATCTCTTTCTCAAGGAGACAGCACGTGTAGGATTACTCTATTAGATGTGTTCGGGATTCGGGTCAAGGCTCTGGGAGATCCGACTATTATATCTCCAATGCACCCGAACGTACTCGTCTGGTCTATCTAATAACTCTTAATGAGCCTACCATCTTTATGTGAGCATGATGTTTTCTAGCTTAGCCCTAAAGCTCTAACCCGAAAGTTCGCTACTGATTCTCTCACAATGGATCAATGTTTAGCCATCTGATACACAAGTCTTTACACTAGCTACGCCCTGTTCGATAAGCAGGTTTTCAGAGGATCACTCTGGTGTGTTATTAGCGCATCATATCTTACCAACCCAACGCCCGGCGCCGCAATTGCTTGCGTGATTGTTTATCGGCCGGGTCATTAGGATGGGTTGCTCCTGCCAATAGGAGCCGCGGTTGTTTGTTGCCTATGCAACGTTGTTATAAGGGATCACACCTCTTTCATGTTGATAGGAGTTAAGCTCCCCCATGTCGCTGTTCATAAACTAGCTTAAGTAGCATCTTCATCTGGTAATGGGAACTGAATTGCCGCCTTTAACATAGCAGAATCAATACTCTCACCAGATATTATGAGTTCTTTTACAATAACCCAGAATTCTACCAAATTAGGATAGTTTTCTAGTTTAAAGTAACTTAGTCGCGGGTATGTTACCCCTCTTTGTACACATCCTACGCTACTCTGTGCAAATACCTGATTAGGGCAGCCTGGGCAAAGTGTTGTGTTCGAAATTAAATCCGAATTATAATCGTAAAACAGTCTACACAGAGAACACGCAAATACGGTTGACCACTGATACTCGGTATTAGAGTACTTAGCAATCAACTCATCAATAGCACTTAATAGAGCTTCCATTAGTTGTTACCTTTATACTCTTGCCACTGTACATTGATCTCAGACCAATTATCATCTGTACTCAGATTCCAATCGATAAAACATGATATCATATCAGACCTGAACGCACAAAGCATATTAGTATCCAGAGTTTCCTCATCTTCATCTTTATACTTGGCATTAACAGCATTGATAAACCGTGTTTTAAGGCGGTATTTCTCAACAAAAGTAATAAACTCATCGATCTCGGCTGCTGACAACCAGTTAGATTCTTTTCTGAGCTTATCTATGAATTCTTCAAACGTTAACTTCTTCATTTTCTTAGTTTTAATTTAGAAATTGGTGTGTTCAATAGGTCTTTATTGCGTGTCCAGAATCGTACTAATGAAATCAAACTAAAGATACAGAATACAATCCCATAAAAGAATGTTAGAAATCCCCAAATGCTGGTTTCACGTTGGTCCCTCAGAGGATCGCCACGAAATATCCAGTACAGAAGAGTTGATATTGTCCAAATAATCATCAAACAATATAGAATGACTTCTCCAAGTGTTCTATCCTTTAGCTTCTTCATGTATGCACCTTTAAAAGTTTAATTAACTCGGGTAATGTTATGATATTCACAATATACACTAACATGGTTATTACCATTGAAAGTAATATCATAGCAACAAAGGCAGCTCTTCTTGAAATAGGTTTACCATCTCTAAAACTCTCAAGAAATGATAGAGACACAGCAGCAAAAGCTATAGCAATTGCTAACAGTATTAGTTTAGCTATATTCATAATGTGTTTTGTGACAATGAATACATTGATAGCAAACAGCCCAACTCTGCTTGTGAGAAACATGAAATTCATGTCTACAAACTCGTTTAATAGCTTTGTTACGATCAGATAGTTCAGCTAGCTTCTTCTTATACTCATTAAGAGCAAGCGCCATTTCATCCTGGATAACCTGCATTTGGGCCCAGTTTCTGGCTGTCTCAGTATCTTCTCTGAAGACATATTGGGTATCAACAAGATTAACTTTCCTAGGCATGAACTACAGCCTCCTTTGATTTAGATCCATCAAAGAAACATAGATTAGCTAATGCTTCATCATATGTATCCCATGTATCCTGGCAAGCAGCACCAGATGAGCTATTAACCCAAGCATCAACCCACCACCAGAAGAATAGGAAGTGTTTTTGCTGTATCGTATAGCGGGTTCTTCCATCAGGAGTTATTCTCTGTAATATTCTTACTTTCTTCATGATGTTTAATTATTGTTTCTAACTTACTAACAAATGCTGCGTAACAACACTTCTGTGTCGATACAATCGTCTTAAGAGTATGCGTTGGTGTAGGAATCTTCTCCCTATCCTCTATCGCTTTAATATACTCAGCAAGCAATGCTTTTACTTCATCCATGTTACCAGAGTTTATAGTTCCAGAATCCAGACTTCAATATAAGCGGCGTGAACTTCAGCAATACAGCACCGAACGCAACCATAATCACTATCGATATCACTAGTATTAAGTAGTCTCTCTTTCGATCAAATGGTATATGTCGTTTGGTTGGTAATGGCTTAACTTTATACTGACAAGATAGTAAGCTCAGTATAAACATCATACACAGTATTAGTGTTCCTATAGTCATACTATTTGTGTTAATTAGGTTAAAAAGAAACTCCAGCTACTGTACTTCACTGGAGTTCTCCGATATTTTGAAAGACAAATTTCGTCCGGGTCTCATCAGACCGCAATTTTAAAGACTCCCCGGCTGTCTATATGTGTTTTACACCAAACCCTCAATGCATACCACAATTAAATGAGGTAATCGAGGGAACCGGTGTCCTCAACATCTTGGAATGTTTTGGTTTTTATTTCTTATTGAAGAGCTCTTTGGTCTCCTTGGTAACAAATCCAGTAGTATATTCCAACGGCTTTATATGTAGAAAGTAGTTGTATATAACTCCAGGAAATGTACTAATACCAATATTGTGGAGCTTAACAGTTGTCTGCTTCTGTGATTCTATATAGTTATTCTCTGTATACCTCTCCTTAGTAAAGGATGATAGATCAGAGTAAAACCTAGAGAACACATCATATTCAACCTGTTGATTCTCATGAACCCACTTCCAAGCTACATTCTCACCATCAGTACGTGCAGTGAATATGATCTCAGTTACCTTAAGAAAGGTCTCTTTATTCAAATCCGTTATCCCACACTTATCTTTAAAGATGAGGTAGTTATTGTCGAACGTGGTGATCTGTTTCTCTTCGAACTGTTTGTAATCCAACTGATATGTTGTTTGCACGTTATAGAACGTGGTCACATCAGTATAGATAGAGCTTGACACCGAAAAAACTGTAAGTAGCACCACTATCGCGATGGCTATCTTAATATGCAATGGTATTTTCATTACGATTCTTTAATTAATTCAACAATCCGGATATTTGCATTCTCTGTCTCAAACACTCTAAAGGCGTCTCGTGATGTTGCAGTCCTATACAGGTCGCATATTTCAGTTCTACTGTTACGACGCTCTCCATTCTTAGCACCTTTACCATCAAAAGCTTGCTTCTTTGTTTCTTCATCAAGATAATAGAAGTACATTACTACCACTAATCCTGTTTCAAGAAGAAAGAGCACAATACGTACGAAAATAGCCCATCCATCGTTGGACTTAATCCAGTTCCACATTGCAATAGGGTCAAAGAACCCAACCACAAGCATCAATAACACACCAAGCGTTGGTAGGAACATAAACCCCATCGCTTTACCTAAGACTTTTAAGTTCATTGTTATTTAATTTAAGTTATTTATTCCATTTAACTCTGTAACGTTCAATAAAATCTGCTGGAAACTCTGTAACAAAACTACAATGAGAGCACTTAAACTGATTAAGCTTAGGATCCCATATCGTACGTGGCATAGTACAACGTGACTTCATAGGTGCTCCACAATATGGAGTATAACCAGGTTCGGTCATAAGGTTCTCTCTGACTACTGTAGCTTCTTTCATTAGAATAGCTTATAGGTTAATAACCCACTAGTCATTGTAAACTTAACAACACGTACTATGATATCAATAGCTAGAGCTAGACCAGATAACATGGTAGCCATAACTAAACCATCAACAGCTTTATGTCCTTCAGTAGAGTGCAGGTATTCATCAAAGCCACCATAGTCCTTAAATCTCTTCTTAGAGGGTTTATACCCTACTATAAAGATTATTACGAGCAATAGTTCTCCTAAGATCATATCTTCGACAGTGTGATTAAGTACTGAGCAATAGCATATACAACCTCTACTACTGATATCACTATCAATATATGAACTGCAAATACTATCAGTATCATCTTCGGCTCTGAGGGCTTACGACCGTATAACAATGGTCTTATCAGTATGTAAATCAGTATACTAGCAAGTATCAACGTGCTGAATACCTCAAATAGTATCATCATTCTTTTAAGTATTAATACAAGATTTGGTACTAGAAATTGATAATTATGGTTGGTCCAATATTACTAAATCATCATAGTGAGACGACTTAATATATGAACCAGCTGTCAAAAGAGAACCGAGTAACGGAAGTGAAAACGATGGTGATATGCATAGGCACTCAGTCTCGTTTCCACTATACCGCTCTCCTTGGTGGTTGGCTTTTCTCATTTCTCCGGCGTAGAGGCCGCATCTGTCGTATCTAGACATAGCATTGGCTTACTCGGGATAGTTGAGCTTTTTAATAATGTCGAAGACTCGAGACATCGGTTCATGTCCCTACCTGATTTACCAGCATCCAGGTGTTGCTTTTGTTTGTATGGTTATAAATTCACCCTATCATATCGCTTGACCATACGATACCGTGCTGTTCAACGAGCACATTATAAGGATTACGTCGCAGGGTATACTAGTGCATGCCATGAACGCCATAGTCGGCGTCTGGTTAGCTTGAATGTATCCCATCGTGCAGTGTTATGTCGGTCCGATAGATCCGCATTGAACTGTATTACAACACTATCAGATGTTGTTGAGGTTGTAAGGTTCTTAAAGTCTCCGCACATATTCTCAATATGTACCCTAGACTACCTGGTTTTAAAGTCTGCACTAAGTTGTGATACTGGATCAGCGACGATCCGTTTCGTATATAGAGAAGCTGTCGCTTGCCACTCTACATATCACACACTAGCCCCACAGGTTTGTCACGGTTCACGCCCGTAAAGATGAGGTTCCGCCACCTCCGTCCTACCATTATTAATATTCAACGGTAGCAAATTTATCCCGACGTTTTATTTGTGTATCCGGGCACTCTGGAGAGTAGATCAGCGTGTTAGGCTATCCATAGCTCTCAATAATCTTTATATGATAGCAGAAGCCTCATTTCATGATTATTATATGTTGGCATTGTGAATAATCAACTTAAACCCACCGGCGAATGTCCGAAGACGCGCCAGCGGGTAAGTAAGGAGGAGCTACCCCTACAATAGCTCCATCCTAATGATTCCAAGCTTATGCCTGGTTCCAGTCGATCTGGAAAATCGGTGTTGAGCTGAAGTATTGACGGTCGTCAACGTTAGCCCATGATTTGTTTTTGAACTCCGGTTTCAACTTAGAAGCATGTAATGCCTCACGAGCTGTGTTATAATCCGGGTCAGCTACGCTTGTGGCTGCACGATAATCTTCGATGCCATTATAGCATGAGTTGATCATAGCGGGCACATCGCGGTCGAGAGAATTCGATTGTGGTAATTTACCAACACATTTGAACTTCACCTTAGTGATGTCAATCTCTCTACCTTTCTCAAGGGTTTCGAGTACAGTTTTGAAGAAGCTCACATCAGGACTGTTAGCGATGTCTTTCAACATGCCAGCCTGTAATGAGTCAAAGGTTTTACCTGAAGCCAGGATACGCATTGCTGGAAGACCAGTGTCACTAACTGTGAAGCGTTTACCTGTGGCTGATTTGAACACAAACTGTGGGTGTTCTGCCGATACGCGGCTACGTGGTGCTGTGCTTGAAGTAAGCATCTGCATGAGCTGAATCTCATCATCAACAGCAATACCATTCATTGACAATGTACCTGCAGTAGACGCTGCTAATACGGCCAATACACCAACTAACATGGCGTTTCTTTGTTCAATTGTTAACTCGTTCATTCTTTAACTATTAAGGATTTATAAATAACACGCTTGATTGATATCTCACTTTGCTATATGTGAGAATCGGGGTAAAAACATGCAAAAGTCTTAGTTAGATATCGCAATTATGTATGTCGTGGTTGGATGTCGCGGGCCTTAAAAAGAAGAGCATCCTGTGGGGGCAGGACACTCTCTTATATTAGTTGCAATATGGATTATCATAGATGCAGTCGATAACAACGATCTGACCGTTGATACCGTGAACGAATGTACTATACATGAGATTGTCCTCCTGTTCTACACACGTTGATATACTCATCATACAATGGTATATTTTCTTTAATCAATGGGTGGAATAAATACCCATCAACCTCTCTCATCTTACACAATCTACCAACATGATTACGCATCTTTGGTTGACCATGCAGTTTGAAGTATGCTAAGAGTGTATTTTCTCTCACTTCCAACGTGGCTTGTCTTGATAGTTCATCATAAGTGATGACCATATCCTTGCGCATGCTTTCCATTGCACAACCAATCAAACCTAACACATAAATAATTACCTGAGCAGCTGCATCAGCACCGCCTTTGTTTGCTTGAATCGTTAAGATTTTCATAAAGCAAATGTTTTAAAACGTGAATAAATAAAGAAAGATCTCCAGGCGCAACTGCTATGAGCAGAGTACTTGCTTAGGGCCTAATCCTAGCCTGGATGATCATGAACTAAATAACCTCTGCAACCAACACAGTCGGGTTAACAAGGCGATACTTTGCCTCATTCTCCGGTGTTAGCGGGCCGTTAGGGCGTGTACACAGCGAATCAAGGAACAAGTCCTCAATGTTAGCTGCAATGGTACGATAAGCTTCCGACTTCTCTGGAGATGCCTCCTTTGAACGGTATGCTTCATAGTCACCTTTCAGCAACTTCTGTACCTTCAATGCTGACAGCGCATCACGACGGTATTGTGCGTAGCCATTACGATCTACTGCTGGAGTTGATCCAGTGACAGTAAAACGAGAGACCAACACTCCTTCGCTAGCAGCATCAGCAAAGCTGCGGCCTTTAGCAATGGTTATACCAGCTTCACAGCTGTCTACAGAGAACCTGGTTAGGACTGATTCAGCGAACCACTCGTTAACCTTCCCATCACGAACGGCCTTGATCATGACCTTCGGGTTACCGTTGTAGTCTTTCAGCGTCTTGTGTGGGTACAAGGCGGCGATAGTAAACTCACGACCAACCAATTCGGCGGTCATGCCATCTGATTCAGATAGGCTACTAAGAAAATCAACGGTCAAGAACTGAGCCTTTGCGGCTAATAAAGAATCATTATTCATCGTAGGGAGATGTTAATGATTAAACAAAATCGGAATTACCATGAAATGCACGTGTTGGCATTGCAATCGACTCCTCTATAGTGTGGTAATAGTCTAGTTAGATGTCGCCGGGTTTAAAAATAATCCCCCATTGCTGAGGGAATATCTTAACTGATTAGTCCAAATGAAGGTCTGATACTGTGTTCACATATTATGAACAAACAATTATCCTCTTCATTCTCATCATGATGAGCATGGTATCCAATAATCTTCATATGAACTGGAAACAGAAGAGTAGGATTAGTTCGTGCCTTTTTCTTATTAGTGATGCACCGGTGAAAGTTGGGTACTTCATCTATGTATTGTTTAGCACTAACGTGAACAGTAATGTATGATCCAATAGGAAGAACTTCGGACTGGTTAAGAGTGATCTCCATTGGCTGCATCTCTTTTAGCGAAGGTAATAGAATAACATGTTTCATAGCTCTAGTTTTTAGGATACATGAATGAACGAACAGTAGCAACCATCTGTACAAGAAGAAGAATACCACATACAGAGGCAGCGATGATAAGCATGCCAATGAATTCAGTATCCTTAGGGTTAACGCCTTGAGCGTACGCAATGAGCGCAACGAATAAGCCTGTTAGTATCATTAAGATAATAACAGACATAATATTAAATACTTGAAGTGCTGTAAACTTTGTCATTTGTAGGGATTTAAATTAATACTCATCAATGGTAATGGTCTGAATCAAATGTCGCAAAGATTGGAAGGGGTACTGGGGTGACCAAACTAGATTTGCGTTTTCCCACAGGATTCGACCGGGGAGTAAAGAGTATGTGGTACTACCTCTTATGTATACACTACGATTTTGAAATAGACCGGGGATAGTTATATAAAGTACCCTATCTGTGGGAAGCTCGTGCACTTAGTTAGTTGGTAATACACATACTACAGGTATTTTAACTATAATATGGATAACCAATGTACGATTTTGTTCGTGATAGCTTACTATACTATACTATCACAGTCATTTTCGTACATTACGATAAAACCATACGATTAAACTATGAGAAAGAAGACAGACAAGATTAGCATCGTACCTGCTATACCTGCAATGAGTAGGAATATATTAGATATTATTGGTACTATTAGATGGACCAACAGACATGATTGTCCAGAGGGATATGCATTTAATGAAGATGGATATGTTCAGACTGATGAGAATAGATTACAAGTGTCTGTGAATATGCTACCTTTCTTATTACCAACGTTGGGAGAGTATGGTGTACTGTTTCAGAATGCTGTTGCACTGAGAATGTTGAACCATAATAAGCCTAGAGACATTATTCAGGATGTTCTGAAGTACAAGTTTAATACTTCTTACTATCGGAAGCCTGATCCATTACTACTTGCTAAGGCTGTTAGTGATGCATACTGTTTAGATTCATTGAGTGAAGTTCTTCCTAAGATGCATACAAGTATATTCTGCTTCCATGATATATGGTATAGTAAGGATTGTACAGAGGGTGGTAGGAAACAGATACAGAAGTTATTGAGAAACGATTACATTGATAAGAGTAGACAGTTGATGTCTATTGATACTAAGTATAAGACTAAGGAAGTTGCTGCGTTTGTGGATGAATCTCTGCATGCTGTCAACTGTTACTGGACTAAGACTGGATTGGATAAGAAGAATAGAACTATTCAATCTGTTATAGAGTCGGTGGATAAGCTTAAGTCTATTGGAATTGAGAACTATACTTATAATGATATAGCTAGGTTGTCGGGATTAACCAGACAGACTATTGGACTTACTCTAAAAGAAATAGGATTAAAGGATGAGGGGTAAATACTATGTGTATGCATTGTTTGAAGGTACCCAGGATAATATAAAGTATGTAGGGTATACTTCCAAGACACCAACTATTAGGTTTACTCAACATGTAGGGGAGTGTACTAATAAGAAGACTCCTAAAGAGAAGTGGCTATTCACTGCTATTAGTGGTGGGAAGGCTATAGGAGTTGTACAGCTGGGTTGTTATAAGACCATGGAGGAGGCGCTAGCGAAGGAATCTCTTTATATAATGGAGTATGGTAAGGTACATAAACTTACTAATAGTTCAAAAGGTGGAGAGGCCGGGGGTAGAAGTAAAGGAAGTAGGAACACACATAAGAAAACTATAAGAGAAGCTATACGCTCGTTATTTAATAATGGTATACTGGTGCCATCTAATGCACAGATATCTAAGGAGACGGGCTTAAGTATAGAGATTGTTAATAAGTATAATAAGACATATGAGGGGACTAGTAGAAGTTAATGGTAGACAGTTGGATAATATATCACTGGATAAGAAGGTAGGGTTCATTGAAGATACCCATACGTATATTATGCTGGATGATGCACAGTTTAAATTCAATAGTGTTACCACGCTAATCAAGGAGTTTGAATATGAAGAGTTTGTGTCTGAGGATGTTGCGAAGAGGGTGGTGAAGAATAAGAATTCTCAGTACTTTGGTAGGGACTACTTAGAAGTTATGGAAGAATGGGTTGAGGCTAGTCGAATGGGTACTAGGCTACATGATTATGGGGAGAAACTACTTAACGGAGAAATAGTTAAGGAGGAAGATATTCCTAATAGTCCTAAAGCTAAATGGGTACCGATATTGATTCAAGATATTAAGAGTAAAGGGTACGAACTTGCTACTACTGAGCTACTTGTATACTCGGTGGATCTACAGTTAGCGGGCCAGAGTGATATTATCCTAAAGAAAAAGAGACCTAACTCTGAAGAGTATGATTATATGATCTATGACTTCAAGTTCTTAAAGGATCCTCTTAAGAAAAAAAGTTACTATAATCCGATTAGTCGTAAGTTCAAATGTATGGGAGGTCCATTCAGGTATTTGCATGATTGCAACTGGATACACTACTCTATACAGTTAGCTATTTATCAGACGCTTACAGGTGATCCAGTGATGGTCACTGAGAAAGTACTGGTGGTAGTTAATGAGAATGGCTACGAGTTCCATCCGTGTTACCCTATGAGAGTTTTCTGGGATGAGAATAACCAGCTTCAGGCTGTGTATGAAACGTGGGATGGAATGTATTACGATAGTAGAATGGATTGTAAGTATAAACAAAAGCCTAGAGATATTCTAGGCAACTAACACACTAACTTATTATGGCTTTACCAGCAAATATTAGATTGAAACCACTACACGGAGCAGATGTAGATGCTAATGGTCAGGGACAGATACAACAGGCCCGGCCGGCAATACAACAGTTCCTAATGAATGTATTAGGATCATGGAATCAGAATAAACCACAATTATTTAAAGATGTACCAGCACTTGATATGGTAACTCCACAGATAGCTTATGCTACAGGGCAGGGATCTGCAGAAGAATCCATGGCTGGTATGATGCCGGCGCGATTCGCGGGAGGTGCTAAGTATGGTAGATCTGCTATTAACTATGGTGCACAACAAGGTAGACAGTACGCGGCCAGAGAAGGTCAACAGTTTATCAAGTCTCAAGCACAAAACATTGTACATAACCCAGGAAAGACAAGTACCGGCATTCCATTTAGAGGTGCCGAAATACAGGCTCCTATAGTGGATCGTGCTACAATGAGTATAAAAGCCATGCCTGAAACTATGGCTGGTATGAAGCCTGGTTCGGTACAACCGGTTATTCCATGGTCTACTAAGGTTAGGGTTGCTGGAATAGATGCAAAGAATGCAGCTGCTTCAGGAGTTAAACAAGGTGCTGGTGCTATCGGCAATAAGATTGTAGCTGGGAAGAATACCATAGCTACAGGAGTAGGTAAGATAGGTACTCCTCTTAGAAATGCTGCTAACTATATGAAACCACAAGATGCAACTGAATGGAAAGCTCTGGGAGTAATCACAGGAGGTGTTTCAGCAGCCGTTGGTGCTGGTGCATATGCTATCAATCGTTCAGGTGATAAACAAAGCAAACCGGTAGAACAACGTACCTCTCAGAAACCACAGCCAGGAGATAAGAATCCTAATAATCAGAATTCTATGTATCCTAATGCTCCAAGACAGAGTGTGAAACCGGATGCAAAGATTACTGGTAATACAGTACCTCCTAAGGTAGCTCCAGGACCTGTTGTTACTACTAAGACTAATACAACAAAGAAGTCTAGTGATGGTACAACCGTTAACACTAGCAAGACTGTAACTAAACCGGATGCTTCGGCTGCTAAAGGAAAGGCTCCTGAGGTACGTAAGAAGGAAAGTCCAAATGTTAAGACAGCGTCACCGGCGGTGGACCAAGCACTACAGAAAGTAGCTGGACCTAAATCTATTCCAAATACATCAGCACTTGTTGACCAGGCCGAACAACAGGAGAAAGTAAATGCTAATATGCCTATATACAAGGGAGTACAAGTTAAAGCATTACCTAACAGGTCGGTGGGAACTAAAGTACTAGCAGGTAACAGGCCACAACCAACACATAACTCTACCGGTAACTTCTATGCTGGTGAGGTATCATTGGAACCAAACTACATCCCTGGTATTCTTAATCGTGGGGTTAAGACTCAGATGAAGTGTGGTGGTGTACTAAAGACTAAAAAGAAAAAGAAATAATGTCTATTCTAAGACGCCCAGTAAAAGGAGCTCGCAGTTCTTCGGTTCATATGATGCCGGAGACTGACGGGTTGTCCAAACTACCAGACCAGCCTATTAATGTACAACGATCTAGGTCTGAGGTAGGTAAGAAGGTTAATACTATGAAGGAGCGTAACAAGGTTGTGTCACCGACATCTAACCCGGCTAGTGCTCCACCACACCTACAGAGAACTGCACACCCAGTGACTGCGAGAAAAAGAGGATTTGGTGGTATACTAAAACATGAATAGAGTGTCAACAATACATATTAACCCAGCAAACAAAGGTAAGTTCACAGCCACCAAGAAGGCCACTGGGAAGAGTACAGAGGAACTAACTCACAGTAAGAATCCAGTTACAAAGAAACGTGCAGTGTTCGCTCAGAACGCAAAGAAATGGAGCCACAAGAAACAGGATGGTGGTAACCTAGTGCCAGAGAAAGTACTAAAATATATCACTGGAGGTAAGTTATCTAAGGAAGATATTAAGAAGGCACACGAGAAACCAGGTGGGTCTAACGTTGGTAAGAAAACATTTGCAGATGGGTCTAAGAGAACTGGGCCATATGCCGGCCCGTCCGGTGGTGCTCCAAAGGGTTCATACCCAATTCCAGATGTAGCTCATGGTAAAGCAGCAATTAAACTATCTGGACATGCACCTAACCCAGGTGGAATTAAAGCAGCAGTATACCGTAAGTTTCCACAACTTAAACCTGATAAGAAGTCTATGGGTGGTGTACTATACTGCAAATGCGGGGGTGTACTAAAGAAGACTGGTGGTACAGTTACTGCTGATAGTACAAAATACTACAGTAAGAAGCTATCTGATAATATCGAGGAACATTTCTCTGCCTTACCACAGGACAAACAAGACGCTGCTGCTAAAGCGGCTCAGTCTAAAGCAAATTTATTAAGACAAGCAAATAAAGGTAAACCTGGATTCGATAAGAATGGGTTTGCTGCTAAGAAGTAATTAAACTCTGATGGTAGTTTAAATGAATAATGAAATAGATAATGGAAGATAAAGTATTTTTCACACCCGGAGATGTAGTGACCTTGAAACAAGATATCGCTAATGTACCGGAAATGGTTGTTAAGACAGTAGATAAGACGTCGTTTCGCGACTCAGACTCGCAGTTCAAAGAGAATAAGCCTATCTTATTCGGTATCACATGCTTCTGGTTTACCACTAGTATGGAGTATCAGGAAAAGAGATTCAATACTAAGGATTTAGTACATGTCGGTAAATAATTTTGAAGACAGTCAAGAAGTTTTGTTGGAGGGGATTTCTCAAATACTCGGGAAGTCCCCTTTACCAAAAGGGGTTAAAGCAACACCACCATGTGTGCATGAGTCGGATGGATTCGTCTATGGTGAAACCCCTGTGTATGTATTACTTACATGCACCAAGTGTGGAGAACAATACGAGCAACAAAGAATTTAATATGGCGATACGATTTACTTTTAGAAAAGAAAGAATAGTCACAGATGAAGTATTCTTCATGTTCAAGCAATTCAGAGACTTATGGGAATGGGATACCTCAAACAATAAGGTTAAGGCCCACCAACTATTCTACTTTATATTTCTTCTATGTGACTTAACCGAAGAAAACCCTCTACGCGATGTAACCATTGCCAAGAAGGAGGAAGAGGCTAAGTTCTATGCATTCAAGAATAGGGAGTACAAGTTCTCTAAAGAAGAATTAAAAGTTCTACAGCCGGCTATCGATTGTTTCATAAAGTATAACACGATTGCTGAAGAAAGAATTCTTGAGGCCTTTGATATAAAGGCTGAGGAACTGCGCCAGGCGCTAGAAGAGACTATGCCGGAGACGGTTGAGAATAATAAGAATGGAGTAGTTACGTTCGTAACTAATTCTGCTATAATCACTAAAGGTCTGAAGAAGTTAGACATGGTGAAGAAAGCTAAGATAAATGTTATAGCAGCAGTGCGTAGAGAGGCTATGACTCAGCGTGTTAGGGGTCAAATGACACTATCGCCATTGAGCCGTGGAAACATTGCCCTGCCATCATTCATAGATAGGGAGGTGTAGAAATGAAATTCATGCTATACAAAAGTGGTACAGTAGTGGATCCGGATTCGCTAGAATACAAGGAGTTCAAAGACATACTGAAAAAAGATAATGAGATTGGCAACAAGGTTTTACTATACGTATACCTATTGTGTGATCTATCTCATGCTAACCCTATAAGGGATGTAACCTATCTACATAGGCAAGAGGAAGCTCTTCTGATAGCATTTGGAAACAACTGCTACAATATTGAAAAAGAACTTGGTGAAGAGTGGAATAAACTCACAGTGGCAGCCATTAAATGCTACAACAAAAAGATCGTAAAGGAAGATGAGAAAGACATCTACGCCTACGATAAGAAGATGGATCAGTTTAGGTTTATGCTTCTTGAGACTACTCCAAGGATAGAAAAGAATGAAGGTGTTGACAGCATTTCATATACTACCAACATAGAGATTATAAACAACGTACTTGAAGATATCGTATCATTAATTCAAACAAAGGCCTCAATAGTATCTATGATTGTACAAGGAACAGTACCAAAACATCTTCGTGGTGGGCTGTCTCCTCTGACTACTGGAAAGGTAAACACATTTAAATCAACTTCGAAATGATCCTAAAGACAAAACCATGTGCCACTTGTGGTGACGGTCCTCAAGATAAGATGGGCTGGTCAACTAAACGTAAAGGTATATTAGTGAAACCTTCTAAACTAGAAAAGACACCAGTACAGAACATGGCTCCAGGTGGTAGCAAAGTGAAGAGTAAATAGATCTTCAAATCAACAATGACAATATGAAGGAAAATGTAGATGGTATTTCAAAGATATGGATACCTGATTTGGAAATGTGTGCGCGTGCAGATGAACTTAGACAAGAGAGTGAGTGGTTACGCAAGAAAACAGGATACACAGGTAAGAGGCCCTCAGAGTTAGGGATTGAGTCGTATATGTGGGGTAGTAAACTGCCCGAGAAATTTTTCGAGGGCAGAACACCACCACCAGTACCATTAGACTCTTTAGAGAATATAGAGTGGTATGAAGAACAATTAACAAGGTGTGTGCATGGCTTTGAATGGAGAGGGTATAGGGTAACCGGAGATCATTATTGGTTATTGAACTTTACACCGTTCCTTGTAGCAAAGAAGAATAAGAAAGGACGTATAACCAATGAGTTCGACGTTCAGTTCCCATACTTCTCATACATGCATGATTATATATTTAAATTGATAGAGGAAGCACACTTTAGTAACGAGGCGTTCACATGGATGTCTGGTCGTGGTAGTGGTAAGACGTACTCTATCCTATCTATCATTGCAAAAACTTATCATCTCAAACCAAAGAGTCACGGTATAGTATCGGCATCTAATGCAACACACGCGGAGGAAGCCTTTAATAAACTAAGACTTATGATGGACTCCATAGCCGAAGTACATCCGACACTAGCATTGTCTAGGTTACAGGATACTAAAGGTCTTATAGAGTCTGGACAAGAGGTTGTTAGAGATGGTGTAAAATATAAAGAGGGCCCTAGGTCACGTATACAACGTATTGTGTATGGTGATAACCCAGGGGTTACCAGGGGATCTCGTCCGGATATTCAGTTACTTGAAGAGATTGGTGACTGGAGTAGTGGTGCAGGAGACTTGAAATCCTGTATTGGTGCGTCCTTAGGATCATGGCGTGTAGGATCTATTATGAAATGTCGTGTGTTTATGATCGGTACTGGTGGATCTGTTAAGTCGGACCAGGCCAAGGATATCTTTAATAAACCACGTTCGTACCATATCCTACCGGTACATGACTTTGGAAAAGAGCATGGGTTCTTCTTGCCGGCTCACTATTTACTTGGGGGTAAAGGTTGGGAAGAGACAGGAGTTAACGACAACGTATCGTCGAAGGAATTCTTAGATGAGGAGCGTGAGCGTACCCGGGATGACATGGAGATTCACTCCAAAGTTACTCAGGAGTACCCGTATACAATCGAAGAGGTATTCAGAAAGATGGGTACCAACAACTTCAACCAGAGAAAGATAGCAGAGCAATGGGGTAAGATTAACTTCACTCCAGATATTAAGAAACCAGAGAAGGGGTTCTTAGAATGGATTAAATCCCCATCCGGAACTATCAAGGGTGTTAAATGGTCACCAAACCCTGAAGGAAACATCGAGATAATCGAGCATCCATTTAGAGGACCGGACGGTAACATAGGGTTCAAAGGACTATATGTTGCCGGTATAGATAGTATTGACCAAGGTGTGTTAGACTCTACGTCTACAAAGAACAGGTCATCACTTGCTATGCTTGTAAAGAAAAGAATTGTTGATGGACAGTATTTCAAACAGACATCTAACTTGTACGTTGCTAAGTACTTAGGACGTAGTCTTGATGTTAGGTGGGATTACGAGGAGGCACTTAAACTATCAATGTACTATGATGCTGAAGTAAACATCGAGTACACAAGGATTGGTATTGTACAATACTTCAGAGAATGCAAACAATATCACAGGTTAATGAAACGTCCGATGGTAGCAATGTCTTCGGCCGGCGACGGGCAGGATGCATTGTTTGGGTTACGAAAGAGCAACCTTATAGGTACTACAGCCGCTCCAGGTGTAATAGATCACCAGGATGGTAAGATCAAAGAGTATATCGAAGACTACTATCAAAACATATTATTTCTAGATTTACTTGAACAACTACGTGATTATCAGAGAGAAGACCGTACCAAGTTTGACTTAGTAGTGGCCATGGGTTTGTGCGAATTAGCAGACGAAGATATGATGGGAGTTGCATCTAAGGAATCAGGAGATGAGACAAAAGGATTCGAATTATTTGGATTTTACACTGATGAATTTGGTAGAAGGCAATTTGGTGCACTTCCAGTAGGTCCTAAGACCATATTTGATGAGACAGCACCAGTTGCAGAATCTCCAGTGAGATGGATCGACTCATCAGGTAGACCAAGGTTTGATGATGATTTTGATGTACTTAGACTGGACGATAATTAAAAATAAATTACTATAATACTATTGTTAGACGAGCAATAGATGAATGTAGGGGTCAGGGTAACTGACTCCTACCTATAATGAGAATATGAATTGTGCAACGAATAAAGATAGCGGAAATTCCGCACTAGCATTAGCTATTGCATATTATGGTAGTAATGGATATACGGTCTCTATACCATTAAACGACACACAGGACTATGATTTAATAGTAGATGATGGAACACTTAAAAGAGTTCAGGTTAAGTCTACTAGGTATAATCCAACTGGTACTTTCTACAAAGTTAGTTTGAAGTCTAGTGGTGGTACAAAAGGAGTTATCTACAAACATGTGGTAGACACAGAAGTAGAGATATTATTTGTAGTAACTTGTGAGAAAACGATGTATGAGATTCCAATAGACAAAGTAATAGTAAGATCTCAAATTACTTTAAATGAAGATTTTGATAAGTTTATAGTAACAATATAATATGGGTATGTTGAGCAATTGGCTGGCTCGCTTGACTGTAAATCAAGTACTTCGGTCGTGGGGGTTCGAATCCCTCCTTGCCCACAAAAATTACACAGACTAATAGCTCAGTTGGTTAGAGCACGAAACTGATACTTTCGGGGTCCTAGGTTCAAGTCCTAGCTAGTCTACAATATTATAGGACGTTAGCTCAGTCTGGTTAAGGTGCTGGCCTGTCACGCCGGAGATCACGGGTTCGAATCCCGTACGTCCTGCTTTTTTATTATAAGGGCCATTAGCTCAATTGGCTAGAGCACCTGATTTGCATTCAGGAGGTTGTGGGTTCGATGCCCATATGTGTCCACTGTGTTATTAGCTCAGCTGGTTAGAGCGCTAGATTGTGGTTCTGGAGGCCATGAGTTCAAATCTCATATAACACCCTAATACTTAATTAAATACAAGAATATTATGTCGCAAATATATACTATAAATGCGACAAACCGTACTAATCAATAGTACAAATACATTGCTCTGTGGTGTAATTGGCAACACGTCAGGTTTTGATCCTGAAGAGTCTAGGTTCGAGCCCTAGTGGAACAACAATATGGAAGGTAATTTCTGGGGTCGGCCCGGAGCCTGGTCTTGAAAACCAGTGGGGCGTTCGCGCCTGGGGATCGTGTCCTCTGTCTTCCGCGTCTGTAGGTGATCAACGACTGATAATCGTAGCACCCGTGAAAAGGAATGGCCTACAGTACAGTCATCTAGGTGTGGGAAAGTTGGTAATCCGCATGGTTTGGGACCATGAGATCGTAGGTTCGAGTCCTACCTCTTAGACTATGTGGTCGCAGCGTCGTCATATCGACGGTATTTAATACTTTATCTGCGGCCATATTAAACCTTGCCTTTGTAGCTCAGTTGGCCAGAGCAGCTGATTTGTAATCAGCTTGTCGGCGGTTCGAATCCGTCCATCGGCTCAAGTTCTTATCTCTGTGCAAAACCATGCATGTGGGTATGTAACTAAGAAGCAACACTAATAGGTCTTTTATGAAATGTTTTTACTGTTGCCGACGATAGAGAAGTCTAACACTGTGGTGGTGAAGGAGGGAAATATCTGGATTAAACACATCACTATGGAGAGGTAGCTCAGTTGGTAGAGCGCAGCCCTGAAGAGGCTGGCGTCGGTGGTTCGAATCCACCCCTTTCCACAAAATTATTAACTATGGGATTAATTTACAGAATCAAACTACGTCTAGGTTATAGACTACTTCTTAATGTACACACCAATGAAGTGCATGATATTAAGAACGACAAGAAGAGTTGTAGCATACGTTACATGAGTGATAGGAACAAGAAACTTATATCTGGTAGAAAGTATCGTAAGCTACTAGCTAAGGGTGAGATAAGTAATTGTAACTGGTGCATTGGAGAAAATTCAAAAGAATTCTCAGATGCAGATCATTCTTGGTGGATAGGTTAAAAATTATTACTATAATATAATCAATATATCGTGGGAAGAGCGTTGGTTCTCCACCGGGCTCATAACCCTGGTCTACGTCGGTTCGATTCCGATTCCCGCTACAAACCAAATGGAAATGTTATATGAAATTAACAAACGCAGACAACGTACAGCCTCAGAAGGATTTAGTACTGGTGGACATTCATGACGCTATACTAGAGAAAGATGGTGTGTATCTTGGACAGACAGAGAGTAAACCTCAAGATATCGCGATGTATTTTGGGACGGTAAAGAAACTAGGGCCCAGTGCTACCGACGACTTAAATTGTCCAGGACTTCAAGAAGGAGATACAGCAATGTTCTCACAATTTGCAGGTCACCATATTTCAACTAGAGAAGATAAGTCATACAAAGTAATACCGGGATACGACATTGTGGCAACAGTAACAGACTATAAAAATATAGCAGAAGATAATACCACTCCTACAGCTGATAGAGTCTTAATCTCAGTCAATTTTGTAGATGGTACAGAAGACGGATTAGTTCTATCAGAGAACGAAGTAAAAGATCCACGTTTAACAGACCTAGATTACGGAGTAGTTCTAAAGGTTGGTCCCACAACTAAGAAGATACAAGTTGGACAATTAGTAGCATATGAACCCTGGTGTGGTGTAATTGCTAAACGTAAGAGATCACTTGAGGACGCAGAATTAAAACTGATCCGAGAAGATGACATCCTATTCATCGCATGATAATTTCACAAGGGGCTTAAGTAATTAAGTCCCTTTTTTGGTTTTAAACTCATACAAATAACTATAGAAAACTATGTCACAACAAACTGCTCCTTACAATCAGGACGGATATCTAGAGGACATCCATTATTCCGAGAAAGAAAAGTCATCAGAGGAATACTTAAAGAACAACATTGACTTCTACATCAACCAGTTGGTTAGAGAAAAGAAGTACATTAAGACCTACAGAAATTATTATAATGGAGTACGTGATAATGAGGAGTTTAAGTACCTTACTGAAAACTTTGGGATAGGAACACCATCTAAATTAAACTTCACTCCTCTTATCAAACCTAGAGTTGATGCCCTTGTTGCCATGATGGTAGATGAGACATTCAACTACAAGGCTACAGTTATAGATGATAAGACAATCGATATAGCTGAAGAGACTAGAAAGAATAGATACCTAGCAGAACTTGGTAGTGCTGTAGAGAATTTTGTGGCCTCTAATATGGCTTCTACTGCCGGCGGGGACCAACAGGGTGGTATGCCGGTATCCGAACTACAGATGCAATCTAAAAAGATTGAAAGTAAATATGGTCAGAATTACCTGTCGGATTTTGAGACAGCAGGCCAGGATCTACTAAGATTCTTTGAATCAGATGTGTTCATTGATATGGCACAGAAACTTAAGCAATTAGCACAGGACCTCATCCTAACTGGAGAGTGCTATTATCGTGTGTATTGTGAGCGAGTTGGTAGTGATCCAATCTTTGAGGTTATTAAACCTGAGAATGTATTCTACAATAAAAATACAAACAGTCAGTATATTGATACTTGTGATGCAATAGTTCACAGAGAGTATCTTACAAGGAAAGAAGTACTTCGTAAGTACGGTAAGTTCATGGATGAGGTACAGCAGAAGGTATTGTTCTCAGATAGAGCACGTATCAAAACAGCTAGATCCCTTCGTTCAGGCCGCGACTTAGATAGATACTATGGAGCGGATGATCCGGTTAACGGACAGAAGTCTTATAGTAATCTTGATGTAGTTGAAGTGTATCATGTTGAATGGTTGGCACTTAATGAGGTTAGGATCGATGAAGAAGAGATGGAAGATCAGACACAGGCCGATGGATACAAATCAGATGTAGGTCAGTGGGGATGGAGAATGGATAGATATGAAGGGGTTCGTATTGCGAATAGTGTTTACATTAATTGCGGTAAAAGTGCTCATGTTGTACGTTCAGAATCAAGACCTTTTGACTGTACATTTACCTATGGTGGTGTAGTATACAATGATAGAGGTGGTAAACCATTCTCTCTTGCTGGTGCTCTTAAAGATCTTCAGGATGTATACGACTTAACTATCTTCTATAGAGATAACTTGATTGCTAACTCTGGTGTACCTGGTAGTAGAATAAACATTGCCGGTATTCCAAAACAGTTAGGAAGCAACTTCATGGAAAGACTTATGAAGTTCGTTGCATTAAAGAAGAATGGATTCGAACTAATCGACCCTACGGAACCTGGAGCACAATTGTTCAATCATTATGGAGAGTTTGATAACTCTGTTAATGGCCAATCGCTGCAATCTATAGACCTGATACTAAAGTCTATGGAAAGACAGGCCGACGTTACTGCAGCAACTAACCCACAAATGCTGGGTATGATTGCAGAAAGAGATGCAGTGTCGAATGTGAAACAAGGTATACGTCAGTCACTTATGATTAATGCTGACCTATTCGATTTAATTCGTACGAACCAGAAACGACTGTTAACTGATATGTTAAATGTATCCAAGATATGTTATCAGAAAGGTAAGAAAGGTGCGTACATTGTAGGTTCAGAGTCTTACCTGTTTAATATCATACCACAGAACCTATGCTTCTCAGACTTTGCTATTAATATCTCCTATTCATCTAAAGATGCTGCTAAACTAGCCGAGATGAAAGCAGTGGCTAAAGATTTGATAACAGCTGGAGCCCTTGATCCGGATACTATTATTCATATAATCCTTTCAGATTCAGCAACAGAGGTCAAACAGATTATCGATAAAGCTTGGACTAACAAGAAAATCGAAACTGGAGAGGTTAGTAAAGCAACACAGGCTGCAGAACAATTACAACAGCAGGTACAACAACTTACTAATGAACTCAATAAAGCTAAACAAAAGCTTGAAGCTGTAGCTCAGGAAGACAGACAACTTAAAGTTAGAGAGACAGATCTTAAAGAACTGGAAGTTAACAAGAAGTTGGACTTGGAAGAAAAGAAACAAAAGGACACAAAAGAGTTCCAAGCATCGGGTCTTGAGATTAAAGACCAATTAGTACAGTTAGAACGTGAACAATTATACCTCACTGCAAATAGTTCAGGTAGTGGTAGTTCATCAGAACCTAAAAACAATATCTAACTATGAAAGTAAAAGAAGTAGAGATATTCAATTCAGTATATCAGGAGAGCGGCACATTGATGCCCTCTCCTAAAAATATTGTAGCAGCATACTTGGAAGAGGAAGGTTCAATGGTTAAAGTTACCGTTGGTAAAGATATACCAGCAGACCATATTCGCAGAGTGACGTTTGACTATAATATTGTAGACATGCAGTTCCAGACATACTCTCATCTAAATATCCCAACGATACTACAGATGACAGCAGAGGAACTATCGTTTGACATAGAGGTAGTTACTAAAACACTAATACGATCATCGGCTAGCGTGGTAACTGTTAACTTTGACATTAGTCTCTTTACGTATGAAGCAAACATAAACACTTCCTATGGAAGTAAGCGACTATCATATCCATACAGGGCAGATCTATCAGAGAATACAGGATTCCCATTATCTACGGATGGTTGGTACACCATGACAATTCTCGATATTCCGTTATGGGATGCCGGGCACTCTTATGTTGCTGGTGATATAGTGTACTCTCCAGAACAAGGTGGATTTGCTAGATGTACAACTGCAAACATAAACCATGATCCAGCATTGGACCCAACAGTATGGGATGCTCCGTCGGATGAAGCATGGGATGTGTACGCAATTGCTACAAATAGACTATCTGATCATGATGCTAAGTTACGCATATACAGCGACTTTCTTATTACTAGAAACATCAAACAAGCATACATATTCCCTTGTATCCAATCGACTAGTTTCAAAGAGTCAAATGATAAGGTTGGAATGGCCGGACTAACTAAAATTACAGCGATGAGAGAAGCAGCTGTTGCATACTTAGAGAGTGGAGATCCGATAAAAGCAGTAGACATGATCAATCGTGTACCGTTCGAGTATCATACATTATTTGGGCCGAACAGAACAGTGGTAATATCCAACAACAATTTCACTCTATAATATGATACCTACCTTATACACAGGACAACAGTTATCCAATAATATGGATAGGGATGCCGGCATTCTTCCAATTACAATTAATAATATGGGGAACTACATAACATTCACAGGAATGGATATTAGTCAGAACCAGATTACCATCGATAACCCAATACCCGGAACAGGTAGTATAGTGGCGAAATTAGACCTTCTTCTCTATAATAGACTCTCTTTATCAGGTGATGTGTTATCGTCGATTGTATGGTCTAATTACCCCCAATTAGTGGACAATACTGATGAATATATTTACTCTCCTCGAATGATGTATAAGAATACCACATACGAGGTAGCTTTGAATATACCAGTTGGTACTACAAATTTTAAAATGTTCAATGCTACAAGTAATGTCAGACTAGCTACACCATTTACAGGGTCAAATACCTTTATGTCGGTAGCCGATGCTTTACCAGTAACAGGTATGCCATCTGCTGTAATATCTGTTGATAGTATAGCAACTGATGGTTGGTACTCGTTTATAAGCATAGGAGTATGCGACCAACTAGTAGATAGCGCATTTATTAAAGCAGGATTCTTATGTCAGGACCCAACACTAACTGTTGGTAATACAATACCACAGTTTGGTACCGTATACATGGCACTGGTAGACAATGCCGACCCTACCCTACTTACAGACACAACTCTATGGTTCCCTATTAACGTATGGAATTCTATTAATTCAGTTGCCGAGCTTATTAACAAGGCACAGGAGTATAATCCATGGGTTAGACAAGACTTCTTTTGGATGTCTCAGTATGATAAAGTGTACAGAGATGCAGTAATCGATTATGTCGCATCTACCAATAACTTCGGGTCTGCGTATGTAAATATCAAAGCTATGCAAACCTCAATAGACTACTACGCCACTCAAGGCAAGTACGCGGAGGCTCAGTATATTCTTCAGGGGTCCGATTACTACAGAACAACTCATAACTTTTTAGGCTAATGTCACAATATAGTAACGAAATAGACGGGTTGATTTCTATCGGGATGGCTAAGACCATCGATGAAATTAGTTCTAGAATTGGAAACTACGGAGCGTACACTTACAATTCAAATGATATAAAAGCATGGATAGACTCTCTAAGTTACTTCACATCGATATCTAATTTTTTAGATGAATACGTTGAAGGTAACGAGGAGATAGACTTCGAGAAACTAAGCTTGGTGGTGAGACTATCAATGTCCAACGTATACGCGGGAAGTAGTTCTTCAGTATCTACATCATTTGTTCCTAGGCCTGTTATTAGTGTAGGTAATACTACCTTGACTATTAATGGGTTACCAGTACCATCTACAGGATTTATGGTAAAGGAAGATGAGTTGTATGATATTAAAGCTAGTTACGTAGGAGACAGTTCAATAGATCTGATCAGAATAGAGATAGACTCAATTGCTGTAGCAGACGAAAGTACATCGGTGTTTCTTAGTAATTACAGGGTAAACTACACAGGTACCGATCTTAAGTCAGTAAATGTGCTTGTATACCTAACAGACAATGCTGTTCCAGAAATAACTGAATATGTACTTACAGTAATCACAATATAATAATTAGCATATGGCACTAACTTACTGGGAAGTTAACTTCGCCGGAGACCTGTATAACACAAACACTAGTGGGAAGGTTGGAATCAATAACCAAAATCCTCTGCTAGAACTAGACGTTGTAGGTTCGGTTGGGCTAACTTCTTTGCTAGAATTTAAAAAGACGGGCCAAGATAGGGTGCAGTTAAAATCTGCATCCACTTTTGGATACGACTTCTCTATATGGAATGAGACTCTTGGGGTTCACAGGTTATTCATTGACTCAAATGGTAAAGTTGCTATAGGAACAAATGCTGCTACAGGTAAAATTACTGTGGTAGAAACTACCCCGGGTAATGCTTGGGCTGCTGCTTCATTTACTAACACTAGTAGTGTTGGATTTGGTCTCGAAGTAACCGGCGGAAACGAAGGTAACTCAACAGCCGTGTTTAAAAACTATGCTAACATAGTTGGTGCCACACTATCAGGAAGAGGTGAATTATTTGTTCGAAGTTGGATAACTTCAAATGCTGGAACTAGCGTAAGTGGAAATCACCATTTTAGAATGGAAAATAACCATTTACGCTTTTCTAGTTTATTGGTGGATGAAGAGACTGGTATAAACAATACTGGGTCTAATTATGCATGGAGAAGGTACGCAGATGATGGGTCAGTACTTGGAACAATTCTAAACGTAGAGAGATCTACAGGTATACTAACATGGACTGGGAACACTACATTTACTAATGGTGTGACTATACTTGGTTCGTTTACCGCAGCCACCGTCGATATTCCTTTGTGGAAACTATCAGATGTCAGTAACTCAGCTATTCCATCAAACCTAGAAGGCGGAATCATTCGTGCTATTGGTGGTGAATGGAAGATGGTAGACCCTGATACATTACCAAAACAAGATCTTACAGCATACCTTACAAAATTAGAGGCAGCCTCCACATATGCTAGTATAGCATCGCTCAACTCACATATAAATAACCACAGTAATCCGCATCAAGTATCTCTGCAAGAGGTGCTTACAGTGAATAATGCTACGACTCTAGAGATAATCTCTTCAAACAGAATTGTAGCTGGATCGCTTATGTCTGGTAATACTACTATTGCTGAGTCTGGTTCAGAACTTGTGATTGACAATAATCTATACGTAGATGGTAGACTATCATTCAATACTATTGAACTTTATCTATCGGAACTTACTAACGTTGATGATGGGGTTGATACTGCTACAGATGGGTATATTTTAAAGAAGGTAAATGGAGTATGGACGGCAGCGATAGATAAAGCCGATACGCCACCCGATCTATCCGGTTACTATACAAAGATAGAAACTGATGGTAGGTATGTAAATATTACCGGGGACTCCATGACTGGACCGTTGTCTATTACATCTCTTGATACAAATATAGAACTACATTCCTCTACAGGAACTACTTCTATGAAGATATTCAATGGTATTACAGAAATATTTAGAACTGAAGTAACATCTACTGGAATCAGAAATCTGATAACGGACGCGGACAAATACGTGATTGCTAAACCTTTAGGGTCTGTGATGACTATCAATGAGAACGGGTCTGTTACATACGGAGATGCTAGCAAATCATCTAGTACGCTAGGTAACATAGTTGTTACATCTGCGGCTCCGTCGGTAGGTCTAGTTAATTCAGGTACAAGTGTGCATGGATCCGGATTTAGAATCTTTAATACTGGGGCAACCACATCTCTTCAAGTTGGCGCAGGATCATCGCTTACTGGACTAGCTTCATTGGTAGTATTAAATGGTGGTGCCGGATCCTCTAATGTGGAACTACGACACAACAATATAAAGCGCTTAGAAACCACTAGTACTGGTGTAAGAATATACGACGCGCTAGATGCTACATCGTTGATAGTTAATGGCATATCGGTCTATAAGAGTACAGATGGAAAGTTTGTTATAGATGGTGATGTGGTAATTACAGGTAACTATCTTCAAGAATGGACTGGTCCTGGAACAGGAAATATTGTAGGTGTTGAACAGTTGGTGCAATTAACAGACGTTAATATGCCGGCTATATCAATAATCGAGGAGCCATTTGTGCTAGGTAGAAGTATATCAACTGGAGATAAGGTTACATATCTTACTAAGTCTGACTTAGTTACATCTATGGACTTAGTAACAAACCCAATCTTACAAGCACATATAACAAATGCAATACCACATGTTGGAGAGGTTGATAGACTTGGTTGGAATGCTGCTGCCAGTATGGTAAGCAGACTATACAACTGGGATCTAATATACGCTAGCTACACATCTAAAGAGGTTGGTATATCTGATGTAGGGGAGACCGGAGCTGGAATAAGTGACAATAACATGAAGTATTTATTCTACTGGGATGTTCCTGGTGGAGATAGGTATGGGCTAAAAACCCTATATGCAGACAATGCCGGGTCGTTAAATAATAAACCATGGGATGAATTTAGATACTCTAGAGCTATAGGATTTTCCACTAAAAAAGCTTCAGAGTTACTTGAAAGAGGACTATACGATTTAGGTACTGTACATGCATATGAGAGCGACGTACCATTTGATGATTCGTGGCAAATTGAAACTATAGATAGTTCATACATATATAATCAGAATGCACCAGAGGCACAGAAACATAAATATCAATTAGCAAACCGTTGGGTAGCTAGAGATAATAGTTTTGATCTTTGGGCAAGGGGTCATGATGGAGCTACGCAAGAGTGGTTACCATGGGTACAAATGATGCATACTGGTAATATGCCCGTATCTGTAGAATTATACCCGGTACTACCTGCGGATGCCTACGACGAACTTGAAAACGAAGCTAATTGGACATATCAGTTCTCAGAGCCAGGGGATGAATTCGAACTGTACATAGGTGAAACTGAGGGTATTGACTGGGCATTTAATATTGGCCATAGAATAGTTAACAAACAGTATATATACGAGGTAACCCCGATTGGAATAAAGAGATCCGGTAATAGTAAGTTTGTGATAGTAGAGGTACTGACAGATCTTACAACTACTACAATACCAGTATCGACTTCGACTGATAGGCTAGAAATCACAATGAATACTGCTGCAAATAAAATCTATGTAGTCATCGACCATAATAGAGAGAAACCAGTAGTGATATCCTTGGTAAATACCACACTATTTGGAGTAGAAGTTCAATACACTGTACCATCACTACCTAATGCTAAGATCATAGATATGGAACCTAATGTTATCATAGAAGTGCATCCTGGTATATGGCAATTAAACTAGACCACAATGATACTAAAAGAAGATAAGTTTGTACTATATAAGGGGCCTAAGGGTCCCTCTAGTATACCTGGGGTGTACGAAGTGATTGAAGTATTAAACTATAGAAGGGGTAACAAATGGGGAGATGCAAACATAATGGGAGTATCTGCACATTCTACAAACACTGGAGTGTTGACATTTGCATCACTATCAGGTATCACTATAGTAACTTGTGGTGGTACAGGTAACCCAGTAATTGTTGGTAATACCATCTCATTCCCACTAGGTGACTATTGGGATCTAAGACTGTCTGATGGTACCTATATACCAGACCCTAATTCGGGTTATAATGTAAGCGATACCGGAACAGATGGTATCCCATCAAATCTTACCAAAACTATTAATGTTGGTGGATCGATGTACTTCATGGAGAATGGTTACAATAGAGACCTTTCAGATAATATGATACCAGCAAAAGAATCAGATACTACGGTAGACGTACTTGGAGATGCAATATTAAATCCTGGAGTATTTAATAGATTGAACTTTGCTGACGGTATTATAGAGTATGTATCTACGAATGCACTATTTAACAAGAATGCCTACTCTGGTAATGCGTTTAGTCTACCAGAGATCTGGGTATCAAATGCTTGGACCTACGATGATGGCAATCCACTGCATTGGAAACAGGAAGAAAGGACCATGGATTATCTAACTTCTAGAATTAATCCCGCTTATAAAAATACTATAATGATAAAGGAAATTAAAGAACTAGGTGTTGTAGTAGCAATCAGCAGAGAAGAGGTTTATTCTACACCAATCTCAGATAAGAACTACAATGTACTTAACTTAATATACAACAACGTACCAATACCAGCATAGTATGGCAGAGAAACAATTAGACAAACTGGTAGCCAACGCAATACACTCATTAGACTCTTACAAACTTAATAGAGAGACATTACTGTTGGAATTCCTTAGAAAGGACAGCGCTATTGATGTAGCACCAAGCATAAATACTATTGCTAATGGGGATTCTTTGCCCTTTCTAAAATCATCAGTTAGTCCTTCTACACCAAGAACAATCGATTGGATAAATACAGTTATTAGTAATGGACGATTAGTATCTATCGGAGGTGCAGAAATACGAACAGATCTTAGTATATTAAATAGAAATGCAACAACATTAGATATTGCCTCAAATACTGGTGACGACGCAACAGTTCCTGCGGCAACCGTCTCACTCGCCGGTCTTATGACAGCGGCCGGGTTCACTAAGCTAGGAACAATAGAAGAGGGCGCTGATGTAACAGACAAAGAGAATGTGGGAGCTGCAATACTAGCCTCCCCTACAAAGGGTACTATTGCAGGAACTGATTACATTGCCATACTAGACTCTACTGGGAACATACTATCAAAGATAATCTGGAGTAGTGTCACAGTAGATGGTAGTTTTACTGTCAATCAGTCAAGTCATGGATTTTCTGTTGGAGATCCTATTAAACCGTCACTACTTGGATGGGTACTAACAAAAGCTGACACTGCAGCAAATGCAGGAACTGTTGGTGTGGTATCTCAGATTCTGGACTCTGGTACATTTAAGTATGTTACTAGTGGAGTAGTGCCCGGTTCATACACTATTGGTGCAGATTACTTCCTATCAACCACAACACTCGGGGATTTGATGATAGTAACCGGTACAGAAGAGTGGTTGGAGGGGCAGATAGTTGAATACATTGGTACAGGAGTAACCGGTGGGTTGCATGTTAATATAGAGCAAGGTCAGGAGATATCAGGGTTTCTTGTTGTAGATAAATATGTACAAGCCATGGGGTTTGATACTATATCTAGAACTTTGACCTTAGAACGTACAGCAGGTCTTTCTGATCTGGAGGTAGTGATACCACAGTACGTTGAAGTAGATACATTAGACTCAGTGCTTAATAGAGGCAATTCTTCGACCCTAGGAGCGACGTTCGGTAATACTGTAACAGCAAGTAAGCTTTCAGTATTCAATGGCTACGATATCGAGAAAGTGGACAATAAGATGATACTATCAACCCCACTACAGTTTGAAGTAAATATAAATAATACCAGTGTTCTTCAGGTAGCTACCGGAGGAAATGTTACTGCAATTGGATCATTGACAACACCTACTGTAAAACTTACATCAGGAGCAACACCGGATTACATATGGAAGTGTACAAATGTAAATGGTGCTGGTGCATGGTTCCCAATTGCTGCCTCTAACATCTATAAAGGTACTTGGAATGCTACTACCAATACCCCAACACTAACAAATGGAGTTGGTACAGCCGGATGGTATTATAGGGTAACAACAGCCGGTACTTGGAATAGTATTGTATTCAGTGTTGGTGATGATATCATATACAGTGGTACAGTATGGGAACGAATTCCTAGTCAGGGGTTCACACTACAACCTGCAACTGCAGTAGTTCTAGGAGGTGTTAAAATTGGATCGGGTGTAAATGTAGGAGTAGATGGTACTATAAGTGTATCAACAAACTACCAATTTCCATTGAATGGTACAGGATTAGTATATTCAACAGCAGGTGTTATCACATACGATGCTACAGTATATGCGTCGCAGTTTTGGGTTACTACCAATTACTCTTCTATAACTCATAACCATTCAACACTTTATGTACCTCTAACAAGGTCAATAATCACGTCAGGAAGCTTAACTGGTGGTGGAACATTATCAGCTGATAGAACTATAAGCTTAGTAAATGACTCTGCCACACCAGGTATTAACTATTTATATGGAACCAGTCCTACTGGTACTAAGGGGTGGTTTCAGAGACTTTGGGTTCCGACTACTAATGGTATAGTTTACTCTGGTGGATGGGTGTCTATAGGTAGTGGGTCTCCATCAGTGCCATTGCACTTGGCATTATCTGCACCATCATCTTTTATGGAGATCATAAATAATATCGATGATGTTACAGGAAATGGTCTTTCTATATCTGCAGGAAATATTGCCCTGGAGGTAAAGGATAGAGCCAACTATACCAATCCAATATTTCAAATTTTGGGTAATGGTACTATTAAATGGCAGGGTGCCACAACAGCACTAAAGGATACCATTCTGTACTATGATACTGTAACAAACCAATTTTCAATTGGTGGTGTTCCTACATTAGCAAGTCTGGGTGCAATATCACTAACCTCTTTAAGTGCAACATCTCCAATTGTGTACGACAATACTACAGGAGTGTTTTCCATGATTACAAATGCATATGCTCCATATGGAACAGTATCTTTTCCAGGATTTGGAACGAATCATACTACTGCAGCCTACGGAGATCATACACATGCTGCATATGAAATAACTGCGGGAACTACTACACAGTACTGGAGAGGTGACAAAACATTCCAAGAACTTACTAGTAGTGTTGTAGCCGAGGGAACCAATCTATACTTTACCCCATCGCGTAGTAGAACCTCTATCAGTCTTACAACTACTGGTACAACCGGTACTGCATCATATAGTTCTGCAACAGGGGTATTAAATATTCCAAACTACTCAGCAAGTATATATGTTACATCTTCGGTATTTAGTGCTGCAACAGGAGTACTAACACTTACGAGAGCAAACTCTACCGATCTGACTACAAGTTTTGACGGCAGATATAGTCTAACATCGCATACACATGCGTATGAACCATTCCTAGGAAACCCACTAGTTGATGGTCGTATACTGTCCTCAACAGTAGCTGGAGTGCGTTCATGGATCAGCCCGTACTCTCATCCTGCTTACACAACTCGTAGTATCGATGCTGGTAGTGGACAGGTACTGGATACATTCACAAGTGATGCTTTAGGACATGTTACGGGTATAGCACTACGCACATTAGTAGAACTTGATATCCCAGCAATATCCATAGCTAAAACTACCGGCCTACAAACCGCACTGGATTTAAAACAACCATCTAGCATCGAGCTTTCAGCAATTGCTGCTATATCTGGAAGTACAGGATTCCTTAAAAGAACTGGCGCTGGAGCATGGTCAATCGACTCATCAACCTATCTTACCACTATTACAAACGCAATGGTGTTAGGTGCTATTGGGTTTACTCCAGAACCTGCTTTAGGTCTACCCGCTTCAAATGGGTATGTACTATCATCTACAACAGCTGGAGTTCGCTCATGGATCGCTATATCCGGGTCTAGTGGTGGAACTGTAACCTCTATTGCCGCAGGAGTAGGAATGGATTTTGCAACATTCACTACTTCCGGTAGTATTGTACTAGGTACACCATCGACAATTAATACCAGTTCAGCTAACACTGCATCTGGTACTACGCATACCCATTCATTAAACCTTTCTGGTAGAAGTATAGACACTCAATTTAGTCTCTCGGGAGGAGGGACATTAGGTTCAGATAGAATTCTGTATTTAACTGGAGACGTGGCATCTCCCTCTGCTAACTACTATTATGGTACGGATGCCACAGCCACTAGGGGATGGTATGCTGTACCATATCCATCATCTCTATCGTTTTCCTCTGGTACAATAACTATGGGTAGAAACGGTATGAGTAATCTAACAGTCTCGTTAGATGGTAGGTATGCCTATACTGCACATACCCATACCGGAGTGTATGATAACTATGGGCAATGGTACTTGTACGTAAATGGAGCAAATTCATATACAGTTGGGACCAATACTAACGTAAACCTGATTGCTGGTACTAATGTTACTATATCTAGATCTGGCTCCGATGTTACAATAGCAGCATCTGCTAGTGGGAGTATGGTTTACCCTGGAGCAGGAATTGCCGTATCAACCGGATCTGCTTGGGGAACATCAATTACCAATAATTCTGCTAACTGGAATACTGCTTACACAGATTCTAAGAAAGTAGCCTTTCATGACAATACGAGTTTGTATGGGTATCTGAACAGTGCCTACTTTGATATTGTTGGAGCCACTATTACACCAAAGAGGGATTCGACTCCAACAGCTAGTTCAGTGCTGCCAGTAACTTCTGGAGGTGTGTATACAGCGTTAGCTGGAAAAGCTGCTCTAAATGGTAGCGTGTCCCAGTACTTCTCTACATCTGAACTGGACTTACCTGGTGGATGGGCAATTGATACAAACGACACAAGTAGGATAGAGTTTTGGAAGAGTGGTATAGGTGGTATGCACTGGTTCTATAGCAGTGGTAACGTTACACACTCTGGAGCCTTAACAGCATCAGAAGTATACCGTGGATCATCTAGAGAAATCAAACACGACATCGAACTGTTTAATGGTAGCGCTTTGGAAATCATATGTACTACTCCTATATTCACCTACAAGATGAATTGTGATGACTCTTTCGCAATCGGATTTATAGCCGAAGATACTCACCCGTGGATGTCCGGACCAGAACAAAAAAGACATAGTTTTGGTAACCACCTTGGGTTATTAACAAAAGCTATTCAGGAAGAAAATGATAGAATAGGGAAGTTAGAGTATGAAGTCATTCAATTACAAAATAAGATAATAGAATTAGAGTATGGCAGGGGATAATAGGATAACTACAGAAAATTTCCTGAATGTGAATTTTACCGAGAAGGGTGGAATTACCCCAGGAACGGATGACATTATTGGTATGAGTTGTGACCAGGTATTGAATAGGTATCTGGTCACTCTTAGTGGAGTAACTACAACTGGAAACAGGATACCTGGACAGAACCAGATTACTAGTGCTGCGGCTACTGCTACGGTATCGATGGCTTGCACATATTCATCTAGTGCTCTTGGGTATGCGTATTACACACTGGTACTTACAACAGTAGCAACAACTACCACCACAGTTACTGTATCTTTCGATTTAGATTTTCTATCAGGGTCTGTTCCATCGGGACAGTCTGACTGGAGAGGTGCATCAGTAACTAAGATACCTGAAATAGAGAATGTTGTATATGGGGCTGGTACAATACGATCTTATACAGCAACTGTAGCTGCAGGAACTACCACTACTACATTTATGATGAAATTAGTAAATGACAACTGGGATAGCCCGCAGCCTTACTCATCATTTAGAGTACGATTGATTGCAGGTGCAGGAGCTACGTTATCAGTACCTAACAGTACTGTTACCAACGGCACTACATTTGTACTAACTTTGTATGGTATTCTTACAACCTTTCTAACTATAACAAAGATTTCCGGTGGAAGGGGTGTTTCTGGGGACATGGTGTTTTTTAGATTCGTTAGAAACGATAACACAGGACTAACAAATCAGAAAGACCTACAGTACCAAGTCACATTTAATACAACTACAAGTAGTTCATCAAAGGTGTTTGTGGTTACTCCTATTGTCAATGGTTCTAACAACAACTACATGACAGACAGTTACATGCATAACTCTACAAGAATAGCTACGGCTGCTACTGTTACTAGTTATGCATCTATAAATTATGCTAGGTTCTCTGTACTAAATCAGTCTGGATCTAGTAGTGGCTTTTCTTGTACATTAAGCCCATACAAGTATTGTAGCTTTACTAATTCAACATATTCAAATACCCTAGATAGCCTAACACCTGGAGGACACGTAATCACACTTCCGTCATTTGGTGGCTATTATGCAACACTACCTATACCTAGAATTATTCCAGGTACTTCTACATTAAGCTCCTCTGATACCTTTAATTATAAGTATGTTGCTCACTGTCCTACAGGAAATTTCATACGACTAGTGTCTGGTGGAGCGACTGTAGCAGATCTATATAATGGAAATGAGTATGCTATTAACAGTGTACCATTTAGAACTGTCGATCTTACAAGTGACCCGACAATATATTATCTTGGTACAAATGGTAGCCCTGGGTATAATGTGCAGTTTCTGCAACAAGACCAATGGTTAGAACTCGTACCAGTATCGACTAATATTGTAAAGAACGCTTTATGGCCATCAAACCTGGGCTACTACGGATTAATATAAATAACTTTACTATAATATATTAAACAATGTAAACCACATTTTTATGATTAATTCTATCACAACATTCAATACCACAACTATTAGTGGAACTACAATGATTGGGGAGCTGCTAGTATTGTTAACAATAACAGAACTAACAATTTCAGGAACGGTACAGTTCGAAAGTACTCCTGAACAGTATCTCACCATCACATTAAATAAACAAACAGGTAAGTCATCGGTTTCGTTTAGTGCAACAGATCCATCAGCAATTCTACCAGTAATAACACCGCTAACGGAAAAGCTTGAAGAAATAAAAAACGAATTAGCAGGATAGCTAAAACATGGGCTTGGTTAATTTATAATCAGGCCCAAACTCTTTATACTCAATACCATTATCACATATGAAACCATTACAGAACTCTATTAAGGTTATATTAAACACTCTTGCAGGAAAGGTTGTAGATGTTGGTACATTAGCCGATGGAAGGGTTATAGTGTATGATTCTGGAACAGATCAGTACACACATGTGGACCTGCCTCAGGTTACATTCGAGACACTGTTAGCTAATGGTGATATTGGTACGGCAGCTAATCAAGTAGCATATGGAAACCATCTTCATACTGGAGTGTATGAGTTACTTGAAAATAAGTCATTATCTATACTTACCGACTATTCATCAGACGTAAAGTACCCATCTGTAAAGGCAGTTAAAACATATGCAGATGCGGTTGCGGGTAGAATTTCAACTGGGTGTACTACACCACCTGATTTGATAGACAATGGAGATGGTACGGCAACAATTACTTCTACCACTGTAAATATCTACCCTGCACCAGGTTACATTGGTACTATGCAGACTTTTGTTATACCACAGGCAACGTTATCATTTACCGATGGTGTAGAAGAGTATGTTAGTGTGCGATTTAATGTTGGTAATCCAATATACTATAAGGAGACAGTAGGTTCTGATTTGAACCATAGCGATATACTTCCTATCTTTGTGGTATGGAGACTTGGTACCGTTATCCACTCTCTTAATTTTGATAGCCTTGGAGCAGGACTTGCTAATAAGGCCCAGAGTGCTATGTACCATACTGACCTATACAAAATATCGGCTGATGGTGGTATGATGATTACTGAGACTACGTCTCCTGCACCACGCACAATAAATGTAACAAGCTCACTGGTGTATACTGGAGCAATTCATCAAGATGTTGGATACTTCACCTCAGCATCTGATATGATGACTGAGGCCATAAATACTCCAACAGGGTGGACTTACTCCAATAAAACAGTCTACAATAACACGCAGTTTAATAATGGTACTACACTAGGTAATATCAGTAATAATAAATATGCTGTACGGTGGTGGTATCGATCTATAGGTGATAGTAAACAACTTTTCTATGTATTAGGTACAGTTGGAAACTACAATAACCCTACAGATGCCGCATTAGAAATGCCTAGAACAGATCTATCCCCTATACTAAAACGTCACTGTATGTTGATAGGTAGATCTATAATTAGCTACAACGCAGTAAGCGGGGTGACTCAATCACTACTTTCTAAACAATATTCGTACTCCAGTGTAGTAAACCATGATGATACTGCTAACATTAGTTTAGTTGGATCCGGAATTACTTATGGGCACATAAATGATCAAGCACAGACTATTTATGGAATTAAGACTTTTAATAGTTCCCCATTAGTACCGACTGCAGTAGCTAACACTAACTCTACTGTAGCAGCTAGTACAGCATATGCAGATGCAAAAGTAGCAAACACTATTACTAGTGGGCTAACAACTATTGCTCCATCCCAGGACTCAGTGTTTAGTGCGTTAGCTCTAAAGGTAGACAAGTCTGTACTGGTTGACGCTAAATCATTAACAGGATTCTTAGCCGGTGACGGTATTGATGTAAGTTATAACTGGACAAACAGGACCATAACTCTTACAGGTGACCTTAGGTATATGTGGAGAGGAGTTGTTAAGACTCTTACATCTCCATGGACTAGTGCTGCACATACGGCAACTGAAGGTAATTGGTATCTTATGAGTACTGATGGCACCAACTTTACATGGTCTTCTACAATATGGGCATTTGAAGATTGTATGGTATCGGCAGTTAAGTATAAAGCTACTTCCGCAGCCTCGTTTGCAATTCGAGAAACTCATGGTGTGATGGATTACCAAACTCATGAAGAATTGCATAGTCAACTAGGAACATACCTAGTGTCTGGTGGTAAGCCTGTTGTTGGAACATATGTAGAAAATAGTGCTGTAGATTCAGCTACAACACCAAGCTTTAGTGCTGCAGTAATTAAAGATGAGGATAGTAGAACTACAGTTCCATTGTGGAATGAGGGCACATATACTACAGCATATGTTGGAGTTGGCGGAGTTATGACATTTGGACTAACCAGCACTACTCCATTTATAGCTACCACTAATACATACATTCAAGTAAACAATACTGTAACAGGTGCAATGGTTGCCGGTTCAACTGGCAAGTTCTATAATGTATACCAAGTATTAATTCCATCTACTAGTGATGCTGCTTCACAGAAGTATAGGATGGTAATGTTACAACCGCAAGCAACATTTAGCTCACTTGCTACAGCCCAAGCGGAAGATACTAGAGGATTAAATTTCGGAGACATAGCATCAAGTACAGCAGAATATGTAGTGTACACTAGACTAACTTTTGTTACTTTAGCATCTGATTCAAATATAGGAAAGTGTAGAATAGCAACTGGAGGAATTACCTACATAACTGGTAATAGAGCATCTCAGATATCTGTAAGTGGTATAGCCACAAACAATCATGCTGTGCTATCAAACCTTACATGGGCAGTATCTGGACATATAGGTACTGAAAGTAGCTTAGCTGGGTTTGATTCTGGTGGGTTAGCCACCAATGTTTTACTAAATACCCTATCACCAGTAGCAGGTTCATCAAGCATCACAACTGTTGGTACCATCACTACAGGTACATGGAGTGCTACATCAATTGCAGTTGCAAAGGGTGGTACAGGACTTACCGCTATAGGAACAGCCCTGCAAGTACTTAGAGTAAATGCCGGTGGTACTGCACTAGAGTATGTAACACCACCATGGCTTACAACTGCAGTAACATCTGTAGCAGTATCAGTACCTACAGGATTGACTATAGTATCTGGATCTCCGGTCACTACTACCGGAACCATTGCAATAGGGTTACAGAGTGGTTATTCAATACCTACAACATCTAGTCAGACTAATTGGGATACCGCGTATACAGATAGAAACAAGTGGGATGGCGGGTCGACAGGTCTAGTAGCTGCAACTGGTAGAACATCATTAGGAGCCACTGTAGTAGGGTCCAACCTATTTACGGTAACTAACCCATCTGCTATAACATTTCTTCGTGTAAACGCAGATAATACAGTCTCTTTACTCGACGCCACAGCATTTAAAATAGCTATTGGAGCAGGGTCCAGTACAGGTACAGTTACATCGGTTGATATGACAGTTCCTTTAGGACTATCAATAACAGGAAACCCGGTAACATCTTCTGGAACATTAGCACTTACCTACGCTGCTGGATATGGTATTCCTACTACAGCAAAACAAACTGAGTGGGATACGGCTTATTCTCAGACTAGACAGTGGGATGGTGGTTCTACTGGATTGGTAGCTGCAACTGGACGTACTAGTCTAGGGCTAGGAAGTGCTGCTCAGAGTGCAAGTACAGATTTTGCTGTATCATCAGTTTACCCAGCAACCGGACTTACTACGGGGTATCTTCCATATAAATCAGCAACAGTATTAGCCAATAGTCCTATTTGGACGGATGCAACGAATGTGGGGATTGGTACGGAAACCTTAAGTGAGAAACTTAATATTGCAGGGGATACTTACACCACTGGAATGATTTATAAAGGTACTAAATTAACTGGTACTTCTGCACCTGTTCTATTAGGTTATAAAGGTGTTTTAACTTCATATGCTTCAGTACTAAAAGCAGAAATTGAAAGTACATCTACTGATACTTCAAGGGGGTTTTATGTTTGGGATAAACGAACAACAGATGCTCACCAACCAAGTATTGCAGTAGCAAATCCTGCGGGCTCTGATATATTTGGTATGAAATGGAATGGTGCAGGGAATCTTGCTACATATAGTACTACAACAGGTGGATTCTTTTTCAATCCTGGATCAGGAAAAACAGGATTCGGAATAACTCCAACAGCGGTGTTGCATTTAAAGGCAGGTACAGCGGCGGCTAACACAGCTCCATTAAAATTTACTACAGGAGTTAATCTTACTAACCCAGAGGCTGGTACATTCGAATTTGACGGTACCCACTTCTATGGCACTATTGGAACTACGCGATACCAGATTGATCAACAAGCTCCTGTCGATGCTACTACTTTAGTTAAGGGTATCATTAAATTGGCTGGAGATTTAGGTGGTACTGCAGATCTACCTACTGTTCCGGGGTTGGCAAACAAAGCACCAATAAGCGGTTCAGCTAACTATGTTAATGTCTCACCTGTAGCGGCTCAATCTGGTAATATATGGATGACTGGGAGCACCACACTTAATGGTAATGGTGGTGAGGGTCTCTATGTGAAAGGAGGAGACTTAGGCAGTGGTAGTATGGTTACTAGATTTGTTGATTCCAATGACTCAGAGTTATTTGGAATATTAGGAAATGGTACTGCTAGATTCAGGAGCAGTCTACTGCTTAGTTCACTTATATCGACTAAACCACGTATTCTTTCAACAGCGGCCGACGGTACTGTCACTGCAATATCAGATGGAGGAGCAGGTCAATTCCTGAAAACTGATGGGAATGGTGTATACAACTTTGCTGATGCGGCTATTCCAATTCAGGAAAACACTGACATTGATATAGGTACAGAAATGGTAGCCACTATCGCAAATACTAGTGGTGCTATATTCTTTGACTACTTAATAAAGAATGGCACCAACGTTCGAGCAGGAACAGTTATCTCTGTTAATAACGGAAGCTCTATTGAATACACTGAACAGTCAACTAGCGACATAGGAGACACTTCACAAGTTACTCTATCTGTAGTAATGAATGGGTCTAATGTAGAACTTAGAGCAACTGTTACTACGGATAATTGGAGTATACGTGCCTCAATAAGAAAACTATGATAGTAAGAGACTCAATTGGAATAAAGGATCCCTCCACTAATGTGGGGGTATCCACTAACGAACTAACAGTCAGTGATGCAAATACAGGGAGTAAAAAACTCTCAGAATTGGGAGGAACCAGTTCATTCTTTAGAAACTTTACCTATAATGAGGATATTATAAAAGGCAAGTTTGTTAGTATGCTGGGGTCAGGTAATATAGAAAGTTCTGGTATTAAGACCCTACAGACAGCAATTCCGTCTGGAGCATCCACTGAATCATATACGTCTGCAGTATCTAGCATGAGTGTGTCATTCGACCCATTCAATAGAAACAAATTCGCTATCACATACGAGGGGTTTGTGTCGGGCCAGTATACTTATGCAGCTGTGGTAATAGGAACAATACAACTTGATGGTGGGGTTATATTTGGGCCAGAAAATATCCTAATGACCACTTACGTTGGTAACGTGATGGGTGTGTATGACCCGCTGGTTAGGGATAGGATCTTTATTTCTTACCTAAAGGGTATTACTTCGTACGGGTATACAATGACTTGTACCATAGAGGATACTAAAGTGATTGCAGGTGCTGAACTAGTGTATCTAAGCGATTCTACATATGGTCCTGTAATAGTAGCAGATCCGTTTGTAACTGGAAGGTATTTAATATGCTACAGAAATATAAACGCGTATGGCACGGTAACAGCCTTCTCTGCTGGTACCTCTGGAACTACTGTCACCAAGGGAACCGCTGTTGCATTTACTTCGGCTAGTATATCTGCTCCATTAATAATGTTTGATAAATATACTCAGGACAGGTTCATTGTATCATATGCAGCCTCAAATGTTGGAACGATGAGAGTAGGTACTGTTACCGGGACATCCATAACATATGGACTAGTTGGTACAGCATCGGCGTCTGCTACCCAAATGATACGTAGTTGTTCGTTTACATCACAGAACTCTGTCTTAGTAATGTATAAGCAAGGAACCAGTCTATCATATAGAATTGCAACGGTTACCGGCACAACTCTATCATTTGGTACTGAATCGTTAATAACCACAATGGATACTAATGGCACGTTTGCTACTCAGATTGACCTGATGACAAATAGTTCAGTTATACTAGTTCACTCTAGTGCTACTGCTGTATACTCAATGGTTGGTACTATTTCCGGAAACACTATAACATTTGGTGGTAGTACTTTAGCAGTAGCTTCTGGTGGTTGTGTTATTGACCAAGACCCATACTACCAATGTAGATTTATGATTGGGTATAATGACTTATCTAATAGTTCAATAGCTACCGTAGTACTGGGACAGATGACTACAACAGTGAGCAATGTATGGCCTAGATCTGTAGTAGGTGTATCTACCATCACATCTACTACAGGGACTTCCTGTAAAGTACAACTTTCTGGGTCATGCTCAGAATTTAGTAGTTTATCTCCAGGACTAAAGTACTACTTGAATCAAGACGGAACAATAACCACTAGTGTTACTGATGTAAGAGTCGGCATTGCGATAAGTGCCACTGAAATGCTATTAACAATATAAGAAATGGCTAAAGAATTAATAGTAAAGGATTACCTGGGAATTAAGAACTCCGCAACAAAGATAGGAAAAGATGTAGACGGCAACATGACGTTTACCGATGCAGTTACCGGAACTAAAAAACTATCAGAACTATTAGGAACAGAAGACAAGACTATTGCGAACCTTACGTTAAATGAGTCTATACTTGCTGGTACAGTGGTACAGATGTTGGAGACCGGTAAAATAGAATCCATAAAAGAAGTTGTTACCCCAACAACAGTACCATACATCTATCAGACAGAGTACGAGTCTTATGATACCACCAAAAACATAGTTGTATATAGAATAAAGTTTGATCCTAATAATAGTTCTAGGTTTGTAATGGTATACAGAAAGTCAGTTGCTTCCGTATATTGCGTCTACGTGGTAGCTGGAACTATTAGTGAGGAAATAGTTACAACAGGTACCCCAGTTTTAATAGGGTCTCCTGTAGATAGTACATACGCAGTTAGAAAGGCCGATGTAGCATTTGATGCACAAGTTAGTGGAAGGTTTATTGTAACATATACGGACTCTACAGCATTGTCGCTTAAGGCTTCTGTATGTTCTGTAACTGGTACAACTATTTCCGCAGCGACAGCAGTAACAATTGTGTCTACTGTAGCTACAGCAACTAGTGTATCGGTATCAAACGATATTGCCGCAGCCGGCAAGTTTATCTGCAGTTACTATACCTCACCATACAACTATATAGTGACCATACAACTAGACGGCAGTAATAATGTTACTACCGGCACACCTGCGCAGGTTAGTGGATTGGGGACAACTTACTCGGATGTATCGTATTTGCCCGGGTCGTCTACAGCAGCCTTGCTTGCAACAGGAGGTACCTCTACGGGCACTCTAGTTATAGCGTCAATATCTGGTACCACTATAACCTATAATACTGTTTATACGTACTATACTTCCGCAACTGCAAGGCCAGCATTTAGTTTTGACCCTAATGACAGCACAAAGTTTATAATAGTATGGACTCCAACAGCTTCTGTATACTCTAAATTTGCGAGAATTGGAACTATAAGTGGTACGGCCGTCTCATTTGGTACTACTAAAACTCTTGATACTACAGGTACACTAGGGTCACTTGATTTTTGTACAGTAGCATACTCTACAACAAGTGCTGGGGTAGTATTTGTTCAATACTTTTTAGCATCGTCAAATATTACAACTGTACTAACTGTTACAGTGTCTGGTACTACTATAAGTTCAGTGTCTGGTAGTAACTCTAGTATAGGGTCAGCTTTAACGAATTACGCTGAAACATATTCCTCAATGGCTGCTATTCCAGGAACTGGTAAGTTTTTGGTAGCTACTGGACGACACGTGTTTAAAACGTACATATACACACTAACTTCTAATATTCCAAAGTATGGTGGTGCCGTAGACTACGGAGCGGCCACTATCACATTATCATTCGATCCGTTCAACCAGAATAGATTTTTAGTTGCCTATGGTACGACTACTTACATAGCTGTATCACTATGTACTCTAACTAATAATAAGATAGTCGTTCTTAGTAATAATGCAACTTTCTACAATAACGGAGCAACAGTTACATCTGTAAGAGTGGAGTATGATCCTATAACACAGGGTAGATTTGTCGCTGCTTGCGGGTACTCTACAGGAGTAGACTTAGCAATAGGTACTATAACAAATGACGTGGTTGGGTCTAGTAGTGCATATGGTGTGATAAGAACAACCAACTCGTACTCTGTACGTAGTATGAAGTTTGACGCGTACGTCCCAAATATAGTATATGTTGGGTGCACCTACAGTACGTATGCATACCTTATGAAGGTAACTCTTACTGGTACAACGGCTGTTGCATCAGCAGTTCTGGATTCATCATCTAATAACGGGTTTTCTTTGCCGATATTTCCAAAGTCTATGAGTGCAGATGCCGTAATGGTAGTTGCTCCATATAGGGATACATCCCTAAACATAACCTCGTTTAGCACTAGTACTTGGGCAACTGTAGTTGATAGAACACTAACAGGGTATTGTAAAGACACAGGGTTTGATATAGATAAAGACAAGAAGTACTTCATAATAGTGTATTCGGATGGTACTACACCATTTTATACCAAAGCTATTGTTGGAGAGATACTTCGAGATGCGTTTACTTTATACCCAGCAATCACGCTTAAAAGTGTAGCCTCACTGGTTGAGATTGTTGTGGCATTTGACTCTGATGTAGCAAATAGGTTCTCATTATACTATGGAGTGTCTGCAAGTGGAGACAGTGACGTGCCTAGAACTCTGGAGGTATTTGATATAATATCACCTACTGAAATAGTATCAGTATCTACTGCTAAACTTAATAATGCTGCAAAGACATTTATGTGTGCTAGTCCAATAAAATCTGGAGAAGTAGCAGTAATGCACCAAACATCTAAGATGGAGATTGGTCATATAACAACAGATACCACTAACTTAGATGAATCTTCTATAGTAGGAGTCTTGACTAGTAGCGGAGTGGCTAATGATGTTAGACCGGTGCAACTACTAGGTGGTGTTTACTCTGGATATTCAGGACTGTCACCAGGGTACGACTATTACGTATATGCAGATGGAACAACTGGAGTAGTACCGTTAAACGGTGTATTAATAGGTAAAGCAATATCAACAACATCAATAAAACTAAAGGGGGCATAATATGAAAACAATAGTGACAACAGACTATGGGATTTCAAAGTATCTACTAGAAGATGAAGTAGAGGTAGTATTCAACGAGAGAAATAGCATTATAAATGGAGAGATAGTGTGCGATATAACATCATCAAACGCATTACTGTTTGACAATGTTGAGGCACCTATAGATTGGGCAGGTGGAAAGTACGTCTATAATGACGGAGTGTGGAAGCCATACAATGGCACTGGTGGGGCAGACCTAGAAGAAGTGAAAGAGTTCTTTAGAGCAGATCTGGAGGCACTAAGCAACGAAATACTACTATTAGTAATGCGGTGCCAGTTATTACTATCTCCTCTTCCTGATGAGTTAGTAGCTATATTACCAATGGTAAAGGTAATGTACACAACTGGAAAAGCTGAAATAGAGGCTCTTACAGTAGATAATTATAACAATTATATATTACGAGGGCCACAGGTCTCTCAGTTAATGGGCGCTTTAAAATCATTCTTATGATCAAGATTCAAAAGGGAGATATCATTCTGGTACATTCAACAAGCTTTCTAGCAAGGGGTATTCAGTTATTCATGAATATTACCAGATGGACACAAGGTAAGTTTAAGCCATTCTACGACACCAATATTACTAATCATGTTGGTATGGGATATGGTGGTAATATCATAATTGAGGCTGTAAAAGATGGTGTAGTGCCGGCAGAGATAAATAGAGCTTACATGGGCAACACTGGAACGGTAATTACTGTTTATAGATACCCATGGGAAGACATTCAGTTAGATAGTATGGATGACACATTCGCTAAACTAAAGGGTAAGCCATACCAGTTCACTAATTTCCTATCGTATATAGTGAATATATTCACATTTGGTATTGTATGGTTGGATCATGGAAAATCAGTTACCGACAAAGAATACTGTTCGGAAGTTGCCGGTACTGCGATATATCGTGCTACAGACGCTGAAATATCATGTAGGATGATAGACATTCTCACACATGATAACTTCAAGAAATACTGGAGAACCTCTCCTTATAAAGTAGAGACTTGGTGCAAAAAATATTGTACGCTGGTAGCTACTCATACAATTTAATAAACTATAATACAAAAAACTAACAAATTACAATATGAGCAGTACATCTTTAGTAGGGACCGGTGGAGTATCTACCTCACTACAGCTATCAATGATAGGATCAGTCACCAATCTAGGTGCAGCAAACTTTAAATTAGAGGATAGTCATCCATTCGTTATTTGTAACGATACAGATACTGCTATCATATTAGAAGTAATACCTGCAGCGTCAAAGACTGGTGCGTTTGTAACTAAGAGATTTCAGCCCGGAGATAATGCGTATCTGGTAAAAGAGATCAAGTTAACCGCATTAGAAAATACACTGATATGGGGTTACTAATAGGAAATGGAATCTTTAATGGGGTTCGACAAGGGTCAAATACGAGCATCACGCCCGCGACATTAAATGCTGTTTTTTGGATAAAAAACTTTGATAATATCGTAGGTGGTTATTTCGTTGATAGTTCAGTAAATGGGAAACAAATTGCAGCAGCAACGACTAACTCAGCGAACGACAGTTTGATTTTGCCTGCCTCTGATTCAGTTGTTATTGCTGCCGTAACCGCATCAGGTGCTTATTCAACTTTCTATACCACAGATTCGACCCCTAAAACGGTATTGATTAAAAATCTGATTCCGAATTGCAGAAACGTAATGTTTTACAATTTTTCTGCAATGAGCAATTTTTGCCTATTCCCTGCAAGAATTACAGGTAATGATCTGATTAGTATTTCGAATTACATCTATGATCAGAACAATACAGATGTTAATTACCCTGATGCGATCAGAATAAACAGCCTTCAAAATTCAATGCTAAGTCCTTATCTAACGATTGTTTCTGGCGGGACATTAGTTTCATCAAATGCTGAATTTATAACAGACGTACCTAGTAGCAGTCTATCATATTACCGTATTTCAGCAAATAAAACTAGCACTCCTTTAAAGCTATCAACTAGATTTCGAAAATCAACATTATTAGGGCCTGCTGGGGCATCTTATACGCTTGGTGTCAGCATTCGACAGACTGTTGGAACCGCGCTTACGCCAACTATTTTTATAATAAAATACAATTCGGAAGGCTCTTATTTGGGGATAATTGAAACATCGATCAAGACTGTGTTAAGCACAGTTTTTCGTGATTTCACTGTTTCATTTTCGCTCCCATCTGACGCATTTTATTATGCTGTCGTGCTTGATTTTAATAGTGCAGTAAATGAAGCGGTTACTTTAGATGTTTCAAATATGTTTATCGTTGATTCTAGCTTATATACATCTGGAAATAAATTTATTAGTTATAATGATGTTTGCACTATCAACTCAGCATTCTATTCGAAAAAACTGGCTGCTTTAGGCGATTCAATTACAATTTCTGGCGGAACAACTGACGAATTTCCACTGAATTTGATCAAGACTTTAGGAATTAATTTTTACAACTATAAAAACTATGGCGTTACCGGATATTTTTTAACAGGTAACGAATCAGCCAATTCTTTAAATAAAGAAGTAAACACGATGATCGCAGCAGGTTTTATACCTGATATTATCTTGATTGCTTTAGGAACCAATGACGCGGCAAATGCGAGGGTAGTTGGTGATTTCGACACAACCTTAGCTACTACTCCTTCAGCTTGCAATAGAGATGAAATATATGGGGCTGTTCGCTATAATGTAGATCGGATTAGAAGCAATTTTCCAAGCGTAAAAATTATTTACTTATTGCCTTGTCAGCGAAATGATTCTGCAAACGAAGCTATCTCAGGAACATACACCCCTGCAATTAAGAGGATATGTGATGCAATGATTGTCCCTTATATTGATTTATTCAATTGCGGAATCACAAAGGCGAATCAGGCAAATTATCTGACCGACGGATTACACCCTAATAGCGATGGACGGTGGAGAATTGGGATGTATGTAGCCGATCAGATGATTAAGCGAATGTTGTGACATGGGACTATTTGAAACAAAAACATGATAAATAAGATAATGATAATATGAGAACAGCACTAAAATTAGTACACAATGCTAATCACAAGCGTGATTATATAAATAAATTGATTCAGAACGAACCTAAGACAGGAGTATTGTTTTCTGAGTTTGTAAAGGACACTATAGATAGAAAAGCAAAGAGGATGGGTGAGAGTTACAAGAAGAATTATACTACTCTCATCCACCACCTAACTAATTTCTCAGCCCAGTATGACGCAGTTGTTTATACCAATAGTGTAAATGAGGAATTCTTAGATGATTTTATAGTGTACTTAGAAGAGCAAAATCTACGTCAGTCCTACATAGGTACACTTATATCATTAGTAAAATCTATGGCTAGTAAGGCAGCAAAATATGGATATGCTGTAGACAGATCATTTGATGATGTAAAAGTAGATCCAGAAGAACCATTTTCTGTATACCTATCGTCAAATGAGATTACTAGAATCTATTACTATATAGGTCTTACAAAGAAGCAAGAACGTATTCGTGACCTATTTATTGTTGGATGTCTTACTGCTTTACGATATTCCGATTACTCTACACTAACTAAAGATAATTTTGGCAAACAGTTTATTACTAAAATAACCAAGAAGACAAATAAAAAGGTTATAGTACCAATTCATGATTATGTAAGAGAGATCTACGAAAAGTATAACGGAGACCTATCGTTTGGTATTTCCATCCAACACTTTAACAGGTATCTTAAGAAAATATGCAAACGTATAGGGTTTGATTCTGATATTACCATAAACTACATTCGTGGAGGAACTCTGATTACAGAGTCAAAGAAGAAATGGGAATTAATATCATCACACACGGCTAGACGTAGTGCTGCAACTAATATGTACCAAACAGGTAGAATGAAGACATACGAGATAATGTCCTTAACTGGACATACTACAGAGAAGAGTTTCTTCAGATACATTAGAACGTCAGATAGCGATATAGTAAACAATATATCTGGTGATAATTATTTTAAGAAGTAAGCTACACATACATTAAATATTATTACTATAATATCAACAGTAATAAATCAATACGAAAATATAAACACAATGGAACAAGTAACACGACAAGAGGTAATGTTTCTTCACGAAGCAATGAATTCACTTCCTACTGATATTAAGGACTTTGAATATCATTTATGTCTAATTGAAAACACTGACCGTCTTACGTCAGCAGTAAACAAGATCAGGGAAGCCCTTAAAGCTGCTGCAGATCCAGCATTCCTAGAGCAGTCAGTTGAATTAAGTAAACGTGCATCTGAGATCGCTAAAGAGAAAGAGATTGTTGATTGGTACGAAGCTATGTCTGAAGCAACTGCAGAGTTGTCTGAAGAAGACCGTACTGCTTACTTAGAATTGCAAAAAATTCAAGCTGGGATAGAGACAAAGTTTTTAGCTGAACCGTCTGATATTGAACTATACAAAATAGATAAAAGCAAACTACCGGCCCAATTGCCCTTAGATTTACGTCAAACATTGATTATAAGGTATTTCCTTAAGTAATTCGCCCGGAATATAGTTGTACTATCTAATAGTCATAAGGTTAAGGTAAAAGTTAAAAGCATATCTAATTATGGACAAAATACTTGAAATGATAAAAGATAGATCAACATTATTTTCGTGGGTAACAGGTAGTGGGGTAGGTGGAGCAAGCGGGTTTTTCCCACCAGAATATATTGGTAATGTAAAAGTCTATACTATGTCTATCATGTCTGGGGCCACGATGTCTCATTTGGTAGATCTCTTATGGGTTGTAGTTACTACGTTTGTAGCCACAACAGTATCGTTTTTCATTACGAGAGCTTGGAAAAAAATAGTAGAAAGAAAAACTACACGCAGAACCACTAAATTAAAGTAATCATAACTAAATAAATATTACTATAATATAAGCAAGAATATGGCAGATTCAAACAGTTGGGACGATTGGAATGACCTAGAACCAACAAATACAGTTGATACCGCTAAACTCGGAGAAGATGGTGAGCCTATCGATGATAGACAACCACTTGATGATGACGATATCCCCTTTGCTGAACGGCAAACATTAAACCCTCTAGATGAGGACGATGACGACGCCGGAGAACCAGCAGACCCAAAAGATACTGATACTGATACAAACGTAGATATTAGTGGTATAGAACTATACTTATCTCAATTTGATATTGAGGGCGGTATGATAGCATTTGAAGATAATACTTCGGTACACTTCAATGATCTAACACCAGAGAAACAAGCAGAAGTACTGCAGCAGTTACATAATACTAGCGCATCTACAATCGAAGAGACATACGGTCTTGACGATAACGAAATTGGGATGATTAATTATCTTAGAGCAAATAACTTATCTGTCAATGACATGATTGAGAATATGGCTACAGAGAGAGTTAATACAATTCTAGCAAGACAGGAGAGCGCATCCGTAGACTATGACGCACTGACAGAAGACGCTGTATACCTTAAATTCTTAAGTAAGAGTAACCCGGAAGCAACTACAGAACAATTGGAGGATGATTTACGAATTGCTAAGTCAGGAAGTACATTCTCAAAAGTAACAGCTTCATTGCGGGAGCAATTTAAATCCGAACAGGTAGCAGAATTACGTGCTGCCAATGATATGGAAAAAAGAGCTCAGTTAGATGAACTAGAAGACCAGCGTAGGTTAGTAGTTGATACTGTAAAAAGTATTACAGACGTTGCAGGTGTGGCAGTTAATGATGATGTCAAAAACAGTATTCTGGATAGAGTGCTGGAAGTTAATGATGATGGAGATTCCGTATTCATGGAAGAGGTTTTTTCAGACCCAACAAAGTTATTTCAAGCAGCATTTTGGTATTACTATGGTGAAGACCTAGCTAAACAAAGAGACGAGTACTGGAAGAAAGAGAAATCAATGGCATACAAAAGGGGTCGACAAGACGCACTTGGTACCAGTGGTTCCACAGAAAGAAAGTCATTCGTAGCTTCGCAGGCCCAGACCCAACCAGGTAGTAGAAGAGGTACTGTGGGTTCAGATGACAGTGAAGAATGGGGGGACATACATAACTAATAAATCAATACTAACAAATGAAAGTAGTAGATAGAAAAACGGTCATCCATAATATGGGCGACACTCGCACAGTGCAGCATTTCAATACGTTGCTGGGCGACAAACCACACAAACTTGGATTAGTTGCAACTCTGTATCCAGACTTAGCAATCACAATCCTTACAGACGCTTTGCGTAACGTTTACTTTAACCCTAAAGGATCTAGCTCGGATTTCACTCCGATCAATGCTATGGCAGTACAGTGGGATATCGATGTGAATTATATCCATAAAGTATACGTGGTAGAAGATGTAACTGCAGCTCAGCCTGGTCTGAACAAAGTTCCTTTTACAGTTGTTTTGGAACAGAAGTATTACGACAAGAATGACACATTCACTCTTGAAAATAAGCAACAGCTTATGGTAATTGCTCCTCCAGTACAGCTTAGCGCTAAACGTTGGCAGCACACAGTTATCCTAGTTGGAAACGACCATAGTAAATATGTGGATCCTCGCTTCCTGAAACGTAATCGTTCTACACGTTATCGTTCTAACTACCATCCTGAATTGTCAGAGAGAGGCTACACTAAGTACCTGTCTAACACTGAAACTCACAGAAACTTTATGTCTCGTCATAGATCTTCTGAAAGTGTATCAGCTGACTACAAAATCAGGGAAAAAGTTTACTTGGAACTAGCCAAGAAAGATAAAGTAGAGTACTACAAAATGCATCGTCATGAAAAAGATTGTTTGGACACTTTCATGATGGCTAAAAATAACTCTAGTATTTTCTCAGAAACCAACTACGACGTTAACGGTAAATGTCTTGACCAAGACGAACAGGGCCGCGACGTACCAATGGGAGACGGAGTAATTCCACAGATCGAACGTTACTGTGATAAATTCTTGTATAGTCAATTGACATCTGAAGTTCTTGATGATGTTATGGCTTCGATGGTTGAGAAATCAGACCGTCCTACAGGTAATATCTACGTCGTTATGTGTAACGAACGTCTTTACAATCAGTTCGGTAAAATTGGTAAGAGTGATTACCGCTTCAACGCGCCTAATGATGCTTCTTACTTATATTCAAAAGAAAAAGGTGGTAAAGTAAAAGCAGGTGCTGAATTCGATAGTTACACCTTCCAGGGTAACACAATCACTTTCATCCCTGACCGTGCTTTGTCTCAGGAATACGATCTCTTCGGATATGGTATCTTCCTTGACACAACAGCCGACCTTAAAACCGGAAGACCAAACATCGCCTCATTTACTGTAGAAGGCAGTGAGTTTATTGAAGGTTATGTTAATGGTATGGGTGGACAAGATGGTAAAACATCTGGTACCGTATCTACCGGTGTACACGGATCTGAATATCATATCTTAGGATATAGTTGTGCAGTCGTTTTTGTACCTTATAAATCATTTATTCTTAAAGAAAATATTGAATTAATCTAGTACTAAATGAATACAAATCCCGGGGCTGATGTAGCTCCGGGGTTTAATTTATAACAATACGAAGAAATGGCACCAGCTAATAAAGGATTGATCAAGACCATAGCTCAGTTAGAGAATGGCACTCCAGCGGATAAAATTATCAAGCTGAAATCAGTATACAAAACAGGTAAGTATACAGTACAACCTGTGAAAGACAGGATAACCGGTTGGTATAAAGGTGTACCACGACTATCCGATGAAGAAAAAAAGAAATTAATATATTGGGCAGAACCTACTAGTAAGTTTGTTCTACAGGACGGTGTTACATTCGACCTTACTGATGAAGCTCAACGTATCACATGGGAATGGGTTAAGCATTGTGCTTGTATCGCCATGTCAGAAGAAGAATGTCAGTTCACGCCAGGTGCGGAGTTCTATGTTTACATGGAAAACAAACAGGCTGAAATTAATGTATCTAAGTACGAACGCAGGACTAAAGCATCTAACTATGTGTTAGAAGACAACAGCGCTTACTACCCAATGCGTGCAGAATTACTTGGAGTAAATATGGACGGAGAAAGTCCTATGATCATAAAAGAATACCTGATGGAACAGGCGTTCACTAATACCGACAAGGTGTTAGCTATTTATGAAAGTAAAGATATCTCTCTACGTCTTTTGATCTTGAAAGCAAAGAAAGCTAACATCATAACAACTGACGCTACAGGAATGTTTAGATATGGAAATACCGTAATGGGTATGACTGAAACATCGTGCGTTGCATGGATGCAAGACCCTGGAAATAAACACCTTGTAGAGCAATTGGAGCAAGAGGTTTCACCAGAGTACTTCCAGAAAGCGGACACTACTACAGCGTCTAAATAACAGACATCAACTATGACAGTAAGAGAAATATACGAAGCAGTACTTGTTGAAATTAACAAAGTTAATGCCGCAACCTTCACAATCGAAGAGTTCAACTATATGCTTAATAAAGCTATTTTAGCATTTACTAATGAGAAGTATAACTTCTTTGCTGTTAATCAACAACTTTCTGACGACCTCAGAGTGTTGCTAACTAATGCTAAATTTAACTATAATAAGAATGCCGACGGGTCTCCGCGTACAGATGCTACATACAATCCTATTAGAGGTAAAGTATATGCATCTACGGATCCCGGAGTTAACTTTACAGTAAGTTCTATTGCTGACTTTGAAGTAGGTTCGAATATTAGATTCACAGAGACTGGAGTTACCAGTACAGTTGCTACAATAAATTCATCTAGTTACCCTTATGCAACTACCGTGACCGGTGGTAGTTCCGATGCTAAAGCAGGACGCTCTATTTACTTAGAGACTCCTAACGTTGGAATGGTTACCGATTATGCCATAGGTGTTGGTGCTAATGAAGTTGAAACAGCTGACGGGATTCTTAATATAGAATTACCTTCATCAGATTACCTTCACATTTTATCGTGTCGTGTGTTCTGGAAAGGAGCTAAACCTAATGGACAGAAAGCTTACTTAGTGTATGGTGGTAAAAGGATGACGTTTGATATTCAGAATGTTATACAGAACAACGTATACATGAGACCAAACTTCAATCGTCCTTATTATAGAGTACACGATAACACAATGAATGCTGGTATCGAAAAGATCACAGATCTAGCAGAATACAAAGCATATCAGAACAAACCAAAAATTGAAGTTCACGTAGGTAAATCTAATTCCATAGTTACTCTCGATAAGATCGTAATAGATTACATCAAGATACCGGAAGTAGCAATACTAAACGACATCGATATTTTTACAGCAGGAGCAGATACATCTCAGGTTCTGGAGTTTCCAGATTACCTCAAAAACGAAATAGTGCGTAGAGTAACTGATTACATGCTAGAAAATATGGGTAGTCCACGTGCTGGATCTCATCCACAATTTAATCAAGAAATACCAGCAGTACCGTTAGAATTATCTTCAGCGATGCAGCAAAATAGAGGACGTCAATCCTCACAAGACAACCAAAATAATCAATAACAATTAATTTTTTCTTATGTTTACACTTGGGAATAAAGAGGCAATTGTGAACTCTTCGAGTTACTATCCTTTTACAGAGTCAGACGGTACAGCATTTGCTGTTGCTAATGATGCTATCAACATTAAAGGATTTGGTACTTTCAAAAAGGGTCAGATCGTATCTGCTAATGGACAAAGATTCGTAGCAGGCGAAAAAGCAGTATTACGTATCGAAATGCCATCGGCAACTACTATCGGTCTTTCGGCTGGTGAATTAGGCGTTGGAGTAGTATTTCACGTAAGGGTATTAACTAGTAGAACGGCTTCTGAATGGGCAACAGACTTCATCAGACGCGGTCGTCCTATGATCTTCGAATTGGTGTTAGACGCTACAGATACAGCCGCTCAGGTTGCTGCAAAAGTTACTTCAGCTTTCACTAATTATAATCTTAAATTCGGTAACGCTAAATTACCTTTCACTGCAGCTACTACAACTGTAGATGGTAAAACCGTAGTTACTCTTACTTCATTGTACGATGATTTGTCATTCTCTACAACTTCTCCTGAATTTGTACAAAGACATGAAATCTTCGGTTACAAACCGTCTGCAACTAGCCTTGCTGCTCTGGTAGCTGTTCCCGCAGTTACTTTAGCTAATGCAACTACTATCGTTACTGATACTACTGCTGGGCTTAAAGTTGGTGATGTTATTCAACTGTACGATAAATCCGCTACAGCAGTACTTCCAGCAGAAGCAAAAGTTGTTAGTTTCACTGCAACTGATATTGTCATAGAGACAGCTCTAGGTACAGCAATTGCAATTGACGACACCTTAATGGTGAAACGTCTTGGTAAAGAGCCTGGAACCAGTGGAAAATACCTTGAAGAAAACGTTGCAATGTCTACGGAGTATAATGATGGTGCATATGTAATCGGCGCCGGTGAGAGACCTGATGTAAACGCTGTTTACACTGCTATCACTTGGACAATGAAAACCGACCCTACCGTTGGTCAGGGTGGTACATGGGCTCCTCATGCTAACCTTAGCACAGTTGCTGCTGGTGCACAGACACCTGTTAGAAATCAAACTTTCACTCTGTACTTTAAAGAAGGTACCTCCCTACTTGATGTAGGTGGAGTAGTGGATTTGTTTGTGGACTGGCTTGTCGATGGCGCTCCTTCAATCACGAACTTCTTCAATGCTGACTTAAGCAATCCTGCTAACGGTGCAGCTTTCGTAGCGTAATCTAGACGTAAATAATTCTTAATAAGAAGGTGATGGGCCATGCGCCTGTCACCTTTTTTAATTTCCAACAACATGACATTAGAACAGATGGCATCAGCCATAAGAGATCATATTGGTCCCGGATTAAAGGAAGTTGATGACTTCTCTTATTCTATAGAGCAGTTGAAAGATGAGATTGCTTTGATGCGAAACTCCATCATACTAGAACAGTCTAAGAGCGGGACACTTAACTTAGAGCATTTTGCTCAATCCAAAGATAACATTGATATCGATCTTCGTACATTCCCGCTTAAGAGCGAGCATCCATCGAAGAGAGTACCACATATTAAGATTCCTAGGCCTGTAATGACCACAGACAATTCTGCTATAATCTACTTAGGACCTGCTGATCTGTCTATGGACTTTGTTAAATACTACGATGCATCATTTAATAACCACAAGTATAGTAGAGTTATCGGAAATAGGCCATACTGCTACATAGACCTGGCCGGTGATGGTGATGGTAACGTAGATGTGTACATATTTGGAATCGAGAGTTCTATGCTTAGTAAGATGGCTGTACGTGAAATAGCTGATAACCCTACTAAAGTATTAGAATCTGATGGATACCTTGGGGATGATGAAGAGTTTCCAGCACCTGGGGCCATTCAAGATATGATTATCGATAGATTATCAAAGAGGTACATTCTTTACTACAAAGATCGTAATCAACCAAACGAAGCTAACACTAATACTGATAAATACTAATGGAATTAGCAGCTAAGAAAAACCACTTACCATTCCTGACCGCTAAAGCTAGACTTAAGAGCCGGTATGGAATATCGATGCCAGACGACGAATTCATCGAGAAGGCCTACTATATATGGAGGGAGATAGGTAATATTGCTACAGACCTCAGACCTTTCTCGGTAGCTGTACCACAGGATTTAGTGATATACTTACCAAAAGACTGTGAGTTTGTTAAACGCGTTACTACAGGATCTATGACAGATTCTAATGGTAATTCTGGTACAATCGGATTTAACAGTGCCGGCAGAGAGATGGAGACAAGACCTACTACAGGCATGTTATCCAGTGCACTAGAGTCCAGACAGACAAGTCTTCATGCTGAAGGTGAGTCTCTGAATTACATTCTAGGGGATGGTTGTATACAACTTACTTCTGCTGATCTATTTGGTCGCGTAGTTAACGTTCTATACGAAGCAATAAGTGTTGATGCAGATGGGTTACCACTACTAAATGATAAAGAAGTAGAGGCTATCTCTGTTAATCTAGCAGTACAACAAGCTGAAATAGATATGTTTAGACGTATTCAAGGATCTGACAAACTTGTAGCGATGCTACGACCAGAAGCTGCTAGGCTAATGGCTGCTGCTAAGTCTCCAGAAAAAATATCGGATGAAGCAATAGATAGGATACTAGACATCAAGACATCTTGGGATCGAAAGACCTATGGTAATAGATTTAACTTTGGCGTGTAATGATATACAAACTGGACGCTAACGGTAATAAGACAGTTGTTGGGCAATATTGTAGAAAAGGTGTTCCAAATCTAACTACAATATTCCCTGACGACCCGGAGAACACTAAGAAGTATCTGAGGAAGAAGCGCGGTGCTAGACCTGGTAAGCTACAGAAGATGTACAATACCCATGATAACGCTAGTCTTATTCGAAAGATATTTGCTACATTTCTACTAAAGGTCTTGGATAGGGTAGCAGATGGAAATCTGTTTGTTTTTCCTGGAGTAAGTGGTAGTTATTTTGCTCTAAAACCGATGACACCACAAGCAACTGCTATTGCTAAGAAAGCGGGCAAATTAGACGGTTATGACTTAATAGCAGCAAACTATAAGGTACCTAGATTCGTGCTTGATTTCGGCCCAAAAAGCCGCAAAAAAGACATAATAATATACACAGGTAAGACACTAAAGAATAAAGCGGCTGAGAATGCTCAGTCTGGTAAAATACCATGGACAATTATAAATAAACAAGTATGATAATAGGTTTCGAAGATTTATTAGATGAGATGTATGAGGAGTTTCCGGATATTAGTGAGAAGTCCATTCGAAAGATATGTAAAGACGGACTCATAAAATCCAAAACCATTGTACGATCTGGTAGAGAACTAATTATCAAATGTCCGAAAATGATAGAGATAAAGTTCTACATACCAAGCACGCAAGAAAATCAATTCGCTAGAACTAAGATTAACGAATACAAAGATAAACGTAAAAAAGATGGCAACACTCCCTCAGAAAATTAATGCTTCTAATAGCTTCGAGGCTGGTATGATCACTGATGTTCACCCACTGAGAGCTGATAACAAGTCACTTACATACGCAAAGAATATAGAGTTTGTTGCCGCCGCTTCTGGTAGTCAGTTAATACTACAGAAGCGAGATGGTAACCAATTCGTCACACACATATCTCCCGGGTTCAAACCAGTAGCAGTATCAGAACTAGACAACGTTCTATACATTATTAGTTTCAATTCCACAACAAGCGTTGGTGAGATTGGTACATTCCCAAGTCCGGTATACGCCGGCAGTACATCGGGTATTGTTAACATGGAGAATACTTACAAACCATTGAATAACTACCACGATGGTTCTGGGAACTATGAGGATGCAAACTACTTCAGTCCATTCACTACTTCTAACTTGTATTTTGCTGATGGAGACTTTGTGGATGTGAAACTATCGAAGTCATATGACTCATCTGTGAATATCATACTCACAGATAGTACAAACCCAATACGACTTATAAACACACGATTCGCTGTGTTAGCTGGTAGTAAGAAAGCTGAGCTTATCAAACACAGAACCGGTAACGGTACCAACTCGTACAGTGACTTCTATTTCTCACAGACCGAATTAATACCAACTTCTGTTAGTATTCCTAAAGTAACATTCAATGGGCTAGTAGACGGAGGAAGTCTTCCTGCCGGCGGGTATCGGTACTTCTTTAAGTACATCAAGGATGATGGGGCGCAGACTGATACTATAGAAGAATCTAGGTTAGTGACTGTACATCAAGGAAATACTGATGTCACTAGCTATGGTATGGACGGAACCCAGAAAACTAGTAGATCTGTTAAGTTCACATTAGAGAACCTGGACAGCTCATACTACGGTATTAAGGTATACTTTACTGTTGCTAGTGGTGATGCCGACTTTGTTACCACAGCTTTCTCTATCGAGAACACTTACAAGATAATAGATGGTAAATGCATCATTGTACATACAGGGTATGAACAAGTGTCAAACTTCAACAAAGATGAGATTGGTCTTAAGTATTCTTCTATCAGTAAGGGGAAAACTATCGCGATATCAAATGATAGACTGATAGTAGCAAACTCCGAAGAGTCATACACCACAGATACCATTCTTGAATCATTAGCAAAAACATTAGAGATATCAGAGGGTGTCTTTGATATCTATCATGATAATACAGGTAGTGCAGGTGGATTGACTCCAGATAAATCTGGAAAGAACTACTCAAATACCGACTTCACATACAACAATCTAGGCTTCTGGAAGGGAGAGACATACGAACTGGGAGTTGTTTTCATTACTGATAATGGCCTGTCCCCAGTGTATACTATGAAAGGTATGGACCGGTTAGCAGATACGTTCGGCGATATTCTAACTGCATACCCACCACTCCCATTAAATGGGGATATATTTGGTACTTCAGGTGTAAATACTAAGGGTGTATACAGGACAGCTGCTAACGGAGATCTATGGTCCATTACTGATTCTGATATCATATTTAAGGGTACAAAACTGCTAGTTGATGTGCAAGGATTACTTACAGTAGTTCCATATGAACAAGCGATTCCAGGATATCTATCAAGTAATGAAGCTACTATAGGTGTTGTAATCAACCCATGGAGAGTATTCTATAACACATCAACAAACGAATACTCGATCCGAGGATCAGTTACAACAGCGTTTGGAAGCTTAGCATCATGTATAGACATTACAGCCAGTGGTATTCCAGCACCTAAGATCAATCTTAGATTTGGTTCTATCGAAATAACAACAGACGGGCTGGTCTTTGATTATGGTACTAAGTCTGGTACCAATCTAACATCATTATATGGGCCTGCTGTGGATGCTAAATCAGCATCTAAAGGATTCTTCTTTGTTAGACGGGCTCGTGTTAAAGATAAAATACTAGAAGGATTAGTAATTCCAACCGCAGCTTATCCTACAGAGAGTAGGGGTATAGATGGTGATTCCTCTTGTACTGTGGAATTTGGATTTCCTAGTAACTGGACCGGTTGTGGTGTTAATTCAATTAAGAAGGATAACGTAGTATTAGCTCCAGCACCAAGTCTATGTGCGCCGTTTGGTACAGCGTCGTTACCTAAACCAACTGATGATACCATCCTAACCAATCTACTTGATACTAATGGACTTCCAGTAGAAGTAACTACCACAGTATTAGTGGATCCGACTCTACCAAAGTATGTTGGAGTTCTGGTACCAAAAGTAGTAGTTCCAATGACCTATGTTACCACTAAGATAACTAATCTATTATTTGAAGGAGTGGGAGTTCAGCCGGCATATACAGCAACAGGAGTTCCTATTGACTCTGCCGACATTGATGTAGACAATAAAACTGTATCCGTACCGCTTTCATATTTCTTATCTACAGTAGATAAGATTGTTAGGGGCACAAGGGTACTATCACTTCAGAGAGTTGATGAAACATTGGGTAAAACCACATCTTCTGATATTGTAGTAAGGGCACCAATATGTGACTATAATGACCTTAAAGGTTGGGCACTATACTCTCCAGATGTTGAGTGTGGTCCAGAACTAGCTGCATCATTGATGCACGGAGATTTCAGCATATCTATCTCATTAAATGGTATCGATGGAGAAGTTCAGACGCTTACCAATCCTGATATATACAATGAGAAATTACCCTATTTTACTAAACTGCAGAGCTCATTCTCATTCGATACTACTACAAATAAATACTATTCTGGAGCAATTGATTTTATTGGAGATGGTGCTTTAGGGACTGGTAGCAAGAGCTTCACAGGACTACTGGATAGAGTAATGTATGCGTGGTATTATAGATATACCATTGGCTCTAGTGGACTTACTAGAGATAGACAAAAGACTGCTATTAATGGTATCGACAATATCATGAATAATCACGACAATGCTTTCAGAGGCGAGGTATTCTTACCCGGAGTAGACGGAGGATTAGTAGCTAAAGGGTACTGGGATAACCTTGGAAGTAATCTTGGTGTCTGTGTAAAATTTGGTAGGTATCTAGGAATGAAAATAGAATCCTATGGGGCAACAGATTTACCACTAAAATCTTTAAGCCCACGAGAAGACATTATATATGATAACCCAGTATCTTCGGAAAGTGAATATAGAAACGTGAATTACTTTTCGTCTGTAAAGGGATTCTCTACTGGGTTCATTGATACTAGTGTATTTGGTGCACATGCAGAGATTTTTAATCCAGGACAAGAAGGATACAAGACTGCAGAGTTATGGAAATCAATCTACACAGAAGATAGTGATACAGAGTACATTGCAATCAGTAGAAGATTTAAATACGAAGAGTTTGAAGGAGTGAACGCTCTAAGTCCTGTGATAGACTTGTATGGTGGAGATTGCTATCTTGGGTTAAGTTGGAAGCAAGTATGGTACCCATTGGGTATCAAAGAGGCCCCACAGGCAACTGACCTTGCAGCTTTCTCAGAAGGTAGACGTAACCTTGGAATGCTTAATTATGGGTACGTAATACCTATTCCAGCTCAGTCCAACTATAACTTCAATATCAGAAGTAAGGATAGAACAGTAGCCGGAGAGTTTGCAGCATTTGGTAGAGATAGATCATTCATACCAGCTAGAACTTTATCATCAAGTAGAGGTAACAGACTATTCGATACTTCTAAGATGAATAAGGGATATATGGCACAGAACGTATCCGACAACAAGTTCTTTAAACTCAGTGACGCTGCTCCATACTATAAAGAGTTGTATCCTAATAGGGTGTATGCATCTGAGTCGTTCCATGAAACTAATTTTGTTAATGGGTTCACTATCTTTAAGGGATTAAACTATAAAGACTATAACTCAGAATTAGGCCCAATATACAGACTTATCACACTTAGTGATAAGCTATACGCAATCTTTAGAGACGGTATTGGTATAATAGGGATCAATGAACGTGCACAGGTGTCCAACGATACTGGAGGTATATTCATAGATAATGCCGATGTTCTTGCTCAGAAGGCTACCATAATCTCTACTGGATACGGAAGTGACCAACCAAGTTCTGTGGTGTCTACCAATAACTACATCTATGGTGTGGACCTGAATAGGGTTAAGATTTGGAGAACTAACGGAGGTGCACCTGAGATAATCAGCGACACAAGGGTACAAGACATACTTGGAAACATTATGGCTGACCTTTCTACAGTTGGTGCAAACTCTATTACAACAGTGTTTTCTACATTTGACCCGGCTAAGGGGGATATATCATTCACCTTTATAGCAAGAGACTCCAGTAACAACTCGGTGTATGTGGCTAGAACTCTGGTCTTTAATGAACTACAACAGTTAAACTGTTGGATATGTGAAACAGAAGATCACAGAAGTTTCTTCGCAATGGCTAACAGTAACAGGTACTCGTTTACTCCTGTACCAACTCTACGGCCAGATAGTACCGATAAAACATCTAGCATCTATACATATGATTCTAGTGTTACATACGGAGGGAACAACATTCTGTATGATGTACAGGTAGAGAGTGTTATCAGATACTCGGTGATAGATGATCCGGGATCGTACAAAGTATTCGAGAACATATGGATAGCAGGAGATAACCCACTACCAGATGAAGTAAAATACTTAGGAGATGGTAATGCGGACAATGGAGCATGGGTAAGCCAACCATTGAAACCATACACAAATATCTCTTACATGTTGATGCATAAGGTTGGAACTCAGTACATTCAGTGTACAGGAACTATGATATCAGGATCAAAAACATTAACTCTTGATGCTGCTCCTACAATGATTCCTCCAGGAAGAACTTCTGCGTTATTACCAGGGGACTATATCTCACTAGAGAATAATGGTGTTATCTACAGATTTACTATAATATCTGTGAGTGGTACTACCATAACAGTAGATAAGCCGGCAGTAGCCAACCTATCTAACTGGAACGTGGTATTTGGGTACAAGACACCAGTATGGTTAGCTGACTCAGCGATTGAGGAAGGCTACGCTAAGATCTCATGTATGAATGGTTTGGCGTTCAAAAACAAACCTAGAAGTAAATGGATGAAGTTCGAGATGACATTCAAAGGAGAAGACCAAATGTACATAGGAGCTATTGTAACTACGTATAGTAAAAGCTTTTCTTAATAAATTTTTACTATAATCATGTATTATGAATACTGTTTATATATTTAGATACCCCACATCTGATCAAGGGACGGGAGGCATGCTCTTCTGTCCCGAGACAGGATTTATGTGTAAGACAATGGAGCTACCATGGCGCGAGAACAGGTCCTCTATATCATGTATACCTCCGGGTGAATATGATGTTGCTAGGTTCGATTCTAAGAAGTTTGGTAGGACTTTTGTTGTACAAGGAGTTCCTGGAAGATCAGCTATATTGTTTCACTCGGGTATATGGGCTGGAGATAAAGCTAAAGGATTTAAGACACACTCGGCAGGTTGTATTCTACTAGGAGCAACTCATGGCCAGTTTGGTGGACAATTTGCTATTTTGAATAGCAGAATAACAGCAACGAAGTTCAAAGAGAACATGGCGTACAAACCATTTAAACTCATAATTGTATGATACTAACTAGTGGAGTAGCAGGATTGGTTACCGGATTTGTAGGTAATATATTCACTGCATGGAACACTCGTAAAACAAAAGAGATGGATAATAAGTTTGAGTTAGCAAGAATTGCTGCTGAAACTGAATCGATGATTAAAGAGGCTGAAGCTAATATTCGTGTAACTGAATCTCAGATAGCAGGTGATATTAAACTTAGTGAGCTTGATATATTCGGTAAAAACATTATAGAAGGTAATAAGAGCGTATTCAAGGAAACCTATATGGAGAGATTATTCCAGAATAAGTTTGGAGTGTTCGTTGGTATTATCCTATCGTTCTTATTTGGAATTGCTGATTTTATTAGATCTATAACCAGGCCTGCAATCACATTAGGGTTAGTACTGCTAACCGCTTATATGGTACAGAACGGTATTGGAGCTATTAGTGATATGGTAGACTTAGTTGTCTATTTAGCAACTACAGCAGTAGTATGGTGGTTTGGTTACAGAAATGAAGCTAACTTCCAATTAAAGAAGAAATAGTATGGCTATAAAGTTAATTCCTAAACTACAAGAGGGTGGCTCGGTTAGGCAGAGAACTGCTACTAATCCGTATCAATACCTGTTCAATATGACTGGAGGTAACCCATCGCAAGGTACCGTTGATATGGGAGCTACCCTATCTACATGGAAACCACCTAATGGTACCATGGATCCTATCAAACCTATTAGTCTAGGATCATCTCAGGCTAATGTATTGACAGGACTAGGTAGTGCACCAGGAGCCAATCCATTAGTGGATGCTAAAACTCTTGCAACACCTAAAGTTGGCGCAGGAGCAGGAATGTCAGCCGGCACAGTAGGAGCTATATCGGAGGGTGTGGCTGCCTTAGGAGTTGGAGCTATTGATGCATTCTCTAAAGACCCTGGCGCTGATGAGTTCGGTAATGTAAAAGCCGAATCAAAGGGAGTATCCGGATCTAAATCAGCATTACAAGGGGCCGGCAAAGGTGCCGCTACTGGTGCATTGATTGGATCGGTGGTTCCAGGACTAGGAACAGCAGTAGGTGCTGTTGCCGGGGGTCTAATAGGTGGTATATCTGGGTTCTTCAAAGGTAAGAAAGAATCAGAAGCTGGTGGTGATGCTTATAATAAAGCACACAATGCTTCCTACAATAAGTTCTACGGTAATCAGTATGCCAATCAGTATCAGGCCATGCTTGGTAAGGATGGTATGAAAATGAAGACTGAATACTTGGTAAGTAAGTTTGAAAAGAAAGATAAGCTAGTACCACGGTTTAAGGCCGGTGGTTCTATTAACGTAATAGTTTCTGGTAAACTTCACAAGGAGAACAATAGTCTCGGTAATAAAGACAAAGGTATCCCTGTGATAGACTCAAAGGGTAGAAAGGAGTTCGAGCTTGAAAAAGAGGAATTAATTCTAAATCTAGAGGCTTCAAAGCAGGTAGAAAAGCTAGTTAATAACTATAATACAAAAAATGAGGACAGTGTGTTGGAGACATTGGGTAAATTGGTTCACCATGAGTTACTCAACAACACTAAGGATAACAGTAAGAAATTTGGACTGGAGGTGTAAATGAAGCTAAATATAGGTAACGAAACCTTCACAGTTAAAGTAGCTTCAACCGACGCATCTAGACGAAGAGGGTTATCCGGAATAAATGAAGAGTCTTTACCCGATGACAGTGGCCTGGTTCTGAAATACGAACAACCAACCAATATAATAATTACTATGAAGGGGATGAAGTTCCCACTAGACCTTATATTCATCAATGATGGTAAGGTGATAGCAATTAAGAAAGCTAGAGTGAGTTCTGCAGATATAGATATTGGTAAACCGGTTACCGCTGTACTAGAAGTAAAGCTAGGATGTAAAGGTTCAGTTTCGGTTGGTGATGAAGTAGACTGGGTAGGTGAAAAGAAAGAGGACGGGACGATAGTTATGGCTGAAGGTGGATTAACACCAGAAGGCGACTTACATGTTCTAGACGATACTGGAAAGGTTCAGATGAATGTTAAAGGTAATGAGCGTGTATTCTCTAGAATTCATACAACACAGCTATACGACCTAGTCATAGATGCCGAAACACCAGCAGATTTTAGGGCTGTAGGAAGAGCAATGGTTAGGATGATAAATAAACAGGATACTCAAGCTCCTCAACACTCTGATAATTAAACTATGGCTATCATACAGAAGGCATTAGAACCATTCGATAGATGGGAAGCAAAGCCGCTTATAGTACGATCATCAGCTGGAGCATATATTGAGAATAACAGCCCGATTGCTGATAAAGAGGAGAAGACAACTGCAGCTAAGATTACAACAGAAGCTGTTACTGCTCCCGCATCAATTCCTACCCCAACAGTTAAATGGGGACTAAAAGCTACTCCAGATACTGGTGTAGATTCTACCTATCTAGATAATACTAATAGTATTAATCTTAACTGGAACGACCCTAGACACAGAGAAAAGTTACTGAAGATTCAGAGAGGATTCGAATGGAGTGGTAAGGGGTCAGACGTATCAAAAGCCGGTGCAGTAGGACCAGCACAATTCATGCCTGCTACATGGGAGGATATGAAGTCTAAAGGATGGGTACCAAAGAATGCAAGTCGTAGAAACCCTTATTGGGCTGCACAAGCTCAAGAGAAGTACATGGATTGGATTTATACTCAACCAGGAGTAAAAGATGCTCCAACAGAAGCAGAAAGAGTTAAGCGTATGATTGCCGCGTACAATAATGGTATTGGTAATGTAGCTAACGCAGTTGCTGCATCTAAAGCTGACGGTTACCCAAATAACTGGTACAGATATTTAAGTAAAGGATCTCAGAAAGAGACAATTAACTACACACAAAATATACTAAAAAGGTTTTCAAGTGATGAATCAGGTTCATTACTAGTAACACGGAAACACGGTGGTATCTTATATAATAACAGTAACAACAAAAATCGTTAACAAGATGGCAAAAGATTGGTTAAATCAATACAATGGTGGAGTTAGAAAATTCCAAGAGGGTGGCCCTATGGCACCAGCACCGGCTCCAGGTGGAGCACCAGGCGGACAAGAAGGAGCACCTCAGGGTGGTGGAGCTGACATCGAAGCAATGCTTGCAGAATATGCTCAGACTAGAGACCCTCAGTTAGCAGTTGCTATTTGCGACATGCTCGTAGAAGCAATGATGGGAGCACAACAGGGTGGACAACCCGGAGCCCCAGCACCAGGCGCTGAAGCAGGCGCACCGCAAGGTGGAGCACCAATGGGACGCAACGGTATGAGAATGACTAGAGGTCCAGTGTTTAGAAAATAATCTAATAGCCGGGCGTTAAGTTCGGCTATTTTTCTTTTATACTATGGGAAAATTAAGACAACAAGCAGAGCAACGAGCAAGCGAACTCTTGAAGACAAGTGACGTTAAACTCAATAGAGAAGCTGGTACATACCAACTGATCAATAAAGCTACTGGTAAAACTGAAAACCTTCCTCTTAGTGGTATTGATGTTGGATCTGGATTATTTGCTAAGAACAGACGTGTTAATCGATTGATAGGTAAGTCTCTAACCAGAGATACTGAGATGAATACGGTTGGAGAGATACCAGCACAAGTACATCCATCAACACCTACTCCTAAACAACCTGAAGCAAAATCTACTACCACAGGTGATACAAAGCCTACTGTTAGTAGTCCTGTAGAACCGTGGAATTCGACTAGTGTACAGAATAGATTCTCATTAGGATCTCCTAGTACTTTAGTACCAAGAAGATTAACATTTGCTCCAGATGAACAGTTTAGAATGGGATTTAATTCTGCTCCAAAAACACAGGAGACTGAGGAACAAAGCTCTAGTACTGGACCAGTAGCTTATAGCGGAATGGGGTCAGTTAACTATGGAAAACCTACTACTAAACCATACACTGGTATGGGGTCTTTAGATTATGGGAAGGTGCCTGGGGTAACATATCCTAAAGCGTCTGCTTTGGTACCTAAGTCAAATACACAACCAAGCGGGTTTGATGCTGCAGCTCAAATTTCTACAAAAGATCTGGAAAATTATAAATCCAGCATGATTGCAGCTAGCAGAGCACACGGATACAACAAACAAGAAGAGGACAGAATAAGCGGGTTACAAATAACTTCACCTGAGGTAGTGAAAGCTATCACTAGTGGTAAGAAGACAAAAACAATAGTTGGATTGATTAGCCCTTATAGAGAACACACTACAGAAACCGAGCAGTACAATCCATACTCTCCTAGTTTCCAACCGTTAAATGCTACCAGATAATGGCACTAAATGAATACCTACCAATACCAAAACCAGATCAGTATTCTTTTCTGGATGAGGCAGCTGGACTTGTAGGTAAATCTACGAAGAAAGCAATAGGTTCCTCAACACCTGGAACCGGAACATATCTAATACCAAAATCAATAAATCCAGAACAAGCTATTAAAGGCGCTGCATTTGTTGGTACTACTCTAGGGGAACTTGGGCTAATAAATAAGATCAAGAACAGACAACAGCAACGACAAATGCTTAGTCTAAATCCTATTCAAACTAATGTTGCTCCTGTACAGGATATGCCGGCAGAAGTTCTAAATCAGAGAACAAACCAGATTGCTAGAATGAGGTCTACTTACAAAGGTAGTGACGCTGCATCTAAACTGATTTCAGATCAAATGGCTGCTGCAGGTAGAGGTCAAGCAATGGATCAATTAGCTTCTGAACGTGGACAACAGTTAATAGCTGAACGTCAACGAGTTGCTAAAGAAGTAGCAGAAAATCAGATTCGTTCTGGAGAAACTGCTAATGCAAACATTGATAGGGCCCAGTCACTGGCTGACTATAAACTAGAGTCCAGTGTAAATGCAATGGACCAGAAGAAGCGACTACTTGCAGAAGCTGGAAAAGATGTCAAAGATATCGCAGATACATCTCAGGCATACGGTTTAAATAAGTTCTTCACTAAACAGGGGAATGATACAGCAATAGCTCAGAGTGATTATGATGCAGCCAGGGAGGAATATATGAGTTTACTTAGTAAAGGAAACATATATGATCCTGCAGTAAAAGAGGCTAGAGACAGAGCCGAAGCTGCCCGTCAACGATACAATAATGTCCTACGACAGAAGACACCTGGGTACTGGACCCATCGTAACGGTGGTAAATTAATACCTCGAATTTAATATAGCCCTGCACCTCTAAGGTGTGGGGTTTTTTACTATAATCTAGTTATTGAATTTTAACAATATAAGTTACCATGATACTAAAATCAACTAGAAAATTCCAAGCTGGAGGAACAATGTCAGCAAAAACTGAGTATGTACCCATGAATTTCGAATGGGAAGATCCCAGCAGCAAGATGAAGCCACAGAAAGCTCTGGCATCTACTCCAGTATTAGAAGGCCAGTATGACAAGTACAGTAACTACAAACTGTCTGGTTTAGAGAACGATAAGCAAAGTTTATACACTGAAATCGAGTCTCTTAAAGATAAAATGAAAAGTGGCCTCTCACCTACGTATACGCGAGAAGCGTACGATAACGATGCTAAAAGGCTACAAAATCTTATGACGGTTGGAATTCCGGATCTTACACAGAAAGAAGCACGCTACAAAGAGGTAGTTTCATCTTCTACACCTGCGAGAGGGGAATTAGCTATAAATAGAGACCAAGCTTTCGTCAAAGATAGAACAACTGGTAAGTTTGATCTGGTTACAGTCGACGACCTTCTGACTAAGAAAGTCACTAAGGGTGGAACACTAATGTCAAGATATGAACCACAGACAGTTGGTACTGCCTTAGAAGCCCGCGCCGGTGACGCTGAATTTACCGGTAGACGTGGTGGTAAGGGAGAAGCTCTTGAAAACATGTTACATAGTATTCAGAGTACTAAGGATTTGACAACTCAACTGAAGGCTGCTTTCACAGGAATAGGAACCACTACTGATAAGGATACAGGTCTTACAACTATTGGAGATGCTCCAGTAGGCGAACTGTTTAACTTCTTAGCAGACAAAACAGGGGTAGTAGCAGGTACTGCCGGCGGGCAACGTGCAATAGAAAGTGAGACTAAGAAATCAAATATTGGTCAGCTGACCAATGCTTACAATATGCTTAAAGGTACCCTTCAATCTTCTGGTACTGACGAAGTACTAAAACGTAGTGCTATTGTATCATACTTGCAAGAGTATGCCGGTAAACCAGAAGCTCCAGACTACAATCAATATATCAAGAGAAAGGTAGAAGAGCAGTTGAATAACGCTATGATGTCTCATTTAACTGAGTCTTATGGTAATAGTATTCAGCTAAAAGGTAAAGCTGGAGAAGCTGGAGGGTCTACAGGAGAGGAAGTTGCTGATAAGTCAGAACTTAATCCTATTACAGCTGCGGTTGCCGGTCCACTAGTTGTAGATGAATGGACAGCATTTGATGATGTTCATGGAAAGGCTGACAAGAAATTAGCTAGATCACTACCAGTAACTTCATCAGAATTCAAGGGGATAGATCTACTGACCTTCAACGGGTACAAGAATGCCGATGCCAATAAGTACCCAAAGACGGCTCAATACAATACTGTGATGGCACAACTAGCTGCTGGTCATGATCTTGGTAATAACCTATTTCTTGGTAACGTGAGCAACACTCCGTTAAATAAACTGAGCAGTGGATCTGGATTATCTAGAGCAGTATTAGCACCAGGTACTAATCCGACTATTTACCACGATGTACCAGTTGTGGTTAAAGATGGTAAATTTGGGATTGCATGGGATGTCATGAACTCGGGAATTCATAAAACAGCAGTTGATAATGCAATTGCCAATAAGAAAACAAATCCTGCAGGAGAGAAATCTGGCCCTGTATTTGAGGCAGCTCTGCAAGCAGAATACGATAATCTAGCAAAAGTAGATGAAGATATCAGAAAGATGGGTAAGATTACAATTCGAAAAGCCATCAAGTATGATATGATAGTTCCAGATGATCCAAAGACATTCTTTGGAAGTATATCTGATGAAGCTACAGAATACAAATCAATGGTAGGTGAATCTTCGAAGGTTACTGATGCCGGTATTAAAGAATACTACAAAGGGCTTACTCAGGCTGAGGATTTAATTATCAAGATGAAAACTTCTGATGATCTATTTAAGGTTCCAGTATTCAGCATCTTATCTACAAATAAAGAGTTGGCTACACTAGCAGCAAATTATTACCCTTCGAATAAGGTATCAGCTAGTGAACTAGAAAGATTAAACAGGGAAAGTGTTGTACGAACAATATCACAATAATATGGCAGATCAATTAGAAACTCAAGATACAATGGAACCACAGGTTGCTACAGAGATGAATGCTTTTGCGACAGATGAAATAGTCCCAAGTCATCTTGATCCAATAGAACCAAAGAAGGTATCTGATACTGTCGAGTCTGAGTACAGTGCAGCAGCCCCATTAAAAATACAAGAGGATGAAAGCAATGCTAGTAAACCGACAGATAAGGCTGGGGACTTCCTCAAAAAGAGCGAAGATCCTGCATCCAAAGGGACCGCTACTGACAAACTACAAAGTGCTGATTATTACTGGAATGATCCTGAAGTTCGAAGTAAATTTGAATTAAAGTTCCCAGGTCAAGCTAAAGAGAAGTACAACGAGTACTACAAAGAACTCGAAGAGTTGTACTTCAAGAAAGTAGCAGATGAGACAGATGATCTTATAATGGGTGATACCAGTATGGGGTCTAAGTTCAGAAAAGGTATGCCCGTACAACTAGATATGGGCATCAAGAGGCAAATTGGTGGCGGAGCTTCCTTTAATGGAGAAGTTATGGGCCAACGTAAATCTGTACGTCAGGCTGATTTGGATTCAAAGAATCTGGTTACAGAGACTGGTGATGTTGTTAAAGTAGAAGACTCATGGGACGATGTAATTGGTAACCCAAAATATGCATCAAAAGATGGTAGGTTGATTACTGCTCTAGAGTATGTGCCGTACCAACCAGGAGATATTGCTGAAGGCGGTGTTAAAGCTGTCTATGAAGGAGACCGTAGTACAGGTGAGATAGTATCAATTCATGATATGAAAGGGTGGATTACATCTAATAATGACCTAACTACTCCGGGTGGATATATTATCCCAAAAGCGATAGCTAGATCAACCATCAATACCGTGTCTTCATTAGCAGGTGGATTTGTAGACTTATTAAACTCTACTGCCACATTAATGGATTCCGATGATGATAACGACTTCATCAAAGCAACCAATGACCTGACTAATAAGTTCAAGTCATACGGAATGACTACAGCTGATTATGACCAACAGAGGACTATGACAATAGCTAATGCTACCAATATGGTTGCTGATGTTGCTGCACAGTTGGTATTAGCTGGTGGTATTGGTAGAGTAGCAGGTGGATTAGCTAGACTAGCTACAGCCGAAAGTGCTTATATCAAAGCCGGCTTAACTGCAGAAGAAGCTAGAGAAAAGATTATGGCTACCATGGGTGGCGCTTCATCTTTAGCTACTATAACTGCACTATCGTTGATGGGGGCATCTGGAGTAAAAGATGAGGCTATCAAAGCCGGATTCTCTGAGGATGCTGCATCTGGGTTATTCCTAGCATATCTTCCAGCAATGGCTGCTGCTAATAAGATCTCAAACGTAATCATCAACGGAGATTCTGCCCCATTTATTAAGTCACAGATGGACAAAGTAGCTAGAGAAAGCCTAGCACTTACCACACCTGCTGCAATGGAATCAGAAGCCTCTAGATGGGCATTTGCTAAGGCAGTATCTCAGAAGACTTCTGGGTTACTTGCTACATTGAGTGAAAAGATGTCTCAGGGCGGGGTTAGTAAAGCTGCTGAAATGGGATGGGCATCTGCTGGAGAGGCAACCGAGGAAGTAGTAGAACAGTTATTTGGAGATGCTCTGAAAACTGGGGCTAATGTCATTTCAAGATTCACGACTCCCGGGGAAGAACACCCTAAGATGCTTGGGATGTATGATGCAGAGTACTGGGAACAGGCTCCTTCAAACTTACTGATGAATGCAGTAGGTGGCGCTATAGGTGGACCAATGGCTAGACTTGTGTTTAGACATGGCGGAGCCCAGTCGCTACCTTTCCAAACAGAGGATAAAGACAAGATAATGAAATTGGTACTTACCGGTGGTGAGAACCTGAAACTATATAAAGAGTCTTTAGCAAATGCTAGAGATAAGGGACATTTAGGTACTGACAAGTTCTCGTACAAACTAAATGGGGACGGGAAATTTACGCGCCTTGAAGAGTTGGATGCTAAAGAAAAAGCAAACCACCTTTCAATTGCAGAAGCCAACTACCGTCTGAAAATGATGCAAGTAAACTTCTATGAATCAGTACTTGGTGGATATAGAGGTACCTATGATAAGCTAGTAAAAGATCATCCGGATCTAGCTAAGCTTATGACCGATAGGAATTCTTCATTCCAGAATGCAGCTAATACATACTCCGAACTTGAGGAGATGTATAAGGAGGTTACTCCTGAGATGTATACTGCTGCTGAAGAAGTTAAACGTTCATGGTTTAAGGCAAAGCCGGTAACTACTGCTGCTACTGAAGCAGCTATTGCATCTGCTAAAACTACTGCAAAAACAAACGATGAACATGCAGAGATTACTACTAATGAATTAACTGAGACAGCTAATTTATTACCAGAAGATAATCTAGCTTATTCAGATCAAATCAAAGAGTACGCAAACAGAATGGGTAAGACCCCAGAGTTTGCTAAAAGACTGTTGGATAAAGAACAAGAG